CACCATACTGGTTATTGAAACCAGTGAAAACATAACCACGAGCAATATCATACTTGGAACTCAGATCATATTCCAGGTTCTTGTTCCACTGGAACACATCTGCTTCAAATGTAGCAAGTTGACCAACAGGTTCCAGACGAACGGTGGTATTGCCCTGAGTATAACCAACACCACGGTTGGTGATCTGCACAGAAATGACCTTACCCTTGTCCTCACCAAGTGTACCAATAACAGCAGTTGCCGTAGCACCAAAACCATCACCATTAATGTAAATCGTGGGTGCAGTTGTATACCCAGAACCACTATTAATAATAGCGATAGAAACGATACGACCATTGATGACGATAGGTTGTGCCAGAGCACCTTCACCAGAGTTCAGTTTCAGGGTTGGATTGGAAGTGTATCCACTGCCCTTAGAAGAAATGTTAACAGCAGAGATAGGACCACGGACTTGTGCAGTAGCAAGAGCACCAGTTCCGTTACCACCAGTAATAGAGATAGTGGGTTGTGAAGTATAACCAGTACCAGGGTTTCCTACCAGAACACGAGTTACACGACCGTTAGTAACAACTGCTTGTGCAGTAGCACCAGATCCACCACCACCAACGATAGAGATCAAAGGTTGTTCAGTGTATCCAGATCCCTCATTGGTAACATCAACACTAGACAGTGAACCATTGACGACTACCGTTGCAGCAGCACCAGTACCACCACCGCCACTAATTTCCAGGTTAGGAGGAGAACCAGCATCATAGTTCTCACCAGGGTTGGTGATGTTAATACCAGTAACAGGACCAAAGGTAACAAACTCTTGATCCTTGTAAGACCATGCAGCAACACCATTGACCCAAGAACCAATAGGAGTATTGGGTTTGATAGTAGTTCTTGTAGAAACGGTTTCTACATTTCTGGGGAATCTTAGCAGTTTACGTTGGTTGCCAGGGATCAGAGCAGAACCTTGGAAAGGACCAATCTTATAATTAGGCAGACCAGAGGCAGCAACGTAAACGTAATCGTTATTGAAGAAAGAGTTTTGAACGTTAGAAGTAAACAGAGAGATCACTTCATCAATAGTGCTCTGTGTAGACTTACCTCTGTTAAGGTCCACAGACAGCAGGATGTTACCCTGAGGTTCGATATCAGTGGGAACAGGAATCAGATAAGAGAAAGTGAACTCATCCAGACGTGCAGTAACTTCAAACGTACCATTATAAACAGCAGGGTTTGCACCATAGATGGTCACAGCATCTTCAACAAGCAGACCGTGAGGGTTAGAACAGGTAACAGTAGCAGTTCTGTTCAAACCACCTGGTTCAATGCGTTCAACCCGAATCAGTTTCTTGACGTTGTACAACCAGGATTGCAGCAACTCAGTTTCGTCAGTAGAACCAAGTGCAGCAACATTCAGTTTGTCGCCAGGCAGATAATAGGAACCTGTATCTTCCAGAATGGTAGTTCCTGCTTCTGCAATACCCAAAATGCGAAGTTTGACTTCGTTTTCCTGTCCACGGTTAGCATATACGAAAATATCGGAATGGATGATCGTACCAGGATCCCAATCCTCTACAACACCGTTTTTAGAACGAGTACACTCAATAAACTGGTTCAGAGACTTCTCTTTGTACTGAACAACCTCATTATCGTCAATAATAATCGTACCGTTCTTCTCAGGCCATCCAATAGTCGAGTCAACAGTGATAATACCTTCTGTGGTGTCCAGAGGTTCGACCAAAACTGTTTTATAAGGAATTTTGAAATCGCCACTCAGTGTTTCTTCGGAAATAGCGAGTTCGTAGATAACATCAGTACCTTCGATGATCGAAATGACGTTCTCGATCAAAACTGACGCATCTTTGATGTTCTGATCAACAGGATCAGCAATTTGGACCAACTGAGCATCTTTCAGGTCAGCAGGATTACCAGAAATCAGTTCTGCACGCAAAATGGTGTCTACAACCCAAGATGCAGCAGAAGGAGTGATCATCTCCTCCCTAGGATAGTACAAATCGACCTGTTCACCGAACAGAATCTTAAATAGGTACTGTGTAGCAGTTTTCGTACCTTTGGAGAGGTAGAAATCCTTAATGGACTTAATTACACGAATAGGATTGACCTGAGAATAGTCAATCTGGATCGTAGGCATGTATTGACGACGGAACTTGTCAAATACTTGCTTGATGATCATCGAGTCAAGGTTGTGAACCACAGATCCACTGTTATGAGTCGATTGTGCTAGTTGTTCTTCCTTAGCAAAGACTTGGTTGTGGTATTCATCGAATTCTGCAACATCAGAGACGCCACGAGCGCAACCACGCAATGAAGACGGTTCATATTCACGTCCAGAAGACAGAATAGTGAAACCAGTGATCTCACCGAAACCAACATCACAAGATGCTTGTGCAGAAAGCGGTGTAGCGATGTAAACCTTAGGTGGTTCGGTGTCAGAGTACCCAGAACCGAAGTTGACGATGTTGATATCAGTAATTTCGCCGTTAAAGATGGTAGCAACTGCCTCAGCACCAGTACCACCGATTGCTTCACCCAGAGGACCCTTACGATCGTCTACAATGTAGACAGAAGGAGCATCGGTGTAACCAGAACCACCTGTCAGCAGGTTGATGTTAGTTACATTACCGTTAGCAACGGTTACGTCGAGCACCTGTGCGCCCACAGGTTGGATGATACGTGCTCTCGGGGCAGAAGTGTACCCTCTACCTCTATTAGTGATGGTTACGCCGACAACTTGCCCATCAGGTGAGACAGTACAGGTTGCTTCTGCGTCGATACCGTCTTCGGGGGCAGGATCAATGTAGATTTCGGGAGGATTGCTGTAACCCAGACCCAAAGCAGTAACTTCAATCGAACCAGCAACCAGACGACCCTCAGAATCGATCACAGGGTCGCTGATAGCAGCACCGTTAGGGTTGATGAAGGTGATAGCAGGAATAAAGTCGTATCCAGATCCAGAGTTAGTGATCTCGATGCCAGAAACCTGACCAGTAGTATCATCAACAGTGATTTTTGCTGCTGCCTGTGATCCGTTGATCAGATCAGTAGGAGGAGTGATACTAACAACAGGAGGATTGACAGAACTGTAACCCTGACCACCGTTGATCAGTTGAGTATTCTTGATACCGTTGACCAAAGTACGACCAGCGGCAGACTCGCCTCTACCAGTCGAGGAGAAGATGGAAAGTTTTGGTGCAAAGTTAAGTTCATATCCACTACCGCCATTTTTGACGATGATCTTGTCGATCTCTCCGTTAGCACCTACTCTGGTAACTGCTTCTGCACCCTGACCAACAGTAGGAGACACATATTCGATAGAACGAATGTGGAATGTGTCCTGAGTGGAGATATTTACGAAATACTTGATTCTAGTGTTGTTATCAGTCAGCACATAGTCATCATAAGGACGTTGGAGTACACCATTCCTATTGATGATCAGACCGATCTCAGCAATCGGAGCATAAGGCAGATTCTGATAGGTCATGGTCATGGAATCTTGACCAGACAGTTCATCGACCGAAGGAATTACCAGGTCTTTGATGACGGAATCAGCAAAACCAATATAATACAGGATCTGAGTCAGTTCTACCTGATCGTTACCAGTTCTAGCACGAGGAGGATTAACGAAAGTGATCTGAGAACCACTAATAGTGTAATCAACCGTAGGAATCAGTAGTTCACCATATACAGTAACAGCAAGGTGATCAGCAGAAACTGGGGACACAGGTGTACCCAGGAATTTCAGATCAAAGGTAGTGCGAGTTCCATCAAAGAACTCCCAGGGAGATTCAAGTGCTTGTCTCTTCTTATTAAATTCTTGCAGCGAGATACCAGGGGTCAGGATAGCATCAGGACCACGGACAATCTCTTCGTAATAGATGATTTCATTATCGATCATCACCGAACCATTGCTCGGGATGAAACCATCAATTTCTTCTACTTCAATGAAGTCATCATACAACCCAACGTCTTTGATCAGAGAGGTAGAAGACGTGAGTGTCTCCTGATCATACTCACTAAGATCCAGATACTTAACCAGATTGTTCAGGACGTTATAGGGACGACCTGTTTTCTCCTGAGATTTGTAATACTCAATCAGAAAATTAACTAGTTGCTCATCCTCAGTCCTAATGAACTCAGGCAGTTGATTGGCAACTCTGTCTGAAACGTTGATTGTATTTGCAAACATTTATCTTAGAAACAGGAGTCGAGTTCTGGATACGTGAAGTTTCCAGCGGGGTAGCTGATTGTATTTATGTTGCTGCCACCATAGTTCCATCCGTTGAAATTGAAGGGATCGAAGGCGTTTGCAGCACCAGGATTGACGTTCGTATCGCGTGGGAAAACACGAGGATTGAACAGTGTCGGATCCACGCCAGCGGGGATAATAATCGATCCACCAGAAGGAAGAACTACAACAGGAATTCTAGTTGTACCATCGGGGGTGTCAGCCACATCAAGAGGACCAACACAAACAATACCTTTATTATAATCAACTGTACCAACAGCATTATTCAGAATAACTTCCTTTTCATTTCTGTTAGTAACCATCATCATGTTACCAAGACCGTCATCACGAAGATTGACAGGAACCAGTGTTGCTGTGCTCTGTGTTGCTGTGTTAACGAGGACGTTTTCGAGTGCAGTGTTACCACCAGCGATTACATCAGTGTTATTGACGGTTGTTCCTTCCAGAAGAGAACCAGCAGCCTCACCAGCAGCGATCAAGTCAGCAACTTCTTCTGTATAACCCGTAGCATAGAAGGTTCCAGACTTAACGGAAGAGAACTTGGGTTTACAGGCATCATTACCACCGTTACCTCCATTGCCACCATTACCACCGTCGCCGTCTCCACCTGTTCCATCACCATCTCCACCTGTTCCACCACCATCTCCACCGTCGCCACCAGTGCCATTATTACCACCAAAGTCATTCGGGTTGATAATTGGGTTGGAGAAGTCCAGACACTGTGAGAACTGGTTACCAAACGTGAATTTGTCCAGATTCTGTCCAATACTCATCTGAGTAGTCGTACCACTGATTGCACTATCAGCAGAATCGACCATAGCATTAAATTTGGAAGGTTCTAAGCGACCATCAAAGCGATTATCACGATTCTGAGCGTTAAACTGGTCAACAGACTTTAAGATAGCAGAAGCAAGTTCGTTAGCAGAACGATTTGTCTGGTTTCCGTTGAAGTTGGGGTATACTGTTGGGGAGATATAGAAAATAGTCGGGTCAACGATCACAGGCTGAATCGATGCCATCGAATAATCAAGAAGTTGGTTCTTGATCTTCTGTTTTGTAGTGGTATTGAGGTTCACACCACTCTTGGTGCGAATAGCAACGTAAACTTTGCCATATTCTGGGGGAGACAACTTCTCACCACCATATGCAGTTACTGACGCAGCAGAAGGATATAGTTGTGAGACCAAATATGCATAGTCAGACTCAGTAACTGCTCTATTCTGAACAGAGAACCCTTTGGGTGCCCTATACTTGATGCTCAAAGCACTTTCTCTCTCGGCACCATCAGCAGAAGTCTCAATAGTCTTCATCGTAATGGCCTGAGGCAGTACAGGACGACCAGAAGAGTCGATCGCACGACCGATGAACCCAAACTTCTTCGCACCGTTCGCTTCGGAACCATCGGTGTCGAGATATTCAACAGTGATGAACTCATTGTCGATGAGTTTACGTCCAAGTACGCCATCACCGAACGTAATCTTGAATCTAAGGTCCTCAGTCTCCTCTAAGAAGTAAGTTCTAGACGTTGGAGTCAGTGCTGTGACGTTATCAGAGAGGGAATACTCGTCAACTTCAACAGATTGCTCGTTAGGGCGAACCATAACCTTCATTCTGCCAGTATCCACGTTCTCTGACGGAATTACATACTCAGGTTTTCTGGTATCGTCAACAGTAAAACTATAACTAAGGAGGTTGCCTTGATAAATCAACAGTTTGTTGAATGTAGCAATACCAGTTGATGCATCAACTGCTTCTTCTACGTCATCGAGTGTTGCAAAGACGTATGATTCTCCATCAACAGTTGCTACAAAGACATCTCCTTTCTTAATTGTGATGGAAGTTGGGTAAGTAAGATCACCAGGCAACAGAGTTGCCTGCATATCCATAGTGATACATGCTCTTGCCGCTTTCTTGGACCTTGGGGTATAACCAATCTGCTTTGCAATCCTTACGATGTTGTCTCTAACAGTTGCAGATTCCAAAAACGACTCGTTCATCGACATGTTTGCCGTGAACGAAGCATAATATGTGTTGTATGCCAGAATATCAATCAAGTACGAGGCAGCAGATCCCTCAAAATCATAATCTGTGAACTCTTTTCTGGTTCTCAGATAAGATCTGATTGATTCTTTGATTTCAAAGAAGTCTAGGGATGTTAGTTCTGATGGAAGTGCTGCCATTTTAGGTGCGCTCTAAGAGGAAGTCGATAATTTGGACGAGTTCTTCGCCAACAATGCGATATTCAATAGACACATCGAGTGCATCTTCACTTTCAGAGAGCGTCACTTCCACATCTTCAACCTCAACACGAGGTTCTAATCTTTCAATAGTATTTCTAATCTCATCACGTAGGTCTTCTGCGCTGAAAACATCAAATGGTTCAAACAGCATCCCTCTTACACGGGATCCAATATCATTCTGAAACGGTCTCTCTCCGAATGTTGTCATGACAAGGTTCCGAACTGATTGCTTGATAGCGTTTTCGTTTTTCAACGTAGCAAAATCTTCTGTGTTCGGGTTCATGTTGAAGGATATTGCAAAATCCTTGTACCCTCGCGACAGAAATTGTTCAGATCGGAACCTATATCGTGCCAAGTTACTGATTAATCAGTGTGTTCTGGTTTATTTATAGGGTCAGTGGGGGGATTGTATTTAAGGTATTCCCAGAAAGTCATTTTCATTTCTTTCTCGGTCATACCGCAGTGCTTTGCTGCTTCTGGGAGATTCATCCTGGCATGGAAGAGTCCAGTGTTGGACTCCTCTACCAGTTTGGGAGTGGTCTTCACTCTATCTTCCTTGACCACGGTACTTCTTCTTCGCGTTGTTTCGTGATGTCGCGGCATACTTAGTATTCTTAGATGATCCTTGACGAGTAGTCTTGGGTTTACCAGGCATAAAGTTAGCGCCTGAGAGACCGACTTTGCTTCGAGTTGCCATGTTTCTCCGTTTGGGACTTTACGATGATAGCACAGTTGGGGACCCATATGCAATCATACTATTACACGGATATGACCAACCCAAGAAACCAGGTGTTCCAACACCAAGAGGATCTAGAACACGAGCAACAGGAAGTTTCAGAGCAAACACAGTCAGTGTTGATGTGAATGCAAATCGGAAGTGACCAATACCAGCACAGTCTTCAATCGTAAGGATAGAACATGCAATGGGTGTGGGCACAGGACACAGACCTTTTGCACAAGGACACATATAGATTACGATGTTGGTACATGTCGAAACGTGTGGAGTAAACACATCACCAAATGTCATGGTCGGTAGACCATTTGTCAATACCGTCGCTTTCAATGCTGACAATGGGTTGATAGGAATCAACGGTTGTGGTGGCCACCAACATGTCCAGTCTTTAATAACAATACTGTAAGGGATTGGTGGAGTGCCACATACCTGCACAGAGTGTACTGTTGGTGGTATACAGATACCATGTCCTGAGTCAGGGAGACCTGTGATTGGTGCTACTGGTAGTAATAGTCCGTATGCCATAATTAGAAGTCTTCTGGGTTTTTCTGTCCGTTGAACAAGTTATCTACATCAGTAGAGAATTCTGAGATCTTACTATCTGTCTCTTCTTCAAAGTCAAAGTCGGGATCATAGAAGTCTTTCCAACTATCATCTTCAAACTCAATGTCGTTGATGTCATCATACTTTCCTGCCTTCTTCTGCTTTTTAAGAAGTTCCTTATCACCAGGATCATAAGAGGAACTATGCTTCTTCCTGAGGGGTACAGGTGGGTTAGGTTGAACCACCTCATCTCTTCTGTCAAAGATGCCACCACCACATTCATCAAAGAATGGATTGCCCATGTTCTTAGCAGTATTACCAAAAGCAATAGTAGAACCTGTACTCCAATTCTTGATCGCCATGGTTCCTGAGTATGGTCCCATTTTTAGTCCAAGTTGATCTTGTAGATATGGGTTGATTGCGATAGATAAGTCATTAACATATTCTAACGCAAACTCATTTGATCCAACACCAGAATTTCCATAGAGAATTGCGTACAACCATGATACTGAATACCAGCAGGCACCACCACCAAAGTATCCTAGGACAGGTGCTCCGTATCCTTGATAGATCTGTGATTCCCAGAATGTTTCGCCAGGTGTCCTACCTTGGGTTTGGTTTTCTCCACTACCATCTTTGAAGTATGCAGAGTATACATCAAGGACACCATCACGATTGCCATCACCACTGGATCTATACACATATGTATCCCAACATTCCTCCGCAGGCATACCTCCACTCAATCGTTTGAGTGAGGCACAATACATGAAGTTATTAGTATTAGTGACACCAGGGGTACTAGATGTCCCTGGGTCGTAATCAGGGTCCCCTGGGTTCCCTGTGGCGGGCGTTCCAGGCGTTGTAGCAGTAGTGTAGCTAGGTGTCTGAGTTCTATACGATTCGATGTTATCACCTAACCAGACTTGCAACTGTTGCAACTCGGTATAATTAAGGTGACCCCAGTCGTAAGTATTCTCGTCTAGACCAACAGGGACGAAAACAACATCATCTCCCCCAGAAGGATCCCAATAACAACGACCTTCGATCTCTTGGTTTGCAGATGCAGCACCCAAGTTACGGGTACACTTCCAACAATCCTCTTCATCACCACTAAATTGAACAGGACGTGGTGGTGTCAATGATGGTTGTGGCAGTTTGTGCATGAAGTCCATGAACTTCTCGCCGTCTGGACCCGTGGTCTTACCACGAACTTCAAGGTTAACTTGGAAATGACCGTTGTCAGACTTGGAAGCACAATACTTGTAGACGATCCAACCGAATGCTCTACCAGTTTCTTCATCAATATACGGACAAGGTAGATCTTTGAATCGTGTTACGTTGTAGAACTTAGGTTGAGGGACAACAATACACTCCTGATCATTGTTCCAACCGTACAGACTCGATATTCTATCAGTCTGTTTGTCCACATCATCAGCACCTTGCTGGATTTGATCATAAGTATCACGCATCATATCATTAAATTGCTGACTTGCCTTCATGATATGCTTCACATCAGGGACTGTGAACAGTGCTTGACCCGCGAGAGCAGGCATATTGATCTTTACGCAGTCGCCAGGAAGACTACTACACAGAGAAATCTGCTCTACCTCATCAACCTGACCAATTTTGATGTATCCAGTTGGGTATTTTGTGTTAAATCCCTTCATCATTGTGTCAAAAGACCCAATCGTACCGTCATCTAGGACGGAAAGTTCAGATTCTTTGAGTTTTCTGCCCTTTTTAGGCGCAGGCATCTCTCGAATGATGTCTTTGAGCGTCTTTTTGTCGATGGTAATGTCTTTCAGGTTACCATTTTCGTCAACACCACCGTTTTTGATGACTCTTTTCTTGTTAGTCTTGTCGTTTACTGCCTCTTGGAACTTCTTCTGCCCCTTTTTGGTGTTGGGACCACGCATTGTGTACTCTTCTTCCTCGACTTCGACCACAAAAACCTTCGGTGGGTTATTAGGATCGGGATCATACCCTCTTCCACGGTCCTTAATCCTCACTTCAAGGATCAAACCGTCAGGATCTAAGCGTGCAACCTCCAAAACAGCGGGTTTCATGTTCTCTCTTCTGCGAGATTCACTACTAACTGTCTGTAATTGCTTGTTCTCGAACGAAATTGTTTGAAGTTCCGAGATATTTTCATCCTGATCGGCACCTTCGATCTTCAAATCGGAGTTTTTACTGTACGGAGCAGCGTCTTTACGGTCAACACTGTTCTGTTTGATGTCTCGTTTGATCTGTTTATTGACATTTTTCTGAATACGCTTCATATTGAAGTTGTAATCTTCACCATCGTAGTTCTCAACCTGGTTAGTTGGGGACTTATAGTTGGGAAGTTCATAAGACATCTGCTGAATAGTGTCTCTTGTCATGTCCATAGCGCCATACTCGTTCAAGAGTGTGGGTTCTTGGATCACAATCTTCGGATTCTTGTATCCAAATCCAGCATTCTCAATTCTCACAGTCTCGATTCTGCCCTGTGTGTCAACTGAGACGCTCAATTCTGCCTGGTCTAGCGTCTTGCTATGGACCAATGCCGTCTTATCGATCTCCACTTTGTAGTAAGAGAGTTTCTTGGGGAACTCATAGACGCCAAAAAACCCTGCTCTACCGCCAATACCGTACCCACAGAGGATTTCAATGCGTGCAGCATCCCTTCCTTTGGGTGTAAACTGCTGTCCTGCCGTAAATACATCACCCTGACCCTGCAATTCCATGTAACCACAGCGTAGTTCATTGCCAAAATACCCATACTCACCGATCTCCCACCCATTAATGGTGTCACCAGTCTCAAAACGATCCAGTCCACCAGAGACATAGCGGAACAAAATGGTATGACTCTCGGTATCTACGGTCTTGAAGCACTCTTCTACCTCGCCATCAGCGAAGTTAGTGAGTGTCAATGAGGAACTAGTGGTCTTCCACTTGTCTTGTCTGATCTCATAGAAGTGTGAGAAGTATTCTTTGGTCACATATTGCTCATCACACACGCATCTATCATCGTGTCTGTTGCCTGTACCGATCCTTCGGTTCGGACATTGATTACGATCACTGATAGAATACTGTACAGAGAAGATAGGACCCTTCCATGGGTACTCTGTATTGTAGATATAGTATAAAAACTGCGAGTCAAACGCAGTATGGAACTCCAAATACTTAGGTACTGCCGCTTTTACTGCACCATTCTTGCCATAAAACCACTCAAACAGTGCATCTGCATTGTTCAGTGGGCAGTAATCAGGGTGTCCCCAGCGGAAATCAGGGTGTTTACTAACCGAAGGTGTACCATAGAAGCGACTTCCCCTCATATATGTGGGTGAAATCTGTGCCTGACCGTCCGCATCATAGGTTCTGAGCGTACCAGCGTCGGCATCAAACTGATATTCGTAGTTTTCATGCACCCAAACTGCGGGTGTAGACCCTCCTCGGGAGTAGTGACCCGCCAAATCGGGTTGTTCCCAGTCATACCAACCCGCACGAGTGGCATAAGACACGGGGTTACCATACCCAATAGGTCCAATTAGACCTTGGTCAGCATAAACTCTGCGGTTTCCACTGCCACCAGAGTCTGCTGCGAAGCACCAACCAACGATTCCGACGTAATCATACTCTCTATCGCGAGGATCTCTGGGTTCAATAGGACCACCATTGAGGTTTACCTCCCCTGCTGGGTTGACTGTATAGAAATGATCCTTCTTATCGCTACTACTGCTGCGGTAGTATTCATAAAGAGGTACGGGATCCTCGTCGTGGTCAGCATACTCTCGGGCATCTGCCTCAGTATTGTAGACATAACCAAGTACATCGATATAAACATACCCACTACCAGGTCCACCACCACCAGCAGGAGTGTAGGTATTGTTGTTTGCTACTAGTTGAGTATCGTTCTTACTGTTCTCGTACCAATGATGTAATGCTTTTGTCTTACCATCCTTCGGTGTTCTTGCAAGGAAGAAGACAGGAGTGCCGTTACGTGGTTCGGGATTATATTTCTTACTTACCTGAGTGTTGTCAGGACCCGCCTGCTCACCTGTAAAGTCAGTAGGCCAACGTAGTGTACTACGTGAGGTGTACTTGTGATCCTTACCACCTCTATACCATCGGTAGATAGGTTGTCTATTGTAATCACATTCGTCCAGGTTTGAACCACTCTCTGCATCTAGACATGCAGGATCATTGTCACCAATGTAGAATACCTTGTCTGTACCAAACGCAGTAGATCCAGGACCGTCCTCATTGAACGTAATCCTGTAATTAGTTCCAGGTCCACTATGATGAGCATGACTTTCATAGTCACCATTTGATGGGCGCTGCCAAGTCTTCTTGTATTCACCGCCCTCATCCACATTGGGGAAACTGCGTCCAGTCTCCTGAATAAAAATAGACATTAAGGTTCTAAGACTTTGATGCGCTCTTCAAGCATATTTAGACGCACATACAGATCATCGAACAATTCACGAAGGTTAAGATAATCTTCATACCCTTCTGGTTTGTACTTCATCATGTCTGCTCCTGGTTGTGGCATACGACCCATGGCAGTCTCGATCACCTCTTGGCGCTTAGATAGATTCTCTAATGCCTTGGAGATCATCTCCATATGGTCTTTGTATGCATCAAGGAATTCGTCTTGGTTCATTAGAAGGGTACACTGAGTAACATTTCATTGAATGGATTATTCTCACGACAGAAGTTCATAGACTCCTCTGTGTAGATATCCCATGCTAGTGCTATTCTATCATGATCTTCTGTATTTACATCAACACCATGCTCTACCCAAGAAGGGAACAGAACCGTTGTTCCTGCCTTTGCAGGGGGCATAAAGTTACCTCCATAGGTTGAGTACCCAGGGATGTGGTATTGTGTTGGTATAACACTATCTGTCAATAGCATATTGCCTGACAGAAATGTATTCTCATGAATAGAATGATGATGTAATGGTAGATCCACACCTGGTGGAATGATATTGAACCATCCTCTGATGAACAGATTATCAGGCATCGTATATTCAAGTTCCGAAGCATACATTGAATACATGGACCTTAGGATCTCCCCTAGACCATCTGATTCATCGGCAAAGTAGTTCTGCTCTTCCCATGGTCTTCTATCTAGTCGAGAAAGGATTTTTTCAACCAGTTGTTCTCGTACAGTATCTACCCAGAACGGAGCATCCACAAATGGAGCAAAGCGTGTCTGAGGTTCCCATGATCGCCACCAGTATAACTTATCACTACTGCCGTATCTTCTGCCAGGACAGTTCTCAATACTCATAAGAGGTTCACGCGGTTTTTTAGGCGTCTTCGGATTTTTTCAAAATAATACTCCCATCAATATCCTCACTCCACTCTAACACGGTCCCCTCGTACCACCCCAGTTCATCCAATACCTCATCGGGCAGTGCAATGAAATAGTTATCCTCTTCGTCTACCTCTACTGGTAATGTGAATCTTCTTGACATACCTTACAACCATGACTATTTTGTATATATGGTTTCAGAAGTTTACGCTCCTTTAACCTCAGAACTAATTCGGTATTATCTGCAAAGTGGGACATCCGAGTGAGATCTGTAACCTGAGAAACAGCATACGCTGGATGATGTAACATAAACCCATCCCCTAGGTAAATACCGCAGTGGTTGGCAGTTCTATCCCCCTTCGCAGAATAACCGCCTTCTAGGCGATCTACGTACAGTCTCATGATCATTACGTCCCCTACCTCAAACTCATTGAGTGGTGTGGGATCATATACACTACCTTGGTAGACTGTAATGCCTCCCCCCTGCCTCCTCTGCTCCTCTTCGATGTACTCTGATTTGAACAGATACTTTCTTTCTGCTGGGTAGTCAAACAGTTGACATCCATAGAATTCATCATAAAACTCTCGGACGATCTGGTAGCATCCTCCCAGTCCATTATCGCGATGCGAATGAGGCCATGGGCGATCTACCCACTCCTTCCAGACTTCTGATACCTCGTAGTTGTATGCTCTGCGAGTATCTTCAAGGTCTCGATAAAACATAGTGAGATGTATGTGAGTTCATCCCTCAGGGTAATATTTTTACCTGGGAAATTTTTTGTGGGTGGGGGAAACGGAAACATGAATAATATAGCGACCGCTCTGGGATACTTTTGTAGGTTAGAGAGAAGGTACTTTTTAATATACCCGCTTCGCGGTATAACAAATAAGGGACAGAATTAACTGTCCCCAGTGACTACATCATAACATAATCCTTCGAGGATTAGGTAGTCGCACCACTGTGTATATTGTGTGAGTTGTTCATTCAAACCAGTGTCAATTAGGAACTGTGCTAACTCTATCTGTTCGTCTGGTGGTAGTGAACCAGCATCATAAAGATCTAGCAGAGATTCATACTTACTGGGGAGAGTCATTGTTGTGAATAACGGAGAGAATCAGTGAGTGCTTGTTGATAGTTAGTGAATGGACCATACTTAGGACAACCGTCGTAATCGTATCGCCAAAAGTGTTTACGACGGTCCTCCCAGATAGTGACACTTACTGGGGGATCTGTGTCTAGTTTGATAGTCTTACTCATGACACATCACCTAGAAACTCTTCTGAAATAATCTCGTAGTTAATGTCATCGTACTCTGAATCTTCGTCCAGGATGTCATCAATCCAATCGGTGCTAAGTTCATCATTCATGACTGATTCTCCCAGTTAGTGTCATCAATACGTTGGTTCTTTCGTTGATACTTACCTGTGGAAAAGTCTGTGGAATTGTCATCATAATAGGTGTCACGTTTAGACCCCGAATACTGTCTCTTTTCTCGGATAGATTTGGGGCGTCTGCTGTTATGCAGGTCATTGCGTTTGTATGTGCGACCCATGGGAATGTTTCAGTGAATGTGTCTGTGAGGGACTTTGGTAGTATGTATCATTTTGGCAGTAATGTCAAGGGGTCTGTGAGGGTTTGTGAATCGTCTCCTATGTGTTGACAACTCGGTGGCGATAGGTTACACTCCAAGGCAACAACAAATCAGGGTATTTATCACTTTATCTAGAACAGCAAAGTATATTTAATTAGACATTTAATTATCCACAAGAATGTGGAAAACTCTCCGCAATCCTGTGGAAAACTATATCAAACTGGGATGACATTAAAGGTGAGAGTGATACGATTGTCTGTGGGGTTTGATTCATATCCATGGGTAAGATTAGATGGATAGATGATACAATCACCATTTGCGTAAGGTATAGTTGCCTCTTGTAGATTGAATGCAGTCATTTGTTCAAACGGTAGCATCATGACAGGGAACATTTGAGACATAACATTTCGTTTGAATTTCATAAACGAATGTTGTTCTGGTTCGTAGTTAATGAAGAGTGTACCAGAAAAGAGACAATTAGAGTGTTCATGTGGTGCATAGATAGCACCAGGATGTGCTACCTCTACATAACAATCAGAGATGGCAAAGTTAGAGGCATAGGACATACCTGATTCGTTTGCTTTTCTTGCTGCTGTGAGTAACTCTGCTTTAAGATCTGGGAGATCTTCGAGGATCTTATTTGTTGGTCCTACTTGTTGAACATTGTGGCAAATTGTGTTTCTGTCATGATCAACGAAATCTTCATTCTTCATCCAGTTTAAGATAGGCACGACGAAATCTGTCATGTCGTACTTAGTAACTGGTGTCATGAATAGTCCATAAGTTTCATATTGAACTACGTCATCAAGATTAGGTGAAAGAGAGATTTCTTCTGCCATGATGTTAGAAATGTGTGTGTGAGTAGGTGTTACTATGTAGGCGGGAGTTTAGGGGCGTTGTAGACGCTTCCAGGGGCATGTGGAGGAGTCTAAAATCATCCTCTATATTGGTGAAGAAGATGTAAGCATTGTCTCTGTATGTTGTGGTCTTTCGTAGATAGAGTTTATCAGAAAAAGAGAGAGGGCGCAACATCTTAATCGTTTGATTCTTGAACGTGGAAAATGTCAACAGAGGGATGTAATTGTTTGCAGATAGCGTATGCTTCGTGTTTGTATTCTCTGAGGTAGTTGAGAGCAACGTGACGTTGTTGTTTGTTGCAATAACCGTAGCAAGTCCAGACTTTCATTATTAATTAGTAGCGGAAGTTAAATTGTGCATCAGGGCGGATGACTTCCGCAGCATTGTTAAGTTGATCAGAGATAAAGAAGCGGGCGTCGTTGCTATTGTAGATCAGGACGCCGATGACAATCAGGAGAAGGAATTTCACTTGATTAGAGTAGAATGAAGGTTTGCGAGATTTGTTGAGTGCTTTCAACATAAATCAGTGCCAGTTACCGAGATTCATGGAAGAAAAGAAAGGAACAACGGTAACACCTTGGGCGGTGTCCATTTGCACAAACCAATCAAAATTCTTGGCGAAGACTTTATCATTGTCTGCACCATTGGCGGCAAGAATAGCATTCAGACGAGATTTGGTGGTGTTGGATTGCCAACCACCGTCAAAAAGGCGGATGAAACCTTCACCAACCTCGGCAATCTTGTTGCCGTGGAGACGAACAACAGAGACCTGATCTTCTTCGTTAAAGTGAACAGAAGTGTTGCCAGATTGCCAGTTGCTGCTGTTAGCAATGGCGTTGTTCATTTGCTGTTCGATCTTACGCATGACAAGGAAAGTTTAGGACGTTTGTGAAGTGAAATCCCCTCCACTTCTCTAAGATACACGGAAACGGGGTGCTGTGCCGCTCCCGTGTGCCAGTTCGGCAAGTGGTTTCAACGATCGAATTCTTTATGTTTTGCGATGTATTGTGTCACTTCGTCGTTGATATATTCTTCGATGAGTTGCTTAGCGTCAGCAACAGTATCAGCACCGAAGATACGCTCGTAAATATACACGCCAGCGTGGAGTTCACGTCGCTGATTGATACGATACTTTGGAGGGATAGCGTTACCAATGTGGGGACCATCGCGATCTTCGGTGATAGTGAAAGCAGCGTGACGAGTGTTACCAGTCCACACAGAATCTTCGCTCACGAATACATCTTCGTGATAGTAGAAAAGATCATTGCGGCGGGAAGATTCTTCGATGATGAGCATGATGCGGAAAAAACGGAGAGTTTAGTGTAGGAAATGCGGAGAGATTACATACCGTTGAGGAAGTCGTGCAGTTCCTCGTGGTATTGTTCTTCGGACTCAAAGTATCGTCCGTGGATATACTTAGGGAACTCATGCTTCTTAAACATTTCAGAAGCAACTTGCACGTCTTGCTTATCGTAACCCATTTCAATCAGGTTGTTGACGTAAGGATTGTTTGTCATTGATTTGTTGTAATGTTGAAACCAGTTTGCGTCGTACTTAGGCATCACCCTGCAAGGATTCCCATGCATCGTAGAACATATCCCACGCATCGTTGTTATGAACAAAGGTGGAAACTTGTGCCATTTCACACACCCAATCGTAGCACATGTCGATGTCGGGGTTCATCTCGTAGAAGAAATCTGCCATCCCTTGCAGTGCATCAGTGAATGCGGGAGTGATGGTCATGTCGGTTGCGTTGTTTTCCATGCTTCTAAGATACAGGAGACGCCAGACCCAGGTAGTTCACGGTGATACAAAACCGCGAAACCACCTGGGGAACTGGCACACTAGTTCTCTTCACTTAGCAACTCAGGATAGTATTCTTCAACCTCTTCAATTAGTTCATTGACAGTGTACTTATCGAGGTTTTCATCCAGGTGATCATACACAACAGCAATCAAATCTTTGAGGTCCATACCATCAATGATCGTGTTGATGTATGCTGCTTGGAGATCATCACGGTTCACGATGTTGTCAGTGGTGTTACTCATTGTGGGCGAAATCCTTTGATGGTTTGTGATGCAGTCCAGACGTTACGTTTCCTTGCTTTGTTACGTCGAAAGTCCCTAGATGTGGGTCGCTTGACGTTAGTCTTGTTTGAAGGAATGAGAGACTTACTTAATGTTTTCATTGAGGAAATTGAGCGGACCAGTTGCAATCATGTCGTACAATTCATCGACTGTAACTTCAAGTTCTGCTGCAAGAGATTCAGCAGTCCAGATGTAATCGTGGTTCAATAGATTTGTGTCCAGCGAGTGTGTTGTTGTTTGGTAATTTGTCCTGCATGTAACATGTTATCACACACATTAATGAAGACATTGAACTTCTCTAATCTATCAAGATTGTGACATGATGCTGTCTCCTTGATAGTGTTAAGAATGAGTTGCTTTGTGATCGGCATCAGCAGAATGCAGGAGTGTAAGAATCAGGGCACTTGTCAACATTAAAACCAGTTACTTCTGCGCCGTTAGCAACACGCTCAGCAACCTCATGTGAGAAGGTGAGAGCAGTAACAACGGACCAAGATTGTTGTGCTTTACCATAATCAGAGGGGAAAGTTACACGCTTGATGAAACGTTTGACAACAGTCTTCACACCCTTTTCTTCACATGCTTCGGCAATGAATGCCTCAGGGAAGAAGTCAACAATGCAGATGGAATTGGTGAGTTGCATGAAGTGAATTCCTTTGACTCTTTAATAATACACGAGAACGGACCCTGCACAACCGATGGTGTGCAGGTTATCCGATTGGCACAGTCACCAGATGGTGGGGCAGGGAGTAAGATTGCTCACGCTGATTTCTTGATAGTCTGCCTTGGTATTCTGCTCCCGTACGTTATCAATATCAAAGTACAGGTCGATGGTATCAACAGCGCCATGATATTGACGTTGCAGAACATCATCCAACTTGGTGCGACTCTTGGCACTCAGAACATCATCGAAACCAGCAACATTGCCAGCAGTGTTGAAACGTGGAGCAACACGAGGAAGAACACTGACAAACAGAATCTTCTCGATGGAATTACAACCAGGAGCATAATAGAGTCGTGCTGCTTCTCCGATGGTAGTATTAGCGTAGTTCTTGATATTCTTGTTCACGTTGCTGTTAATTGCTTTGGCAAGAATAGCAACACGAATATCACCATCAGCATCAAATCCTGCGATGTCGATGTCAAACGTGCCACCGAATGCATCTTCTTGCAGTTGATATTCAAACTTCCAATCATACTCAGCGAGGTCAGGATTAGCATTCAAAATCTCATCGAGCAGCACTTTGTGCAGTTCGTCAGTACGCTTGGAGGAGCGAACATTCTGGAAGGAAGTGGTGAGGAACTGTTCGAGAATCATGGGTTGTTTGTCTCAACAATGTAATAATACACGAGCACGAGCATCCGTCTAGAACTCGTGGACCACTTCGCGAGGTGTCACATTCAAATTGAAACTTAGCGTCAAACGGTTAGTGTCATGTTTCTGCAATCTTACGCCATGACGTACAAACGAAGGGAACACAATCAGGTCCCCCTCGCTAACATCAGGTTCAAGCACAGGTGACTGCTTGAATATATGTGTGTACCCAAGAACTGTGTGGTCTAAGTTCATGTTCTCGAAGTAGAATTTCCCATCCTTGTCCTTATCAAACTGGATAAAGATGACACCAGAGAAGTTGATGAAATCAGGATAGTTCACATGATGATGTGGTTCCTGTGCATGACCAGAGTTATACAAATTCAACCAACTGTTGACGATCTCGATGTCACAATCAGGTGGGAAATACTGATAGAGATAAGGTGCTAGGACTTGTCCAAGTTCTTCGGGCGGGACAACATCTTTCTCCTCAAAATGAGTCGTGAGAACACTACAATTCCAGCGACCCTCGCTATCACTAAGGAGATGCCTAGCAGACTCCAAAAGGGATCCGAATATCTCCTTGTGATTGTGTAGATGTGCTTTGTGGAACTTGATCGGGAAGAGATACTGGGACATTAATCAATTTCTTAGTATAGTCATATGCATAGAGGGTACGATTGCCATGGATTCCCCACCCTAACCAGTACCACGCATGATGCATGTAATGTTTGACAGTTTGTCCTTCTCCTTTTAAGACAAGGGCATAACGTGTCCACTGCGGTTCATTAACCATGTATCGCAGTTGTGTATCGAAGTCACTAGGACTGCCACCATATTTAAGGGCAAACTTACCTAGTCCATCGTATCTATTTTGTGAGGTCCATTGAATCAATCCATACCCACCACGCAAGCATTGGTCGTAAGGTACGATTGCACCGCCTTCACAGATATTGTGCTTGAAGTTACTTTCCTGCTTGATATTGCCAAGCACAGTCGCGATGGCATTCTTATCACGAATGCCACGATCTTGCAGGAATTGAGTAACCTTCTGCTCTGCTGGTGTGCATCCAACGCATTCAATCTGCGGTGGTGGCAGTTCGGTCATCATCATAAGAATCATCCGATAAGGTTGATTTAATAGTGTAATCTACGAGAGCAGAGATGTCAACTCTGCTTAGAATTTCCAGGTTGCTTTGTTGCCAACTGGGACAAGTGTGGGGATTTGAGCAACTCATGTTGGTAGTCTAATTCGTTATACAATGAGTCTAGTAATCCTTGCACATAGTCACTCTTAACGCCCCTACATGTAGTCATGAGTTCTAATACTTTGTTCTTGGCATCTTCAAGAACATAGCATTCTTTGGTGCGAACATCGATCCCTGTTGTCATGCGAAACCGCCTCCTTTTGTCTTTGCATCGATTACTTCAACGTGGTCACAATACTGTGGATAATTCCACCATGCTTCGATGACTTGCATGTAGTCATCAACAACCTTCACAGATCCATCAACACAGAATATCTTATATCTATGTCGATTGTAAGGATTCTCTGACGTTAATGTGAAGAAGTCTGTCATCGATACTTAGCACAAACGTCATCGTAAGATGCACCATGGGGCACAGACTTACAGAATCGTGACATCTTACTGTCTTGCATATCTGAGACAGCATTGATAGCAGAACAACCAATAATGCTGCCTACAAAGACAACAATGGCAACGAGAGCGAGGCGCATGACAATAAAGAATGAAGGAAAAGAGGGGAGGTCTCGCGTCAGGAGACACAATTATATAGACCCTCTATGTGATAATTTACTTCTGGAACTTACCGTGCTTGAATGCAGCAAACTCAGGGTTATTTACCCAACGACCGACAGAACAATCCCACACGATGGGCAGCGGTTCAGCAGGAGGATGCTTATGAGATACTTTGGCAAGCAATTCGCGAGACTCAGCGAACAGTTCGTCGAGAGTGTAGCGAGCGGGGCGAACACCGTACATGGTTGGTTCCGTTGATTACTTTGTAATTATAGGGGCAGAGGTGTCCCCGACACTATTTAGTGTGACACTAAGCAATGTGGACACCTCGGTGTGGACAGATCGCACCGAGACTGATACGAATATCATTCGTCGGTGGTTCGCCATCATGCTCCATTAGTGAATCAAATACAATGATTCTACCACGCCTAAATGGTACTCTCTTGCCATTTGCAAAGGTAGTATCACCATCCTCACCATATGCATGGTAGATGATACTCGTAGCAGGACGATTGAAGTCAGTATGTGTCTGTGAGGTGTGTCCAGGGTTCTGTGCATTAACTAGCAATCTATGCACATGTGTGAGTGGTAGATCCTTGCATATATCCTTCATGATACACTCATTGAAGTATGCAAAGAACCAATACCATGGTGTCTCTTGGGTGAATTCATTGTCTCTGATGACAGTATTGCCCCAGAATCGTGCCTTACTATAATCACCATAAGGTGTGTTGTTATAGAAGAATGGAAAGTCTGTCGCAAGATAGTTTCCAACGTCATCTACAATCCAATCAGGAAAGTATCCATCTATTACTCTAATGTCACTCATTTGATTCTAAAATTAGCAGATACAGTTATGCGAGCAGTCTCACTCTCAGGTTGTGGTGATACATGATGATGTAGATGAGAAGGGAAGATAATTATATCACCTTCCTTTACATGTGGGAACCATGTATTTGTTACTGGGTAGTGCTTACTGAAATACCCATGATGCATGTCTTGGTTAGGATTGTAGAACACAAATCTACCATCCTTCTCAGGATCGTACTGTAAGAAGTAAGCACAACTAAATGCAGTGTTATCTCCTCCACAATGTGTATGTACCTCTTGTGAATTCCCCTGGTGATATACATTTATCCATGCTTCCGTCATTTCTATGCTCGTGAGTGGTTTCCCACCCAGTTGGACGTGCATGTCCATGAGATTATCGGAAATGTAGTTGTTGAACATCTGCCATGAAAAATCGTTCTGATTCGTGTCACTTTCAAAGGACGACGAAACAGAACAATTCCATTCAGCAGGTTGTGTTAATTGTGCTGTACCCAATTCATACAGCAGCATTGCTTTCAATGCATCATGCTTTGCTACTTCTCCATGATAATACCATTTTGGAAATAGATTCTGAACTTTACCCATTATGCAACAAGAGACAGAGGAGGAATACCTTTGACAAATATAGCATCAACAACCTTATCGAGTCGGTTGATGACATGCTTGCCATAAGATTTGTGAACAGGAACGGCAACGAAACCAGTGGGTTTGTTGTAGAAACCCCACTGCTGGGGTTGAAGTTCACCAGACTGCAAACGTGCAGCGTCATCCTTATCTAGGCGGATAACACGACCGATGGTTTGTGCCATCTCAACCACGTTAAGATTACGCAGAAGAATGCAGTGAGTGAGACCAGGGACGTTGATACCCTCAGACAGAATAGAGTAGTGGAACACAACAAACTTGCGACCTTCTTCCTTACCCCAGTCAGTCAGAGTCTGGAAGAATACCTCACGAGATACCTTCACACCGTCAATGATTGCACCGAACTTAGAAGTAACGTGCATAACATTGTAGTCACGTTCTTGCAACTGAGCGAGGAGATCTGTCTGACTGATCATGTTACCCAGCACACGACTGGATGGCACAGCAACAAGAACTTTGGCAGCGTGAGACTCATCGATCTGGTCAATGATGTCACACACAGTGTCAGCATCAACGTGATGGATGTTCTTCTTATCGCGAGTCAGATCTGTCTCGAAGGGAACAATCGTGGGGCGGAGGATATGACCCTGCTCAATGAGTTCAGGAGCAGGAACATTGCAGATGATGCCACCATAGACATCACTATTACCCATCGAGCGGTCATGCTTACGAGAAATGCGAGGAGTAGCAGTAAAGAAATAGCAACGATCAGCGACCATGGATGTTGCAGCAGTGCCAATAAAGAACTGCTTTGCAACACTGTTGTGTGCTTCGTCAAAGTATGCACAGTCGATGCTGATGCCACTGTCAATCACCTTGGGGAGAGTGTGATAGGTGGTGAAGATAATGCAGGACTCACCTGCTGTCCGTGCAGTGTTATTGAACAGTGCAATCTTGTCGGACTTGGTGCTGCTGAAATGTGCAGTCTCACCACTGTGTGCATGACAAACATGCACGTTGCTAGTATCAATGAACGACAGAAACTCGTCGCACAGTTGATTAGCAAGCAGAATGCGAGGAGCAACTACAACAATGGTGCGAGACTGTGCCAGCAACTTGATAGCGTGCTGAATCATGATGATGGTCTTGCCACCACCAGTAGGCACAATGATCTGACCCTTGTCGGCATCAGTCATCGCGTCGAGAGCACGCTGCTGGTGGGGACGGAGGGTGATGGTCATGCTGTGGGTTGAACGTCCCCTAATTATACACGAAAACAGGGCGCTGTGCGCCCCCTGTACCAGTCCTGTGACTGTCCACTAGTTTAGTATCCAAATAACAAAACTAATACCACCAATAATAAGAAAGATCCACCATGCTGATATAAAGATATATGCAGCAACTATCAATGCCAATAATGCTAACACTGATGTACCGTCAACACTATCACTGTTATCATTATCTTGATAGTCTGATCGGTGAAATGTGTGGACTGGTTTAGCAGCGACTGCTTCACCCCCAGTGACATTTTCTGCCTCAGTAATTGCTTCATTGCGTGTCACACAATCGTGAACTGTGATGGTTTTGTAACCGTAACCATCACTTCTTTTGATTGTTACTTCCCACTCTGTCATAGGTAGTAGTTCGTTCCCCTAATTATACACGAAAACAGGGCGCTATGCGCCCCGTGTGCCAGTCTTCTGACTGTCTAGGTATTCTTTTATATACTTTGCTTTAATTGCGTACCAATCAATCATCTTGCTGCTAATTCGGGTAGTAGTTCATTGCCTGGGTGATCATTTGTCTCTCCATGATATGCTTTAACATGGTTAAAGTAAGTATCATCGAGTTCTAATTCATCCCAGTATTGATTGAAGACTAGCACACAACATTTGTTCAGTTGTTGTTTAGAACCAGGAGGATTAGGTTTTTCACTAATACAAATGGTGATGTATGCATCATCTACAAATTCTATATATCCTTCCACATCATGCCATTTTACCCTAGCACCAGGTGATAGCGAGTTGATAATGTTTCTGATTTCCAATGCTGGTGCTTCTGAGATGAAGAGTGGAGTAGTCATAAGGTTAGCAGCGAAGTTGGGTTACCGAAATCACCTCGTAACATGATGTTAAATGCTAATGAGTACCTCCTGATTGTGTCCTGGTTTGGTTTAACTGAGTGTACCAGGTCACTAGGGAAGATCAACACCATACCGTCCTGTGGCGTAACTGTCCACCGTGGAGAGTTATAGATGTTGTAGTGTGCTCTATCTGGGTCGATTGTTGCATACTTGTACTGACTAAACACCAGGTCACCACAATTAGGGTGTGTCTTTAAGTATACAATACCACTCCACATACTGTGTCTGTGGTTATGTTCATGAGTAGAATCCATGTGCTCATGTATATTTACCCATGAACATGGTACGTCAATAATATACTTGTCCTCAACACCTTGCACACCATGAATATACTCACTGATGTGTGGTTTGAGAAACTCTGTCATCTCAGGTATCTCTTTTAAGATATTCTGCTCAACAGAACTAACACCACCACGATACATGCCAGTGAAATTGCGATACTCTAAGTTTTCGATCTTGTCCAGAATATCGGGCATAGTGTCATCAACAGCACAATACACTGGTGATGAGAACAATGGGAGTATTTCACTTGAAGTTGGCATTGATTAAGATCCTGTTCTTGTGCTTGCTGGGTGAGTGCCCAGTGTGCATGTGTCGTCCGTTGAATGTTAGAAGTCTGTTCTTTTTCGGTTGCACACGAACGATGTCGTGATCATTCTTGTCTCCCAGAATAATAGTGTCGCCATCAGTGTCGTTGACATAATAGATACACACGGTGTGAGGTTCTTTGGCGTCTACATGAAAGTCATGACGATAACCCTCAGGATTATATAGTGTCATATCTGCTCTCACTCGTAGACATTTCTTGGCAGATACTTCATCCTGCATTCTTTGTACTAATGGTGCAAAGTCAGGATCTCCATCTTCTGACAACCAATGATTGAATCCATGTGCCTGTATATTATCACACCCATGTGTGAGTGTGTGTTGATAAAACCATGGAAACTCCCACCCCATGAGTATATCATGAAGGTGGGCATGATAGTCTACATCAAGAAAATCATCGATGATCCTCATGTCGGAGATGTAAGGTGGTCGCAATTTCATCAATCAATTTCCTTTTGCTAAGAGGAACTTCACCATACTTCTGATAATACTCTTTTTGAAGACTGAACAGTGCATGTTTGAGTAACACTTTCTGTTCCTCGGTCAGTTGTTGCGTTTTGAGAAACATGGTCATCACAGGCAGAGAACCGTAACTATTTAACGGTGGTAACCATTGCATTGTAGCGAAACTCAATGGGTTGTCGAGACCCTCTTTCTGAAATTAACATTAAGAGCGATGCGATACCCACTAGTGGGAGATGATGATGCATGTAACACGTCACCATTAAATACAACCATCTTTCCACGCTCTGGTTCTACTCTCAACTGACATCTATGCTGGAAGATACTCATCTCGTCATTGAAGAAGATAGTATCACCATCACTCTTGTTCACATAATATAATGCTGTCACATGTTCATCTTCAAAGTCTACATGTGGACAGTGATGATCTAATTTGTCAGGTAGTAGGCAACCAAGACGGACGCGATAAATATCACGAAAATCTTGACCAGCAGCATCAGCAATTAACCTCAACGCAGATTCAAATAGATCATAGTATTGTGAGACAGGTTCATAGTCCATCACCACAACATGTGAGAATGAACTATTGTCAAACATACCTTGATATGGTCGATAACCACCATCAGCAAACGTGGTCTCTTTGACAAGATACCATGGAAACTGTTGTTGAGTAACTATATCCTCAATCTGATCTACGATAACATCAGGGAGAGGATGTGTCGAACTCAATAACATATTGTTTGCGGTCGCTGGGTACGTCACGAGGATACATGCAAGGGATAGACATAGACAATCGCTTACCACCTGGGAATGGTTTGTGATAAGTTCTTGCTGGAATATACATGACATCACCAGGTGACAGAGTGACATCTAGGGCAATGTGTAACTCTTGCCCTGCTTTGTCTGGGAGATATGGTTCATCTGTCATTTCGATCAGAGCACTACATCTCTCTTCAAATACATTCCAGTGAGTTTCACCATCAATCTGACAAATGAAGTTAGGTGGTAGATCCCAATGGGCACCAAATGACTTGCTACCTTCTTTGGCAGCACCAAATATATGTGCATCACAGTTACAGTCAAACATATCCTCTATGTTATTGAGGAGATTATCTACTGCTGGATTGTAATGCCCATACTGCTCAATGATAAATGTATGTCCTTCATTGATTGCTTGGAATAGTTCATGCTTATGGGGCACACCTTTCTCATACCATACTTCAAACTTCTCAGGCAATAGTAAACGACGACCCTCCATATTAAGGATCTGAGTTCTATAATACCATGGATTATTGAAACAGTGCGTGACTGTATCCCAGTTTACATATTGTAGAGGATTATCTAAACAATTACGCCACACCATTGGTTTGTCACCACATTGGAAGACGTTAGGATTCAAGAATGGCAGGATTAGTTTGTTCATTTAACTTCCAGAAAATCACCCTCTGTGGGATCTAATGGATACCCAGAGATATTTACACTGATAGCAATACGTTCTTGCTTGTGATATGGCAGAGTACGATGTCTCAACCATGATGGGAAGATAAGATAATCAAATGTCTGAGTATCTACTGTATAAAAGTCATACAATTCACCCTCATCTGACCTACTCCAATCATCATATTCTTTGTCTAGTGGACACATCCTATGAATCTGTTGTAGTGGATTCTCAAACTGAATCTGTCCACCATTTAATTCTTTCTGCAAATAATATACACAGGACACATGTGACTTGCTACGTCCACCACCAATGTGAGCATGTAGACCAGTAGTGTCACCACTGCTATGACGATTTGCCCACATTGATTCAATGTAGAGATGGAAATCTTTACGATAACGTACAGTATTATTCCAGTAATCTCTTACAGCATGTAGCAGAGGATGTGTCAACCAATCAAACAATGGGTTATCAAATAGTTCTGCTCCACCATCAAGTTCTGATGTAGATTTACCAGACTCTAATGCCCACCCACCATTACACTGATCAAATGCATCAGTGAGAAAACCATAGGTAGCATTAAATTCTTGGTCAGATGGAACTATCGTCCCCTGCTTTACTGGTGTAGGAAATAGCAGATGATTCATTTTGTTTAATAATATCGAGCATGTTTTGCTTGTTCCTCACAGGAATGAAGTTGAACGAGATACTGATACGTTCGTCCTCAGTTTCATTCTCTCTAACACCATGGGCAACCCAAGCAGGGAACAAGAACAGTCTACCAGCAATGGGTGGATATGACCACGTTGAGTGTGTATGTGGCACCTCTGCTGTACTCATGTCCTCAGATGTGCCAATAGAATGCACTAAGAATCCCTCAGATGCATCCTTGTGGAATGTAAGTCTTCCACACTCACCTTCGGGAACTTTAACATAGAATGCACCAGACATTACAGCACCAGGGTGAGTGTGAACCTCATTATATCCACCCTGTCCATTGATATTCATCCAAGCATTTGCATACTCAATAGTTGTATGGCATGAACCATAACTACCGAATGCTTCTGTTGCCTTTGCTTTGATTTGTTGCAGCAGTTTCTTAAACTCATCCCCATCAAGTTCTTCGTCTTTGAGGATTTGCTCACCCATAAAATCAGGGGACTGATAGTTCAGTAACCCCCGATTGCTTCGCGCTTTACCTTCCATGGTGTTCGCAATGTTATACACAATGCGTTCCATTTCTTGTAGATCAATGTCAAGATCAACCCACCACACTGGGGTGGGAAAGATATAGTCAAGGTTCATTACTTAACTTTGTTCAGAGTGGCATCAGTTTCGGACTGATCTGATTCCCAGTCAGTATACTTTTCGTATCCAGGACGAGTACGAACCTTGATCCTCTTCTTCTCTTGAATCTCTGCTTCGATCCAAGGTTGTGCTTCTTCTTTGAGCACCAGAGTACGATACAGGTTAATAGTTTCCAGACCACCTTCAAGTTTAACCAGTTGATCACGCATTTCATTCATTTTGGTGAAATCAACACGAGTCTCTGTCTGGTCAAATGCCATAGCAGAAACTGACTCTTGCAGTGCAGTATAAGATGCAATCTGCTCACGATGTTGATAGATCAGATTTCTCCACAGATCATCCAGAGTCTTTACTGCTTCTTCTGCACTATCAACTTGAACAATAGTTTCAGGTACTTCCTGTTCAAGAATTTCCTCAGACATAATTACTCCTTGTAAATTGTTTCTTTTGTGAACTCGTAGGTTGACGGTAGACCACTACACCAATCATACATCTCAGCATTCCATTCGTCAAATCGAATTTCTGCTGTATCTATCTCTTGTTGATCATGAACAGGTGACAGATTATTTTGTAAGCGTTTAAGTGTCAGTGTATGCTTATTTATAGGATTGAATCCCATGCCTGCTGCAATATATCGCAGACCATCATTATGTGCAGGATCACCTGCAAATTCATAGATCACATGTTTCTCAGAGGCATATCTCATGAAGAGATTATCTAATGCACCAGTGGAGAAATCATACTGTATATGATCAGCAACTTCTAACCAGTATGGTGTATCACGAGAGGAGAATGCATAGTGTGCAGCAATGAAGTTCTTGAATCCCTCAATTTCTAAGTCACACACTAAGTTTAGCATATCAACTTCAACACGAGGAACAAACCCATCACGACCTGCAAGATTATTACACAATCGTAGAATCTGTTCGTGTGTAGTGAGTAGACCAGTTGCTTCTAATGGTTCAACAAAACAATTAGATAGTCCTACTGCACATACATTCTTCTCCCATGATTTAGTATGCTTACCATTTCTAAATGGCACATGCTTGAATGATCCTATATTATCAGCACGTTTGATACCTCGTGTGCGAGCAACATAGGCATGTAGATCTTCCTCTGCTTTCTCCTTAGATGAGAAATCAGATGAGTACACATATCCACAACCAGATCTCTCCCACAGTGGAACATCCCAGACCCAACCATTCTCAATGGCAGTACAGTTAGTGCTATTAACTATTTCTTTTTCTGGATCTTCGTGTGGTACATGACATGTTACTGCACTATCATTGAGTAGACAACCACCATCATTTACATGGAATGATTCAAATGGTACGCCCATGAATTGTTCAAGCAGCAGTGACTTGAACCCTGTGCAGTCAATGTATAGATCATACTCTAATCGTTGACCTTCATCAGTCAACAACGCTTTAATATGACCCCTATCATCCTTCTCGCAATCAACTACATTGCCTTGCATGTAGTTTAGACCAGGACAATAGTTATTCTTCAACCATTGACCAAACTTAACTGCATCCATGTGGTATGCAGTATCACCACCAAAGTTAATCCTATCAGGATCGTTAGTAAGTTTATTGTAGTGAGCAAGTTGACCAATAATGTTATGACATCTCGCAAATGTATTGCGAGTAAACTTCTCTGGTTTTTGAAGATTGAGAGCAAACCATGACATCCAACCATGTGGACATAGTTCCAGTCTCTCCATGGCATCGCCAAAAGGATAGTCCCAGGTCTCTTCTTTCTTGTAGAAGTCATTGAATCTAATGTTGACCTTATATGTGGATCCTGTGTCTTTCATCCACATATGATCTTCAAGACCAATCGCCTCAAAGAAGTCATTAATTTGTCCCAGTGTAGATTCACCTACACCAATGATGGGATAGTTCTTAGACTCAATTAGTGATGTTTTAATATGAGGGCAAAGTTTCAAAAGGGCGGCAGCGGTCATCCAACCAGCAGTGCCGCCCCCTACGATGAGGACATTACGAATGTGCATACTTTAATCAAGCATCAGGGGCAGGTTGTTGTGCTTCGGGTGCGTACTTACCAATCTTAAACTCTTTCTGAGTTGCATCATCGAACTGCTCAGGTCCCCACCATGCGGGCATATCTTCACTGTGTGGGAATGGTTCGTTAGGAAGAACTTTCTGCTTGACAATAGTAGTCTCACCAGTCATTTCGTCAGTCACCTCAACTTCTTCATATTGAATGGGAGGTTGATTGTCTTTGACGCCCTTAACATGCTGGTAGAACTTACCTTCTTTTGCTGCTTCACCAAACAAACCAGCATCAATGTCCTTATAGAGCATAGAAAGTTGCTCACCAGGATCACCATATGCTACCACACGCAGCATCTCAGGATCGTGGAATTCAAAGTCAGGAATCCACTCACCGAGTTCTAATTTCCAGTCGATAGTAGCATCGTCAGGAATATCCATCCAACGAAGACCTGCACCAGGTCCTGTATAGACTTCAAATTCTTCACCTGCTTCGACAATATCTGTGATAAATCCGTCAGCGCGGACTAATGCTCTTTGTCCCATTGGTTTAATCGAATTCGTAAACTACAACAATACCCTGGCGACCGTCACCACCACGCTCGGAGTTACGACCAGAGGAACCACCAGCACCGTAGGCAGCGTGCGCTCTGTGTCGCTGCGCCCACTGTTGCTGACGGTGTGATGTGGGCGAAGAACCACCCCAGAAGGATGTGCCACCGTGACCCAGACCAGGAGGGTTTCTATGACCCTGTGAAGAACCACCATAGATTCTAACAGAACCTTGGGAAGGATTACCACCCGTGGATCCATCATGCTGTTGTCTACGGTTTGCACCCTGTCCACCACCAGATGAACAATAGTTACCAAAGGAAGAAGTGCCGCCATTGCCAGCACGACCAGAATAACCAGTACCACTACCAACACCACCAACAGTAACAGAAATACTATTGATGTTTTCTACATTAACGATGGTTTCAGTGTGAGCACCAGCAGCGCCAGACTCACCATAACCTGATCCACCGCCGCCGCCACCAGTACACTTCACCCAGATACGCTTAATGCCACTGGGTTTGTTCCAGGTTCCGTTACCAGTATACACGGAAATAGACTTAGGTCCACCACCAGAGGGGATAGATGCCCAAGACATTGTACTGCCGTTTGTTGACAGATACTTACCTGATTGTCCAGATACTGATGGGATAACCTGTGCAGAACTACCAGAGATGGTTCCATTAATGTTGATGTTAGAAACGGTAAGAGTACCGTTCACAGTAATAGAACCAGAACTGAGGTTAAGACCACCAGAACCAGACAGGTCTCTAATAGAGGATACTTTTAGGGTACTCATTGATTACTTGTCTCCTTCGTTGTTATTTATATCAAATGAATTCGTAGACTACGATGATGCCTACACGACCATCTCCACCACGTTCTCTGTATCTAGCAGATGATCCACCAGCACCATAAGCAGCGTGTCCTCTATGACGTTGTGCCCATTGTTGCTGTCTATGAGATGTAGGAGATGATCCACCCCAATAAGAGTGACCGCCATGACCCAGACCAGGAGGATTGCGGTGACCCTGAGAAGATCCACCATAGATTCTAACAGAACCTTGATTAGGATTACCGCCAGTAGCACCTTCATGCTGCTGACGACGGTTTGCACCCTGTCCACCACCTGAGGAGCAATAGTTACCGAAGGAAGATGTTCCTCCATTGCCAGCACGACCAGAGTAGTTAGTACCACCACCACCGCCACCAACAGTAACGGAGATGGAATTGATATTTGCTACGTCTACAAATGTCTCAGTGTGAGCACCAGCGGCACCAGATTCTCCATAACCTGATCCACCACCACCTCCACCAGTACACTTCACCCAGATACGTTTTACGCCACTAGGTTTGTTCCAAGTAGAGTTACCATTATATACAGAGATCGAGTTAGGAATACCAAGGTTAGTTGCATTCGCTTGCCACGAAATAGTGGATCCATTGGTATACAAGTATCTACCAGAGTTACCACTCTGATTAGGAATAATATAACCAGAAGAACCAGTAAGTGTACCATTGATTACGATGTTAGTAACCGTAAGAGTACCATTAGCAGTGATCTGTCCGTTTGAGAAGGACATACCACCCTGATTATTCAGGTCCTTAACTTGTGCAACATTAAGTCTGGTCATTGTTAGAGGATCTTTCTTTGTATTTATTCAGCGACAGGTCTTGTCTCACCATCTTCTAGATATTTCTGATGAGACTCCCACTCGTCGTCAGTGGGATAATAACCAGGAAGGTAGATCATCTTATTTATGTCACTACGTTCCATTCTTTCCATGGTCTCAGCAGTATCAGTATTTGCTGCCATGATAACAATTTCAACTGTTTTCTCAGCAGTAGTACCACCTTCTGTAAACCAGAATGTAGCAGTATATCTATTGTTTTCACCAAGATCTTCTCTACCATCTCCTTTATAGAAACCAGAGATAGTATACTCTTCAAAGATCTTTTGATCTGATTTGATCGGACCTTGCAATTCAACAGAGCAAACAGGTTGCTTAGTTGCTTTACATGTGATGTTCACCCCATATGATAAATCATCATACTCAGTGAATGTTGCACCGTTGCTGCCATTCTTAACAGCACCAAATGCACAGATTAAATCAGGGAAATGAAATACTGTTCGTGAGATAAAAATTGTACCTTTATCGCAATCAAAGATACAATTAAATCTGTTAAATCTATCTGTATGAGTGATAGTGTCTCTATCAGGAATGTTCATGATTGTCTCTCATAACCAATTACAATTCGACCAGTGCCACCATTTCTGTTTCCAGCATTATTTCTAAATGGGTGACTACTTTCTGCCACTGTACCATAGTTTCCTGCTTGTGTCCTACTGCTAGCAGCAACACCACTAACGTGGTTTGAACCGCCCCCGCCACCACCAGCGCCATGACAATCACAACCAGGGTCACCACCAAGGTTTCCACCTCGGTATCCCCCGCCACCACCACCGCCGCCAGAGCGGTCGCCACCAGGGCGTCCATTATTACCCACACCACCATTCGCCTGAGCACAGCAAGCGCCACCACCAGCACCACAGGATCCACCCTGTCCGTTCTGGTTTCCAGCGCCTCCCTGTCCAGCACCGCCACAACCTTCGCGACCACCGCCGCCTCCGCCGCCACCAGCGACTAACCAGATGTTGCCATAAGCGCGTGATCCATTGTAGACCACACTACCAGCACCACCACCACCGCCGCCAGCAGAGCAACCACGACAGGCAGCATAGCGTCCCTGTCCACCATTGCACCACGATGATCCATTACTACCTCTACCACCAGCACCCCAGCAACCGTGGCAACCAGAACCGTTACCACCACCGCCACCGACGTTAGTATAGAGAGTTGTGCCAGATGTTACTGCCTCAAATTCACCATAGGCAAAACCACCTGAACCACCGCCAGCACCACTTTGACCGCCGTTACCACCAGCACCACCCCATGCCCAGATGTATAGGGTTCCCTGACCATCACCAGTAACATCTTGCACACTAAATGTACTAGATCCTGCGGATTGCCAAGTATGAATTGTTAGAGGAATACCAGTGTCAGGATGATTAGCAGTAGTTACACTTCCACCACTAGCAGTGACAAATGCTTTGCTAGATCCTGCACCACCAGAACCGAGGGCATTAACTTTGTTTGCTCCAATAGGCATGATTAAGCAGAGTAATTAGTAATTGTTACGAAGCAGTACCAGGTAGAACCATTGAGGTAGAACATCATCTGATAACCATCCCAACCACTACCAGGTGTCAAGTCATTGACGTTATAAAGAACTTGGGCAGTTGAACCATTAACTCTCACAGATGTAATAGCACCATTACCATTAACCTGCTCAATCATCACAGATGCAGCATACATAACGCCACCTTCCTCAGGGACGTTCTGAAAATTAACTGTGATGTTACCGTTATAGTTTGTTGGGTTATTAGTCGAGAATACTGATGCCAGTGAGTGATCAAGGTTTACTACACTTGACTTAGCAAAAGAAACATGTCTTTCTTTTGTTTGTCCAAATTCAAATGTAGCACCTGGGATCATTCTCAGGTGATTGTTGACAGCAATGTTATCGAAATATCTATACGCTGACAGATCTTCGTCAGCACCAATCAGTGTCCATGTTGCACCATTCTCAATGGTAACTGTATAACCATTAGAGATGGTAATCGGAGCAGCAGAGAAACCGTTGCTAAACTCTACACCACCATTAGCACTAGGACCAACGATAATGTTCTCGCTAATCGTAGTTCCATTAGTTCTGATAATAGAATCATCACCAACGGAAGGACCACCACCACCAACATCATCCCAACCAGGTGTACCAGGTCCCGCTACATCAGGAAGATAACCTTGGAAAATTCCTTCGGTAGTATTGAATACGATAGTTCCAAGGGGAACTGTACCCAATGCATTGATTTGCGTCTGGTTGAGAGTAGGCAGATTGACTTGCTCTGTAACTTGCAGAGCGGTAATAACTGCTCTGGTTACAGCATCAATCTGATTGCCTATAATTTTGGTGGTCATTTATTTTATTCGGAAGGTTTTAGATAACGAGTTCACGAATATGGATTGTGTCACCAGTTGCAGGGGGTGTAGCGATAGAGAAGTCAACAGCATTACCTGTTACTGTATAATCTACACCAGGGGTCTGTGCAACACCATTAAGGAATACCAAGACAGAATATGCAGTGTGTCCAGGTGAGATACCAAACGTTTGTGAGGAACCATCACCGCTATACGTCACACCATTATTACCATTAGCAATACCAGTTGCTAATGAGTATTTATCAGCGCATCCATACTTACCAGTAACATCGATGTCACCATCAAAGTATGTGTTACCACTGATCTTCAAGCGGTTAGATGCATCAGGTGCCATACCAATACCATAGTTGGTAGTGCCACTGAATCTGTTAGATGTGATCGGAGTGGTATCACTCAGACCAAACTTATACCAGGTGCCAGAATCATAGATCCAACCAAGAGATTGACCAGGTGTCCAGTCAATGTTATAGCAAATGTCTCCACTGTTGAATGCAAGACCAGCGTCAAGATCAGGCAGACCAGAACCTAACTCTTCGGCAAGGAATGTCTGCCTCAGAACAGTACCATCATCGTTCGAGTAGGTAAAGTTCAGAGACTGAATCTGATCCTGTGAAGTAATCTTCTTCTGGAAGGTTACAGGACCTGAGAACACAGACTCCAACTGGTTAGATGCACCACCGATAACAGTAAGTTTATCAGTCAGCACCAACTCAGAGAAGGTTTCAATCGTTGTACCTTCTTCACCCAACACATTCAACTGTGCAATATCTTCGTTAGTGATCTGACCCGTAACAGGGTTAATCACCTGGTTACCAACGAACAGTTCACCGTCAGAGTTCACACCAGAGTAGTATGCAACACCTGCTGCTTCTTTGAGTGACTGAGACAATCTAACCTGCTCAGGTGAGAGAACCTCAACCTGAGTAGATGGGAATGCTGTTGAGTAGTTACCAGGACCGAAACCAAGATACTCAAACGTGTGACCAGATGCACGCAGAATAGAATAACGACGGAGTTCAATACTCAGAGGAGCGATAGAACCATCAGTGTTGAGTTTCAGAGGAATCTTTCTATCTTCCTCATCACCCAGACGTGCAGTCACAACAATGTTAGACAGAGTATTTGTTGTGGTGGTATAACCAAGGTTGTTATTTCCTTCAAGCAGGAAGAACTGTGCAGTCTCCTTAGTAATAGACAACTGAGTGTCTTCATTAGGAGTAGGACTTGCACCATCAGTAGTTCTAACCAGACCCAGAATCTCATTGTCTGCGACAGAAACAGCAGCAGCAGGGTCATCAACAGGGTTATCTCTGTCGAATGCAGGATAGATGTCTACTGTCTGTTGAGAGAACTCAAAGTCATCAAAGTTAGAGGTGATGGGAGATACTGACGCAGACAGAACTGTAAGGTAGTAGATACCATCAGTTTCACCAATCACGAACTCTTGGAATGTTTCTACATCATAGATGTAGTAAGTCTTAGAGTATGCAGGTGAGTTAGTTTCAGATGATCTAGGTTGCAGTACGAAACCAGTAATCGGAGGACGAGGAATCGGGAATGCATCCTTATCCAGGACATAACGGAAACGATAAGTTCTGTCAGTCAGATCACGAGCATCAGGTACACGACGTATAAAAGTAGTAGGAGTAAATCCAAGGTTCTGATACAGCGAGTTTGCTTGCAGTGTGGTGTAGATAGTATTGTTAGCGTTATCTACTTGCAGATACCACTGACCACGGTTTGTATCATACTTGATTGGGTTCTCATCATCACCTGCTCTTGTGCCAGTTACATCAGGACCAGAGGGTGAAATATCAGCATAGTGTGTAGTGGGTTCAGACGCGCCAGCAGCAACAAGTGCTACATATACTCTGTCAGGAGTATTAACATCATCACGTCTTGCACCAATAGTATAACCCTGAATCTTGCTAGGCGGTCTACCTAATTCAGAGGTGTAACCATATAAGTACAAACGCGAGTTATCTGCTTCTGCTCGGGTGGCGTTGATGTCGATAGTAACCCAGTTAATCGAGATCTCATCAACGTCATCCAGCGACTTGGGTGGGATAACGTGAGTAATTTGTCCTGCCTTGTCCTTTGTGAAGGCAGTTGCCTTAAATCCTTTTGATCGCAGGGATGTATTTCCGAAATTACTATTACTGTTGGTAATAGAAAGGTCACCACCACTGTCAGCGAAGAAATGATCGCCAAATCCCACAGCGAACACAGACACAACCTGAATGAATGAATCATTGGATGCCTTAATGTGCGCGTGACGCCATCCTTTACGGTACTCAGCAAGACCATTAATGTGTGCGCCAGATCCTGCTGCTTGTGGTTCATAGTTTCCAGAGGAAGGGTTATAAACTACAAATGCACGGTCATCCTTTTGAAGGGAGATGCCAGTGAACTGTGCAACCACCATCGATTTGAAACCAGTTGCACGCGAACCATCAGCGTGCATACCATTGATACCCCAAACAGAACGTAGGGACATGTTAAACACATATGGTGACGCAGAGTCAACCGTGTCAATCTCAACTTTAACAAGGATGTTTGAACCGATAGCATTACCTGAGGGTTCTGCTGACATCTGATAAGTAAACTGGTTACCCTGTGCAGATGTTACCAGGAACGATCCATTATAGAGTAGTTTATCCTGCTCAGTAGGACCATTAACGCCAGAAATGTTAACAGCGACACCCACGGAGAATCCATGATTCTTCGGGTTACCGATCTCGTCAACAGTAAACGCCGTAGCAGTTTGTCCATTTCTGATAATCTGCGATACAGCAAATTCGTCCGAGATCGGACCCACAATTCTGTTTTCTTCGATTCTTGCTTGCAACTGGTCCTGTGCAACCACACCAGAGGAGTCAGGAATTGTAGCGTATGCTTTCGAGATCTTCTGGTAGTACAGGTTCAGATCATCTACGTTAGCAAACTCAAAGCAAGTGAGTTTGTGGTGAGAGAAGTTAGGAGCAATAGTTGCAATATCATCACCACGATAGTAGACACCATTGGTATCACCATCGAAGAAGGATGCCTGCCAGAAGTAACAACCACCAGTTAAGTTAAAGATCGCAGAAGCAGTAGGTTCATTAGTAGCAGTAATACCGAGACTACCCTGTACTGTGGGATACGGGACATATTTTGGAATGAACTTGGTTCGACGTAAGTCCGAACCAACAACAGAGCAACCACGAGGGACAATAACACCACCGCGAGTTGAATTAAACCTATAAAGAACATTGCTACTACTCGTTAGGTCAAAGTTAGTATTAGCGTCAAACGGTTGAATATCATTATAATCTGCTACCCCAGGTCTGTTATCCAGAACGTAGTCAGAAGGATACAGATAGATCGAGAATGCGTCGAATTCGTCATTACTCAGACCAACACGATAGGAGAATCGTGCCACTTCAAGAAACGCACGTTGTAATGTCTTAAACGGACGCAATGCCGAGTTACCTCGGTTATCATATGCGTCCGATGCATCGAAGTCGTCAGGGTTGACGTAGATAATACGTCCAGTCCTAGACGTGATGATATTTTTAAGACGAGTTAGTGCCATTTATCGGTATTCCGTACTAGGGTCGCGGTTAGTCTCAGGACTATTTATTAAGGTGTACCAGTGCCACCACCATCGTCTGCATCCTTAGCGTTCAGCAGGAAGGTGTAATCCTCAGATACAGTCTCGAAACCATCAACAACGTAGGAAAGATCCCCAGCAGAAGAATAAACCAACAGGTTTTGACCAGGACCAACAACAATGCCAGTCACTTTGTCGTACTGATTAGCAGCAACCTGAACATCGTATGCAATATAGTCTTCTGCATTAGCATAAGTCACTGCGGTTGCACCTACCTGATCCCCAGTACCAATACCATTGGTATCGAATGTCAGGTTTGCAGCACCACCGCCACCAAGCACAGCGTCAGTCAGTGTAAGAGTTTCAGCATCTGCATAATCCTTACCACCGTTGACCAAAGTAACAGTAGCAGCACCAGAACCATCAACACTAACATCTACTACAAGACCTGTTCCGCTACCACCAGTAGGAGACAGACCAGCATAATCCCCAGTAGCACGAGAAGCATCAGCAGCACTAACGTTGTTTAGAGCAAGAACTTTACCAGTGACAACCTGAGTCATGGTACGGTTACCATTAATCAGTGTCGGTGTATCGTAGAACTGATCATTAACTTCAAATGGTTCAGAATCACCATCAAGGGAGATCTTCAATACATTACGATCAGCATCAAAGTCATGTACGAAACCCCAAGGACCAGGAGTTACACCACCTGTTTGAATAGTATACGTTGTACCACCAATAGTAAATTGGTCAGCAGCAGCAAATGTTTCACCACGAAGTTGATAGATGTAGATCTCTTCGTAAGGAGGATTCAGTTCCGTTCCCAGTGCATGACCAAATCCAGCATTAGCATCAGCAGTGTTAGCAACAGCAGGTTCTGCATATGCATATAGGTTCAATGCAGTTGCTTCACTAATTACAATTTCAAGGTAACCATCAGTTCCAGCAGTACCACCCTTAGTAACACCAGTGGTATATTCAACACCAGTCAAACTTTGTGTACCATCATCTTCTTCCGAAAGTCGGAAAGGATGACCAGTATTAGAAACATCAGACTGATCATAGCGATAGGTTCTTTCGTTATCGAAACGAACAATGGCAGCACCAATAATAGGGAACTCATAAGGACCTGCAATATCACCTTGGGAGATGATAAAGCGTTCGTTGTTCTCAATGTTATTAGTACCCTGAGAGAAGTTCAGGTCAATAGTTGCAGAAGAGTCGCCGCCCTGAACGCTCTCTGCTTCACTCCACCAGTTCAGATAATAATCACCAGAGTCAGTGAGTTGAGTAATACTAGTACCATCAGTGTGGTCAACAGCAGATGTACCATACTGACCACGAGTAACAGTCAGATCATTACCTGCGACAGTTTCAATATAAAGAATTTCATTGGAGATCCTAATATAAGAACCTTCCAGGAAACCAGTTGCATCAGTTACTGTAAGGGTAACATCAGCAGCAGCATAAGTAGCACCTTCATTAATCGTCGTAGTCGTTGCAGAATCAATGAACGACTTGGCAAAAGTACCAGCACTGAGAGCACTTGCGGTTGTGCCGTATACACCACGAGTAACAGTCAATGTATTGCTGTTGGTATCAATACCAGAAGGATCAATTTGAATGATCTCAGTACCTGTTTCTGTGGGATCAGACGATATAAACAGAAGTGTATTATCAGCAAGACCAGTATTACGAGAAACTTGTACTGTGGTTGCGGCAGCGCCAACATCAGGAGTTGTCATATACAGGGTGCCTGTGCCACCATCATAGGCACGAAGAGTACCAGTCAGACTAGATGTTGCACCAGTAATGGTTTCACCTATCTCAAAAATACCAATCAGGTTATCAACCAGAGTATCAATAGGATATACTCTATCAACTTGAACGTATCTGTTTACTGTTGCAGTATCCTTATACACATCCAGCAGTTTAGCAATACCACCGTTGATAGATGCTAGGTCAGTACCAGGAACGGCAGCACTAAACGTAATGCCAGGGTTAATTTTCAGTTTATATCCACTGATCGGGTTGCCCTTCTGAAACTTATACTGAGAAGGTTCGTTACCATCCAGTGTAAGAATCTGATCGTAATTTCTCAGGGCAGTGCGATAAGTTGCTGCTGAACCACTCTGGTTAGCAACAGTCATCACTGTCGATGCAGTGCTTTCAATATCAACTCGATAGAGTTCTGTATTAGTAGTGGCAGCGGGTTTTGACGCTGCGAGTCTTCCTGCTGTCATTTGTTAATTACCATCCTGCCTGAAAATAAGATTGGAGTCTGAGTTGCCCACCAAGAACGGGAGCAGAGAGAGCACCACCGAAACTAACACCCACTGCTTCAATGTTATTTGTAGAAAGCAGAGTAGCATTACCTGCGGGGAACCTAATAGTTACATCGTCCTCAATGTTCGATGCGTCAATAGTAATGATACCGTTGAGATTATCAGGATTGTTAATCCTCATATACTCCATCGTCTTGTTCGCAAGAGTTTGTGTTGCTCTTTCTGCGACGATGACGTTTTGACTAGTACCATTATTTAGAGGGGCAACCACAGAACCCTCAGGGAATGTCCAAGAGTAGTTCGTGTTGTCGTTTAGGTTGCCAAGGTTGAATGTAATCTTCTTGGATGACTCCGCAGTGTCCTCGAAGATAGCACCTTTATATACCTTGTTAGTAAGAGTTTGTGTTGATGCCTCACCAACAACTGTGACGTTCAAGTCGGGGAACGTAACAGTTCTATTACTAGTGAGAACACTGGAATTGAAGATTACATAATGAGTGGGATCATTCTCATCAGTAGAAGGAGTGTTTGAGAACGTGGGATTAACCATGTTCTTGTTATACACATCCTGCTGTGTCACATCATCCAACAGTGTGGACTGCGAAACAGCAACACCAAAGTCAGGTAGACGATAAATGTGCTGACCAGGTGCATCCCAGGCATCAGTCTCAAACTTAGCAATCTTAGCAGTATCAGTAGAACCTGTGATGCTAAGATCAGTGTCTTTGATGATGATAGTCTTGTTCGTAATCGACTGATAGGTATCAGTAGCGACGAACGTTGTGACTGTATTTCCACCGACAGAAGGGAAGTCGAATCGCTTCGTACCACCTGCGGTAGAAACAGTGTCTACGTTGAATACAACTCTCTTAGAGGCATTTTGATCACCAACAAAGTAGGTTGCAGAGTCAGTAAACTGTGCTTGTCCAGTAACACTGAAATATCCAGATCCTTGCGGTTGAATAAACAGGTTAGCATTGGCAGCAGCACTGTCCTGAATTGCCATTCTGATGGTAGAAGAACCATCAGAGTTAGAGATTCTGGACTGATACAATGACGCACTACCAAATGTAATGCCGATTTCGTTGACCGCCGATTGGAATAAACCAGTATCTCGGTCCAAGTCAAACGCCATGCCTGGCGCAGACGCAGATCCCGCAGCGATAGATCTAAAAAGTTGATTAACCTTAGACTTCCTGTTGGGAATCAGCGGGTCCGAGATAACAATCGGGAGAATTGCTTCTCCCGTTACCAGTTCATCAGCAATCGTATCAAGTTGTGATATTCTTTTAGTACCCACTGAGACTCACTTGGCGCTGTTCTTCCCTGTTATTTATAAGGTAACATCTCTGTGTCCTTTCGCTAATGACAGGGCATCTGCATAGCGATCAGCATGTCGCTGATGGTACTCTCGCGCTTCGTCAAGTTCCGCCAAGAATTCTTCATAGAACTGACGTGGACTGACATCCTCATCATTGAAGTAATCATTGATGCAGTCAGCAAGACGGTCCCTACGCTGTTTAGCATAGATCTTGTTGTTGAATTCAACAGGATCAGGACTAACGATCTTAGGAATACCTTCTTGGGCATCTTTGAGGATCTCTTGATAGAACTGGTCGTCGCTCATTGCGCTTCCTTCACACGGACCTCAATAGTATAGGCAGGTTGGGCAGATTTGTCAACCTTGCCCCAGTGCCTGATCACCCCTGCCACAATGAAACAGTTAGTGACAAAATAAGTGAGAAGTACAGCAGTGCGTATACAAGCAATGATGTCTGCCTCTCGTTCATCTCTACCTTCCTTCTGTCCGAGTGCCTTTGCCCAGAGTCTCCACATATTTCTTTCTTCCAACTCCCCCTCCTGGGATCGAACCAGGGACCAAACGATTAACAGTCGTTCGCTCTACCGCTGAGCTAAGGAGGAACGAGAGCCTGATAACGGACTTGAACCGTTGACCTACGGTTTACAAAACCGTTGCTCTATCCAGCTGAGCTAATCAGGCACGTCTTGATAGTTCTCAATAAGATGAGACATCTCAAAGAGAACTGGATGCATTTCCTCAGCAATCAGATAGTCAGACCATCTATATAGGTCTTCCATCTTTATGTGAGGATTGGTGTTTGCTTGTGCAATAACGTCTCCATCATGGGGATCAAACCCTTCATCCTCAAAGGTGAAGGGCAGTCCATTGATCATAAAGACATTAACTATACATTCACATGAATCAAGATAACAAAAAGCGTTAGTTACTTTGTACTTCATGTGCTTCCTCTTCCATCAACTTGGCGATACGATGCTCAATACTTGCTAATGCTTGTTTGACTGTATCTGCCTTGTTACTATGTAGTGTGGAACCGTCTTCGTATGCAAGAAGTGTATAGTGCCATTGGCAATCGATGTCACTATACCACATCTTTATGTCAAGATTCAAGTTCCTTCTGCATGGTGCTAAGTTCCTCGTTGACATACTGTCGTACTCCTGCTGGATCGGGTTGCCACCCCTCTGGCATAGGGAGGGGTGGGTTATTAGCAGTCTCAATTACAGAGAGTGCCTTTTCATAATCAGGAACGGGAACCATTAGAACTGATGGTTTCCCCTCCTGAGTGATCTTAATTGTATGACCCCTCTCACATAGCGTCAAGCAGAAATCGAAATTCTCCTCAATTTCTTCCAATTTGACTTCGATGATCTGTGCGTTCATATCAGTTGAAAATATAGGTACGGTCCTCAGAGTCTAGTTTTTCTTGGAGGAAGGAACTGATGGTAGCAAAACCCTCAGCACCGTCTTCATTCCACTCGAACTGAACAGACTCTTGATAACCACAGTCATCTTCAATAACGATCTTACGCTCGTTGAAGTGAATGTAGGCGTGGTTGACGAAGTTAGGAGACATCATTAGTTGAGCATGACAGGGAGACCATAGATTTGGGTGGGACCAAGGGCACACCCAAAGGCAGCAAGACCAGTACCGCATCCCATAGAGAGCAGACCGCTTGTCACCTGATTAACAATAGCACCGCTACCCGAGGTTACGATCTCACCTATGCCACCTGTTGGAGTGGCCACCAGTGTCATGTGTGCGCCAGCGTTGGATCCAGTCACAATGTCTGCCATACCGCAGGCAGTGGAGGTTCCGAGTGCCATACGAACATGCATGGAGGGAGAGGACGACACGGGTACGTCCATCGTAATGTCAACGATGGAACCATTAACCAGACTATATGAACCAGTGAACACTGGCATGGTCTGGAAAATTGCGATTACATCCATCCTACCACATGCCAGGAAAGATGTGATCCAGGATGCTTCGTTGACGATCTCACCAGTTGCTTTGTTGGTGATAGCAGTAGCAGAGGTGTGGACATCAGGGGCGTCGAGAGTAATACCCGAAACACCATTCATCTTCACTTGGTTACCTTGAATGGTAACGTCACCTTTGTAAGCAATAGCGTGGTCACCTGCCTTGGTTTGGAAGGACTTTGCTTCTTTCTCCCCTGCTTGGAGATTAACGTTCTTAGATGCACTGTTGAAAGACTTGAATGCACCTTGAACTGCTTTCAATGCAGACTCACCACCTTGTTGGAAGTCAGACTCTGCTTGCTTAGTCCACTGGTTGTCATCTTGGTTCAGAGCATTATCGCCCTTACCGCTTGCACCAGCGCCAGCACCATTACCTGTGTTCTCGTTGAAGGATCCGTTCACTTCCAGGTGGAAGTCACCCATCACTTTGAGATAGTAGTCACCTTCAATCGTATGAACCAGGTTGTTCTTGACGTTCTGAATCAAGTCGCGACCAAAGATCGCAGTCTCATTACTAGGAACGTTCTTGTGGACGTTACCCTTCTTATCTTCAAAGGTAGTAACACCACCAGGACCAGAACGGATGCGCTTCTCCTTCCCAGGTGTAGCGTCATCAATATCTCTGGCACCATTCAAGAACAGTTTAGTTTCCATGGCATAGGTGTTGATGCCTTGGAAGAATGAATCAAAGTAATTACCCCCTGTCCCTTCTTCACCAAAGTCGGAACAGTCGTCACTAGTGTTACCACCAGGACCAGCGAGGGCATCACCAGGATTAGAACATTCGGTGGTCCCCAATAGTGGTAACCACCCTGTCGCTTTCGGTTTTCGTGCGCTCCTTCCACAATCAATGAACGATGCAATGAGACTCACGATCATTGCAATGATGTTCAGAACGTTAGAGAAGTTAGCAAGAACACTGAAATCAATTTGCATCAACTTCTGCAAAGAAGTAGTGATCGAAGAAAGTTGATCGATCGTATTGATTGCAGAGATGATGGTGTTGAAGACCTTAGAGATCTGTTTGAGAACCTTACAGATCGCTTTCTGAATACCACCGATTGCCTTGGTGACATAATCAGTGATCATCTTAAAGACTTGGTTGATCGCATTGGTAACCAAGTCCATTATCTGGTCAACAAAACTTCCTAAGAAGTCCATTATATTTCCTATGGCATCGAGGAAACCAGGAACAGGTTGACAGAAAATGTCCTGAATGATCTGTTTGATGATACTGATGATGGTAGTAACCACCGCCAGAGGAATGATACTAGCAAGTACGTTGACGAAAGCATCGATTGCTTGTCTCAACTGCTGAGCAAGAAGTTCCTTCAATGGTGCAACCATTGCAGTAACACCATTGGTAACATAGTTAGCGATATTACCAATTTGTTTGAGGATCTGGTTACCAGACTGAGCATGACCACTGATAGTAGACACCAAACTACCACCAGAACCCACACCCAAAGAACCGATTTGAGTGCCCAATTCAGTGAGCATTCTCTTCAAGTCCTTGGTGAATCCACCAGAAGCACCACCAGTTTGTAGAGGACCACTAGTGCCATCAGCAATGCCACCTTCCATAGAAGGGACACCGATCGGGTTTGTATACACGTTGAACGGGTTCTCAACTTCCGCTCTACTGATAGCACCACGGGTTTGCTCTTCACCACCCTCAGGACCACCAGGTGTTGCACCCTGACTCTTTACGAATGGAGCACCACCTTCAACGTTCTGACCTGTGACTGCTTGACGCTGTGGAGATTGGAAAGCATACTCATCTTTCTCTGCCTCAGTAGAGTCAGCGATGGTCGTTCTGGACACATCAATGTCACTACCTTCACTACCTTCTGATCCACCACCTTGTCCAGACTTCTTCTTGAATCCACGGAAGGCACCCATGACACATGGGAGTTGACCTTCATCACCATCCATGAAGAAACCCATGACGAATGCACCCACTTGCAATTCACAAGTAGAACCAGCATTCTTGATCTGAGGTTTATCAGTAGGCAGCAAAACAGTTGCCCAAGGAAGTGCATCCGTAGGGAGATCTTCCAAATAAGAAGAAGAACCATCCTCTCCTACTTTCCCTTTCTGGTGCCAACCTACGATACGTACTTTGACACGACCCAAGGAAGCAGGATCTTCTACGCTTTCAACTTCACCGACCCACCAGTTGAATCCATCTCTTCCAGCAAAATCAGTCTTCGTTCCTAACATTATCAGTAAGTGTATAGTCTAAGGTCCTGGCATTATTTAGACGCACAAACTCAAACATTCCTTCTTCGGGTAGTTTGCCCCATGCGAATTTGCCTGTTTCGGCATCATACCCAGTATCCAAAGACTTATATATTTGTCCATTGAACTGGACTTCGCTTACTACTTTGGTGTTCCTGAGAATACAATCACCATCTAACTCACCGAACCACCATCCATCAAAGTAACCGAATTTCCAAGAACAACTTGGTTCGTTGGTGAGTAAGTTGGTTGATTGAGTGAAGACAGTTACATCATTCTCGTATGTGAGATCCACTTGAAAGTGGCGATAGGGGTTGTCTTCACCTTGGTAATTATACCAGGACTTCATTTCTAGTGTCAAGGGTGCAACTTTCGTATACAGAATGTTGATCGTTGGCCACTTAGTTGGGTTTGATTGTGCTTGTTTCTTATTGAGGTAATGCCCCAATATCATCCTCTCAAATAAGGTCATACCATCCAGTCACAATAGTCTTCTCTTCATTGGGTGCTGGCAGACCTTTGTGCATATGTGTCCAGTCTGCTGGCCATATTAAGGTCAATCCTTTGACAGGTTTCACCTTACATTGCTGTGTCTCAAAGTATGTCTCTCCACCTTCTTCTACATCATTTAGATAAGTCATCCATGCCATGATTCTATTGGCACATTGTGGATGACCACTTCCTCTCTCACAGTGTAATTTCTTAAACCCTCCGTTGGGAGGATACCATTGAATGTTGAAATCTTCTAGAAGATCCCACTTCATGGTTTTAAGTTGAGGATAAAAGTTGCAATATAACTTAGTAACTTCTGCTAGTTGATCAATAAAGTCAACAATCCTCCTGTCCTTGATATACCGAGGTATTGTCAAGTCTATGGAATCCTTAATATCCTTGTCGATCCCGTTGCCATGGTGTCCTGGTTCCTTATCTAAGTAATCGCATGTATTGAAAAAGTCAATCACCCCATCACAGACTTCTGGACTTATCTTCCCACCACCGATAAAACTATACGGTGCATCTATATCTAAGTAATCCATAAAGCCTCAAAGAACCCTGTCTCTCAACCCTGACAGTGTTGATTATAATGATTTATTCAGTGGTTGTCAACAATCGTAGATTCTGCACTCGTCAGACTCAGGGTTCTGATCGCAGTACATCTCGAACGCAGTCGGATCGTGTCCGTCACCTGGGTGTCCTTGCTTCCATTGAGCGAGATCACTCAGTTCTGCCTCCAAGTGGCGGCGACGTTGTGCGGAAATGTTTGGATTATTCAGTTCGTCAACATCCGATTGGATGTGCTTATCAATGTTTTCCATTTAATACTAGTGTGATAGTATGATACTATTTATTTGCCTTTGTTCTGGGGACTCACAGGAAGACTATCGCGGCACAAGTAGAGTTCAGTCGTCATACCATTTTGATTGTAGACGTGCTTGACACCTTTGATAAGATATTTACCTGAGAACTGTCTGTCCTTACCCAGTTTGTTCTTGTTCTTCTGGATCGATTCTGGAATGACTACCTTGATCACGCCACCTGCATACACTGCTGTGTTACCTGGTACAGTAATCGTGAGCGTGTGGGTATTCAGCAGGAACCATCTCTGGTTAGCGTATGATGCTGCCACCAAAATACTGGCGCTCTCTTCTTCTGCACCACCGTCAGGTGAATTGGGTGCTTGCTGTGTCAACTTGGGCAGAATCTTCAACTTAGTTCTAGTAGGGAACTCAGTCTCAAACTCCTCAGTAACCTTATCATCATATGGGAATCCCTTCTCCAAGGTAGATGCCTTATCGAAGATACTTCTCAGTCTGTTGACAACAGGACCAGTAACTGTACCTTCTGGTTTGCTATCACCTGTCGTTGCACTCGCTACTGGTAGTGAACTGGATGTAGGTGCTGCCATGACAACACCAAAGGTTGCTGTCTGATACACACCCTGTCTCAGTTTTTCCAGTTGGTTTGCTCTGTCTGGGTACTTGATATTTTCGATCTTGAACATGTTCAGAACAGGATCATCATCGTTGACGTTCTTCTGTCCATACTTGTACTCAGCGATGACACCCCCTTCACAGAGTAGATCGATAGACTTGAAGTGGTATCCATTCTTGTTTTGGTAGAACACAAAACCAGACTGTCTCTTACCGATGTTACCTTTCTGCTTCTTACCCCCACCTTTTCCTTTGGTTCCTTTACCAGGAGAAGTTCTACTTACCTTATCTGTAAGATATGATATACAGTCAACAGGTCTCCAATTAGGAGAGATCACATTCATCTTAGTGTAAGGTTCAATCTCAATATCCTTCTTAGATACTCCGAGATGATCCTTCAACATTCTCTCTACAACATCATTCTTACCATTCTTTGCACCAAACAGACCGAAGGCACGGTTTGCTTCGTTCTTATACATCTCAGGAGCACCAAAGTGCAAGATATACATCTTGGCACGTTCACTCTTGATGACACTACCAATCTTATACATCTGCAACGTTGCTTTGATCTTACCATCCTTGGCAGACTTTTTGCTGTCACCTTGACTAGCAAAGGTTTCAAACTCGATGTCTAACTTCTCAGTTCCATATAGTCTGGCGTCCAAGTCAGTAGAATCCAAGATCGCCATATCTAATCTGACGAATGGGGAATCAATAGACTCAAACCATGAGAACTCAGAGATGACACCTTTGATGTCCAGTTTCTCATCTTTGTCTCCACCTTTGAGGTGAAGATCTGCCTTGATTAGTTTATATGCTTTGGAATCTGCCATTACGCGATACTAACTGGTTCTGCAAAGATCTCGGCGGTGAGACCGAATCTGGGTCTAGCATATGCATTCGCTGGAATCTCATATGGTCCAGAAGCAGGCATGTCTACTTCTGCTGCCACCTGCTGTGGTGGAGATGAGTTACCACCAGCAGCAGGGAGTTGTGTACTAGTTAGGCTTACATTCTCACCCGCCTCTGCCTTTGCTTCATCTTCTGCTTTCTGCTTTGCAGCAAGTTGGTCACCACTCCTGGGTCTGAGGTCAGACTCATCGATACCTGCTGCCAGACCACCAGACGGTGTTCCACTACCCATCTCCTGAGCATCCTGAACATACTTTTTAAGGATGTCCATCTTGCCCATGAGTGCTTCCATAGGATTCTTTTTCTTCTCACCATGTGCTGTTTCCTCACCAGTTACAGGATCAACTGAGACACCACCAGTGTTTGCAGATACTTGGGTATCGGTAGCAGTTCCCTGAGCAGTAGGACCATCACCCTCATAGTCACCCCATCCCATGCCGTCAAAGATTCTCAACTTACCATCTTTGTTGACAATATCACCAGTCGCATACTTCTTATTAGGATCAAACTTAGGATAACCACCACCACTTAATGCTTTCAGCATCTCATCAACACCAATGTGAGCAGCATTGCTACCCACACCTGCATAATATGACTCACCTTTCTTGACCGCTCTGCTGTGACCCTGCATATCCTTAGGTACAGGAACTGCTGCCCAGACCTTAGCGAGTCTGATCATTGCTTCCTGAGGATTGTCTTTCATCATTCCAGGTGTCACACCTGCCTGTCCTTTCTCGATCAGGTGAACAGCAATCTTCGTCTGGTTCTCAGCATTATACTTATCAGTCATCGGATCAAGTCCGACTGCCTTCGCTCTTGCAACCAAGAATCTGGGGAGGTTCTGCCACTTACCTACGGCACCTGTTGCCTTCGCAGCAACCTGTGCGATTGTCATGTCTGTTGCACCAGGAAGTGTCGTACCAGGTGCCATGGCATCCCACTTACCGCGTGACTCTTCTCTTGCAATGAGATCCAAGACAGGAGCATATACACCACCAGATGCATATTTCTTGCCAGACTTACACCAGGGGCAGAATGGACCAGAGATGCCTAGGTTGAGGTTACCACCTGTTGCCATTTCTTTGGCATCAGCAGCATAGTCTCCAATAAGTCCAGCATTACCAGTAAAGAATGCTGCCATTTTCTCGGCAGAAAGATATGAACTAGTAGAGTCAAAAGTATTAGTAGTGCTACCCTCACTACTACCTGACTGGTTGTTAGTATTGGTGGCATTGTTCTTGGTGCTACCTTTACTTGCTGCTGCTTTGGCGGGGTTGGGAGATCCTGCATCAGGAGGAACAGGAATCTCTGGCATACCAAGCATCTTTCTTACTTGGTTACGAATGATGTGACCACCAGAACCTTTCTCACCATCCTTGGTTAGGTGCCACAAGTCCCAACGTGCGCCATCACCACCCCATGCAGTAGGACCATAGTTGTCATTGCCAGGCAGTTGTCCATCTTTACCAGATGCTGCCTCAGCATGGGTCATAATGTTCTTGACATTAATATCACTTTCTTTCCAACCACGCTTCTTAGCAATGTCAGCGATCTCTCCTGACAAAGATGAAATCTGTTTACCAGAAGGCCATACATAATTACCGCCAGATCCTGCCATGGCAGCAACTGCCATACCAATACCTTGACCGTTTCTTAGATAAGTGTGTGCAACACCAGATCTCTGGTCATATGGGTGAGCACGATAGATGCTACCATCACCCTGAACAATAGAGTGATACTTACCTGACTGTTTGAAGTTACCGCCACCAGCAGTCCAGTGGAGGAAGATCTTACCACCCTGTGCTAGTTTTCTAAGAGATTCCATCCCTGCCAGACGATTCTCTTCCTGAGAACCATCGCGACGTGGATTCTTGGTGTTAGATAGTTTACCACCCATAGCAAAAGAGGGAAGACTATATCCACCTGCCTTTGCCTGCTGCATTCTCAGACTGGTCAGACCGTTTCTTCCACCAGAAGTTGCAGGTGTGTTGAACGGAATTACGAATGCATCACCACCAGCGGAGCGTCTGCCTACCCACTCAGTACCATGACCAATAAAGGATGTAGATGCACCACCATCTAGTGATACAGGATAACCAGACATAGGTCCAGTAATCCATCCACCACCTGCTGCTTTCTTCTTAACCTTACCACCGTCTGCCTTCTCGTCCAGACCCTCATCGGAGAACATGTCACCGCTCATAGGAGCGCCGACCATGCCACCATTCTCTAAGGTTTCATCTAGTTCTGTCTTGCCTTCCTCTACACCAGGTGCCTTTGCTTTACTACCCAGAGCGATACCAAGTGCTCCGATACCAGCAATGCCCATCAGTGCCCATCCCATGCCAGATCCTACAAGGAAACTGACAACACCTTTCATCACATTGAAGACTGCCATCCCCATCTTGCTCATAAATCCAAAGACAGCATTCGCTAATCCTTTGGATCCAAGACTACCCATCAACTTGAACAGAAGTCCAAGTCCTAGTTTGGCAACAGCAGCAGGTGCAAAGATAAGACCCAGTGCTGTTATGAATTTGAGTATACCAAAGACACCTTCAAAACTAAATGGGTTCTCCATGAATGATACGATACCATCCAGACCCATGTTGATCAGGAATCCATAGGTATCCTTCAACCAAGTACCAATCGCCTTGATTGCTTCAAGCATCTTCTTAATCTTCTTGATGTTCTCTGGATTAGAGAACCAGTCAAGAATTTCATACAGAACCAAAGTTCTAAACAGATTCGAGAATAGAGATGCTAATCCCTTGAAGAATCCAAAGGCACCAGCAGCAACCTTCTTCGACTTCTCACCAAATGTCGATTTCTTATCTCTTTTCCCTTCTTGTAAGTTTTCTGCTTTCTTATCTTGCTCTAATCCTTCTGCTCTCTTCTTTGCCCTCTTCTGATCTTTTAGTCTCTTCTTCTCATCCTCAATATGATCCTCACGGAGATTCAGGATTGCTTCCTGATTTTTCATGTAGGTGCCCATGAATCCCTTCATGGATGTAGTCATCTCTTCCATGACCACACCAATCGAGTTGGTGGTAGCACCCAGACTATTGATCGCCTTGATATTCTTTACAGCACCATCTGTGGGTTGCGTAACCGCCTTCCCACCAATCATGACAGTGATTCCTTTACCACCTGTGGATGGGGGAGTTACATATTTGTAAAATCTTATCTTTGCCATTAACCGTTAAGGAGAGGAGATGCAGATGGACCACCAGCGGATTGTTTCCTACCGCCACCCACGACTTGTGTCTGAATGACAGGTTGAACCGCGACCATTAATTGATTAGTCTTAGGTTCCTTCTCACGACGTGTCTTATCGACAGATAATGTACTCAGTTTGTCTATCTTAGTATTTAGTGCCTCTGTCTCATCCGTTTTGACTGGTTTGAGATCAGACGCGGGTGTGGATGGTTGTGGGGCAGGAGGAGCAACAGACGGAGGTGCTTGTGGCGGAGTGGGATCAAACACACCCTCACTAGGTGTTCCACCACCCATTGCATCAGCATCCTTAGCATAATTACCTAAGATGCCCAGTTTCTGAGCGAAGAACTCTGCCATCTTCTGTGCTGACAGATACTCAGTCTTGGCATCTACTGTGGGTTCGGCAGTCTGATTAGCAGTATCTGTACCGCCAGTATTAGAACTACTAGAATCAGTCCCAGTCTGGGTCGTAGAACCTGTTGTGGGTGCAGTGTAGTTACCAGATCCATCAGTGCTACCACCACCAGTCAGATTCTCCCAGTGCCATGCTTCATGACCATCAGGATTGTCTGTCTCATATCCAGGAATCTGCTTGAACCCGAAAGTTCCAGCATTCATTCTCAACCACTTATATGCACCATCAGTAAACCAGAGGTCAACTGCCTTACCTAAACCGTGGTTAGATGTACCAGGGGCAGCAGCAGTACCAGGTCCAAGACGATTGTAGAGTTCTGCTTGCTTCTCATATGAACGATAAGATGAGTTGATTCTGAATGCAGAACCCATCTTAAATCCATCATCCGATGCCTTTGCCATCATCGCCTTGAACTTAGGCGCGACATCTTTGGCGAGTTTATGTCCACCACCAATCGATGCTAGTTGATCCTCAGGCAATCTACCATTGACAGAACCACCAGAAGCAAACTTACCCCAATCTCTTACAGGATCTTTTGCCGACTTCTTGGTGCTCATCACCATGGGATCGACCATCTTCTTCGCCATCTTATTGTGTGCTCTTACAGCACCACCCACTGCCATCTCAGGGAGAGTCATGGGTTCACCAGGGTCACCAGACTCTGCTGCTGACATCAATGCATCTTCACCAGGGAATCCACCGTCAGGATCGCGGATCAGTTTTCTCTGTGCAAAGTCACCACCGATCATCTTAGCGATCGGGTCATCAGTCTCTGCTAACCAGGGTATCTTATAAAGGAGTTTCAGCAACTGTTCTGCTGCCCACTCACCAGCAAAACCACCTGCCATACCAGTGATAAAACCAGGTACACCACCAAACGGAGCACCGATAGCGAAACCAGCAGAGTAACCTAACAGACCACCAGTTGCTTTGAGTAGGGCGTTGATAGGTGATTCACCAAACATACCATAGTCCATGAGTGCCATGACTAGGGCAACGATCTTATCGATACCACCAATCTTGGCATTCGCTTTTGCTGCTTTCAAGAACTCACGCATGTTCTTGAATCCAGGATTCTGGAATCCTGCTTTCAGAGCACCACCGATGGAATCCTTGATCTTGTCCATCTTGATCCCACCAAGAGGACCCTTCGGTGGGGAGTTGGCAAGATCCTTGACCTGCTTACCAATAGGATTCTTTTCTAAGAGAGGACCAACGAAGTCCTTGACCTTCGCCATCGCCTTGTCGCGAAGCGCAGCAGGATTCTTTGCTAGTTCTGCAACATCACCAATCGCTTTTCCTGCTTTGGCACCAAAGTCCCAGATACCTTGACCCAGACTCTTGACACCACCAATCAGTCTCTCACCACCCTCAGCAAACCATTTGTTTAGATTTTGGAATGCACCAACAGTAAATGAACCAACTGCCTTTGCACCAGTGACAGTAGCATCGACTGCTCGACCTGCAAGTCTCCTACCTCTACCAAATAAGTCACCCAGAGCGCCCATGACGCCCTTGCTGGTTGCTACTTCTTCTGCTGCTTCGGATGCTACCTTTGTACTACTTCGCTCTGCAATCTCAACGCCAGTCTTCTTCGCTACATCATCAGCGTTCTGAGCAACTGCTTTCTTTGTAGCATCATCTGCACCAGCAGGTAACAGATCCAGTGGATTAGGACACAGAGCACCAGCGACTCCACCTAGACCACGACGACCACCACGACCGAATCTTCTTCTAGCAGCTCTATCACCAAATCTTCTTCTATATCTCTCTCGTGCAGTGAGTCTTCTACCAGAACGATCTCTCGATCCACCTCCACCGCCGCCACCACGACTTTTCGGTGACGTTCCCTTTCGGAATGCTTCACCGATCTTACGCATTGCCTTGAAGTCGCCAATCAACTTCCAAGGCATTAGGATACGAGATCCTACGAAGATACTTGCTAATCCTGCAACAATTTGCAGAACACCAAATACCTTATCGAGACCATTCTCGACAGCACTCTTGTTAGGATCGTTACCAAATACTTTCGAGATCCCGTCAAGGACCTGGGTCATCCCCCACTTGGTAAACCATCGAGCAAGATCCCATATACCCTTGAAGAACTTCAAGAGTGTCTTGATCTTCTTTAAGTTTTCTGGTTTGGATAACCAGTCTAGTACACCCAGAGCAAGGAATGGAGCAACCAACTTGATCAATCCACCCATGAGCATCTTCATGGGACTGAACAGGTTCTTCAACCATCCAAACTTAGATTTCTTCTCCTTCTTTGCTTCCTCCTCACCTATCTTCTCTTCTTTCTTCTCACTCAGTCCTTCTTGCTTTTCTTCTGCAAGTTTATCCTGCTGCAATCCTTTCTTTTTGCCCAGCATGTCTTCCTGGGCTTCAATTATCTCTACCTTATGCTTATGCTCTTTCTCTGTAACTTCTTTCTCTCTTTCTTGGAAAGCAGTGACAGAATCAGTATATGTCGTTACTACTTCTTTGAATTCTTTTGTCAGCAGACCGATGTCAGTCAGAACCACACCAAGACGATTGAAGGCAAACATCTGGGACTTGAATTGTTTGCCTAAATCGTCTGACCCAAACTTGGGTTTAATGGTTACAAATTTTCTGATCGTTGCTGCCATTATAGGAATGATCCACCTTGTTTTTGCTTGGCACGTTCGCGCTCTTCTTCTTGTAGATATGCTAAAAGCAGATTCACGTAAACATCCCTCTCCCAAGGGATCATATCTTCTAACTCAGTAAGTGAGTATTTGTGGTGTTGCATTAATGCGAAGTTAGTCTTGAACAAGTTCATGAGACTATCATGCATTAACGCTATGCGAAAAAAGCGGCGAGTCCTTCCAGAATGATAGTGTTATCTACCTTGGTTTTAGGATTCGTTACCACGAACTCATGCCTGAGTTTAGGCATTGTGTCGAAGAACTTTTGAATAGATTGGAACTGTTCACTGTTCATCTCACCGAGGAATTCCTTTGCTTCTTTCTTAGTGAAAGACTCATAGGTTTCATCTCCATCGTATACCTTCTCAATGCAGTCAGCAGCAAGTTCAAAGACATCTTCGATGTCAGGATCTTCCTTCATGTTAGTATCGATGAATGCATCGAGTGAAGGATACCTCATCTGCACCTTGACAGTATCAGTGAGTTTGACAATCTTCTTGTGATCCTTAGGAACATTGACTTCAATCTCATCGAGATTCAGTTGAACATCAACCTGAGTCTCTCCATCATCTTGACATGTGACTTTGAATTCACTAACCTCACCAACCGCCTTGGATCTAATCTTCAAGAAAAGATACTCGATCTCAAACGTGGCAAGTTTCTCAACGTTAGGAACGTTGGTACATGCTTTAAGGATTTGCTTCACTGCTCGAATCATCTCCTTCTCGTTCTGGGACTCCATCGCGAGATAGAGGAGTTTTTCTTCTTTTACGAGGAAAGGTCGGTATGTGACCTTAGTACCACTGACAGGGAGTTTACACTCATAATCAGGCACTACAAGTTTAGGTAAAGGCATAATCAGAAAATGACGATGTAATTATTTAGACGAGTTATCCGATGCTGAATCTCTGCACATCGGGGTTACCAGAACCTTCTACTTTGGTTCTAATCTCACTGAACGTGAATGTTTGTGCTCTGCCACCCTTCGTTTTCAGGGTCTTAGGAGATACTTGGTCGAATCTGTAACGCTCGAAGTAGAACTGAATATCCATTTGTAGAAGTCCAGTCTGTTCGTTATCAAACGTTTGAGTGCTGATGTTTGTAGGGAATGCACCAAACAGTTTCCACACACCAGTTGCTTGCATGGGGTGCATACCTTTCTTGTTCTTGCCAGTTCTCTCGTCTCTTTGCGTCAACTTAAAGTTGGCACCATGCTCCCACTTGACGATCTGCAAATCAACAGTATAGTCGTCATAGAATGCTACGCTGTTGTCAGAATCAGAAGCAGCAGAGTGTAACCATGCTTCAAAGAAATCTCTATGCATCTGGTCCTTTGTAACCAAAAACGAGATAGTAATCTCTGAGTTGGTTTGTCCAGTAGCAAATCGACGCATCATACCAAAGTTATTAATCTCACTTGTAGTGAGTGCTCTACTTGGTGTAGTTACAGAAGCAGCATAGTAGTTGATAGTCTCATAGACTCTTTTAATACGAGCACCATTCACTGCACCATTCCCACCTTGACCAAATATGGGAGGTGCAGGAATCATGATCTGAAACAGATTGGTAGTTGCTGGTGCCAGGGCATTAGTAGCAACCAGATCTCTGAATGTATTAAATCTATTGGGACTTCCCACTATTGTCTACTCCAAATGATGGAACTAGGAACGTCAAGATATCGACCCACAACATTCATAGTGAATTGCTCCAAGGGGAGCGGATACTTCATATCTTTGAGGTCAGCAGATGAGACCGTCTTGATATTACTTGCATTTGACATAAAGTATTTATGGTGGCAGCGACGAGGATATGATACGGATCCCCCGCCCCAAGATTTAGCAACAGATACTCTGGTGCTAGGTCTAAGATAATGTATGTTTCCACCAGAGAACTGCTGGTTTGCCATGTCAATATCTGTAATCAGTACCATCGGGTACTTATCATAGAATGGCAGATCTTTGGTTGCCGCAGAGTATGCAAAGAATATAACGTCACCTACCTTAAATCCCTTAGAATCAGGCAATCCATAAAATACCTGAGACCGATACCAGTCCTTAGACTTCTTACCCCCTCCTGCTAATTCTTTAACGTCGTTGAAGATGCTCATACCTTTAACTCGTGTTCTGTGAGTATCATGAATTCCATCTTACGATCAGCACAATATTCTTTTGCTGCCTTCCACTTCGCATCATTGACAGCATACGTCTTAACTTCGCTCAGATACCTCTTAGTAACTCGTTTCTGTTTCTTGGGGGGAAGGGTCTGCTTCGACGGTTTAACCTCGATAATGAACCTCTGAGTCCTTCCAGTCCTGGTGCGTGCTCTGACGTAGAAGTCTGGAAAATAGCGATGAACCCTATTATCGACAGGACTAACATAGGGGATGACAATCTCTTCACTGCCCCACTCCAATACATTCTCGTTCTTATCACACCATACCATAAATTTTCTTTCCCACAAACTCCTATAAATAATATTTGTGGGATCCCCCTTATACTTATGAGTGTTTGATGGTCTAAATTTTCCTGAATAACTCATGGCGAAACAAGGTAAAAAGTCTAAGAACCAGAATAAATCTCAGTCCAAAGGGGCAAAGAGTGGTGGTAGACTTATTTATCCGTTGCAGATGCCTCGTGGACCGCGAGGCAATAATGACGGATCGATTTCGCGTGACCGTACGTTTGGTACGGAGCAGATGGATTATCTCAAACTGATGATCTATGATTCTGAGAAGACTAATCAATATACTTATTCAGGAAAAGGCAAGAACCCTGGTTCTACTGGTAATAAGGACGCTATCCTTAAAACCATCTACCTGTACCTTCCACATGAACTGAACGAGACTTATAGCACCTCATACGATAAGGTTGCACTGGGTCCTTTCGGTGACATTGCTGTGGAAGCAATGAGATCAGGTAATATCGACAACATCGCCCAGAACATCCAGCAAGGTGCTAAGAACGCCAAACCTGAGGTTGCTTTCAACGCAGTCTCTGGTATCTTCAATGGTGCTGCTAGTCTGTTTGGTGTTAGTGGTAACATGAACAAGAACCAACTCGCTGCTTTGGCGAAAGGAAAGGTGTTCAACCCATATGAAGAGACTGTCTTCAAAGGTGTGAACTATCGTTCTCACAACTTCAACTTCCAGATGGCACCACGCAATGCTGAGGAAGCACAAGCGATTGAGAACATCATCACGGCACTGAGAGACGCCATGCTACCCAACATCAGTGGTGATGCTCGCTGGTTGACCGTTCCTAGGTTCTTCCGTTGCGAACTGGTGAGATATACACCTGGCAAAGCGGCAACCAGAGCAAACTTGAATGATAAACTCTCTGCTCCTGAGAGAATGTCTGTTCTTTTGACATTCCCAGTGAACATGGTTCTCACTAACATGCAAGTCAACCTGACACCATCAGGTCAGCACACTTCACTTCGTACTGCGAATATGGATGGTGTTGATTATGGTCCTGCCAGTTATAACCTGCAACTCAGTTTTGACGAGACTGCATTCATCACTCGTAATATGTACAACGGCGGCAAGAAATCGAAATGACGCATTACTTCGGATACCTACCTAACGTCAGAGTACGTGTTTCTTCGTTTAGACAGAATAACGTTGAACCGTTCGTTGCTGCAAAGAATATCTTCCGTAGAGTGAAGATCAGAGAACAGATCCAAGACGATATTCTTGGTTTTGAGCAGTATACCGTTGGAAATAACGAAAGACCCGATCAGGTCGCTACTGAGTTGTATGATGACCCTGAATTAGATTGGGTAATCCTTCTCTGCAACAATATCATCAATATCTACAATGATTGGCCGATGAGTGAGCAGGAACTCTATGACTATGTGGCGTCCAGATACAACAATGTGAATGGAGTTCACCACCATGAGACATACGAGGTCAAAGACGACCTAGGTAATGTCTTAATGGAAGCAGGAAAGGTCGTAAACTCTACTTTTCAATATATTACTAGTGACAATATCACTGTGGTTCCTAGTGTATATCCTGTTTCTAACTATGACCACGAAAGAGCATTAAACGACGAAAAGTCGAATATCTGGGTTTTGCGTCAAGAATACATTGATGACTTTGTTGACGAATTTGAAGAACTTCTCCAATATGCTCCAAATGAAGAATTGGGCGATGGAGAAGATATTAAGATGACAGTTGATGCTGTGGAAGAGATCTTCATTGATAAGAAACTCATTTACAGCACAGAATACGGTCTGGCACCTTCTCTGGCATTTGCTGGACAGCAAGAATTGACCAATAGAACGGTTACGACCACAACACTCGATTCTGGCGCTACGATAACTCAGACAGAGAATACCACCAGTGCAAACACGGGTTCTGGACTGATTAACTCGTCTGGGGTGCTGGCAGGTACTACGGACGCTTCTAGCACCGCTCAGACAAGTTCTAGCAGTAGTTCATCGAGCAGCAGCAGCGGATCCAGCGGATCCAGTGGTTCCAGTGGCAGTTCGGGCAGTAGTGGCGGTTACTAAAAGAGACCGTTTTCTTTACCGTATTGGAGCAATTCTTTTAGATGACCCACATGTTGCGCTCCAAGTGCAATTTGTGGGTAATCTGCATCTTTACCAAATTCTTGCTCAAACGCTCTTTGGGAAAAATGCTGATTTAGGCGATATTCGAGATATTCGCCTCCAAGCGATTTGAGCAGTGCCGCTGCTCTTTCGCACTCTTGACTGCCATTAGAGTAAATTACTGCTGTCTTTGCAATGACCATTAGTCGCGTTGTCTCCAATCGTCGGGTTTGTCTTGTTTGAACCAATCTACAATTTCGTCGGCACCTGAGAACCCCGTTTTGTAATTAGATGGGTCGGGGTCGCCTAATCCCATCTTATTCATAAAATCATCCATACTGCCCTCCTGAATATCCTGGGCAGCCTGTCGTCTTGCCTTGTTTAACCAATCTCGGGCAGTTGTATATGACTTGGCAAGTTTCTCTGCCCAGATCATATCGTCAAGTTTGACTTCTTCCTTGTTTGCGATCTTCTTGCAGATAAACTCTAATCTGAGTCTGTACTGGGTTGAGAGCATACTTCGTTGTCCGCCAGATAGTGTTCAAGTTGGTTGATGCGTTGGAATCGCTGATATGCTGCCTCAGACCGAATATGGAGAATATACTGAATATCGTCCATAACGAGAGTAGGGTCCACACCGTCTTCCAGGTACTTATCGATAGCCTCCGTCAAATACCGTAAACGGTGCCACTCTTGTGAGTAGGGTTTATACATGATGTGGGATTATGCTACCAAAGAACTATACACAGAACTCGTGGTTCTGTCAAGTATTTATGAAAAACCCTGGGGGCAAAAAAATACCCCGAATTTTTTTCGGGGTATTTTGTAAATCAAAAGTCGATTTTGGTTTTACCAAGTCAATCGACGACATGGAACTCGCTTGTCTCTTACTACCTCCTTGTAGTGTCCATAGATGTAGACATCACCTCTCCAACGACCAGGAACCCACCTGGTTCGACGCACCTCTTTGATACAAGTCCTAGGTCGGATGTACTGAGGTCGATCGTTGTAGTGAACAACCTCGATGCGATGGTCATGGTCAAACGGTTCCCAGAATTCATCCCAAGTAATTGCCTGAGCAGGGGAACCGAGTGCCAGGAGCAGGGGGAGAGCAAGAAACTTCTTCATCAGTCGTTAGCGAGTTTGGCAAAGTATTCAAGGTCAGGATCGCTGTCCTCACTCAATGATTCTACACTCTTACCAAACCCAGCACGGAAGGATGAGGTCGGTTCGCTAGGTGTCACATCGGGAGCGTTGAAGTCGTTCACGATGGGATCCTGCTCTTCCTCTTCGACTCGTGCAGCACGGGAGGTCTTGCCAAGGACAAGGTTCAGACGTGCTTCCAGTTCTTCGTAGGACTTGAAGTTCTTGGGGTCAGTGAAGTCAGCAAGAGAGTATTGCTGATTGTAGATTTCTTCGAGTTTATCATCATCAAAGTCACCCAGTGTGCTAGCAGCAGCGAACTCAGAACGATCGTAGTTCCAGTAACCATCTTGCTTGACGATCTTCAACTTGAAGTCAGCACCTTCCCAGAAGCAGAAGGGATTGATGGGTTTCTCGTCCTCGAACTGAGGTTTCATTGCCTCAACGATCTTGTCGTGAATCTTCTTACCATACTTGTAGAGGAAGACACGACCCTCGTTCTCAGGGTGAAGGGGATCCTTGACAACATAGATGTTAGAGTAGTAAGACAGTTTACGCTTCTGCTTACGAGCAATCTCCTTGTCAGAATCAAGACCACTGTTCCAGAGGACTCGGTTCAGGTCACCAAGAGGATCCTTCTGACCGAGAGTAGTCAGGGAGTTCTCGATGTACCAACCACCAGGACCTTGGAAGGCGTGAGACCAGACCTGTGCCCAGGGCAGATCCTCACCAGTGGGAGCAGGAAGGAAGCGGATGACAGCATAACCGTTGCCTGCTTTGTCCACCTCTGGTTTCCAGAGGCGTTCGTCGGGACCATTGCCCGAACCTTTGCTCATCTTGTCCAGTTCCTTAGTCAGAGCGGCGATAGAACCGCTGGACTTTTTGAGCGATGCGAAAGACATTGTATTCTCCGTGTGTGTTTTGTATTTGGTCTGTGTACCCCGAAGGGTACTGTATTTAGGCGAGGAGAAGGAGCACTCCTGACCACCCCAATAATATACGGCATGAAAAAGGGGGTGTCAACCCCCTCCTTGTAGTTCTTTTTTCCAACCGATCAACTTGTCTTCCATGACCTGTAAGATCGCTAGCAGGTTGCCCTGCCCTCCTGTGTAGAGGGATGACACCATGTCAATCCGATCCTTCATGCTCTTGACTTCGGACTCGTCGTCCCCTTCTTCTTCCACATAGTTTGCCATCATCTCCAAGCGAGAGTAGAAAACTTTCTGCTTAGCAATAAGTTCTAGTGTCTTGTTGATGTGTTCGATCTTTTGACCAGGATCAAAGTTCTCAAAGTCCTGAGACATTTTGAGTAGGTCAGTGTATGTTGATTGCAATTCGTTCAGTTCTTCTTGAACGATTTCTGACTTAAAGAATTCGTCAGTCATAGTTTTCCTCCTACCACGCCACTGTTTACGACGCGGGTGTAATCGTCTAGTGATCCATCCTGAATACATTTCAGATGCCAACGAGAGATTTGAAGCACTGCTTCTTCTGTTGGTCCAGTGATGAAGTGTTGACCCAGTGGTTCTTTCAGGATGGATGTGTAAAGACCAAAGCGTGTCTTCTTAATGTAGAAAGCATCATCAATCCACTCAACGTCCAGAGGGATCTCCTTCTCTACTGTACCACCAAAGGATTGGGAGAGTTTAGAGCGGAAGGATTCCACGACTGGTTCGTTTGATGCAGTTGAGTTGTTGGGCATTGGCTTTGATCTTGTCTTTGAGTGGTTTGCTGATAAGTTTACCTACCATTTCAAACTCGATCTCATACTCTTCACAGACTGATGCAACTGCTTCGATGTAGTTGATGAGACCGTTGTTGTTCTGTACGGTGTGTTCAACCAGTGCGCTGAACTTGTTCTGAGTCATGAAGTTTTCTTCTAGTTCTTTCACTTGATACTCTCCTGAAAGAATCGATAGTCTTTGATCCATTGGCAGAGCGTATCAATGTATGGTATCTTATCATACTTTTCAACGACCTGCGTCTGTCCGTCTTCCGCAACAGAAAGTGTCACAAGTTTCTTGACCTCAACACCAGTGCGTTCCCAATACATGTAAGCATACGCTGCTTCCTGTACGAAATACTTCTCCAACCAGGACTCCTGTTTGAGTTCCTTAGTTGTCTTGAAGTCAATGATTGCTAGATCGCCATCAAACTCAGCAATACAGTCAACACGACCAGCAATGCATAGATCATCAGAATAAAGAGGGGCTTCAAGAACGTGAACATTATCAATACGATCAAGCACCTCACGAGCAGCCCTGAAAAGGATCGCGGGTAGACCCGTGCTCTCTTTAACTGCTTCCAGATTCCCTTTGATGTAGTTCTCGACGATGCCATGATACTTGGTGCCTCTCCATGATGATGTGCGACGGATCTTCTCTGCCTCAGTCCAACCTACCTTCTTCTCCCACTTCCTGATACCCTCGATGGATTGATGACCAACGACAGTAGTCACAGAGGGATACCAGTTTCCGTTTGGTGCTTTGTAGAAGCGACCTTTCTCACCTGTCCTGCTTTCAAGTTCTTTTAACTCAGAAGCAGGACCCACATGATTAAATGTCTTCATCAATTAAAACCGAGATTATTTTTGGAGATAAGGTACTCACGAACGATACCAGAACGTACGATGTCTTCAATCCCAAACTCCACACACTCAAACGAGGGCATGGTTTGAAGGATCTTCATGAAGTCTAGCACACCAGTGCGCTCGTTGCTCTTGATGAGGTCAGACTGGGTGTAGTCACCAGAGAAAATAATCTTGGCGTCTTCACCGACACGGGTGATGATAGAGTCTAGTTCATGGAAGTTCAGGTTAGAGAACTCATCCACAATTATAATGCACTTGTCAAGGGTGACACCACGAATGAATGACGTGGACCAGAATGAGACAGTCTCTTGTGCTCTGAGATTATCGTAGAGCATCTCGAAACTATTATCATCAGGCATGGTGAACATGTACTTCACCATATTCTTGTATGGAATCTGGTACAGGTTACTCTTATCCTCGTGATCACCAGGCAAGAACCCGATCTCCCTGGTAGGCACCAGCGAACGAACCATATAAATCTTTTCGTACGGAGACTCAGGATCTAACACCTGCTGCATAGCGAGGTAGAGACTAATGAAAGTCTTACCTGTACCAGCGGCACCATGTAGCACCAGATTCTTCCCCTCAGCATATGCATTGAACACCTTCTCCTGATTATCAGTCAGGGGTTCGATAGTTTTAAGGTGATCAAGGTTGATCGGTTTCTTCCGTCTCATTTGCTTGGCAGTCATACCATTCATGTTCGGAGTCTTCTGACGCTTTCTTGCTGCTGGCATATCAAGTGTATCGTGAAAGGTTAGCACCAGGGTGAGCCTGTTGGATCTTGGACATCACATCCTTGAATCCATCCGACTGCTTTGGTTTACCATAGGTAGTACCGTTGGTTTGATTACCAAGATACCGTTCTAGTTCTGGATGCTCTGCCTTGTATTTATCAAGGTCATGTATGGACATCCTGACTTCGGTGATCTCGTTAGTTTCTTTGTTTCTAAACTCGTAGGTAGGCATTGTTACTTCCTATTCTGTGGTTGTGCAATGGCACAGATGTACTTTGCCGATGGCATGTCTGCCTCGAAAAGTTTCTTTGCCTCATTCTGAGATGCTGCCATGACTTTCTTGAAGTGATGACGATTTCCTGTGCTGTTCAGGGTGTAGGTAATCTGATAGGGATACTGTTTCATGGTGTGCTCAATGTGATGGGTCATTAGATTTCACAAACTCTTCACGAATCTTTTGTTTGATCCAACCAGACCGCGACTGGTAGGTCTCTTTCCTACCTTGGTCCAGAAGTTCTAGAAGTTCTAGTTCATCTTGTCCGAAAGAAATGCAGACAGTTTTGTTTGTTCTAGTCATGGTATAAGAAGTGCAGATTGGTAACAAGGATCATCATTCTCAGGGCAGTCACAGTCAGAAGCACACCAACCCAATGCCTCAGCAACAGTCGGGAACTGACATACAAAGTGACGCTTACAGAGTTCAGCGATCTCCATGTGTTCTTTCTGTGTACCATTAGCAGTACGCAGATTGATATAATGGATCCATGATCTGAGATTTCCCGTCATGTAGAGTTTTGTTCCTACGGCGAGGGGAAGCACGAAGCGAGCACACTCCTTTGCAATATCATCTTCAAGCATCTGTTGATAGAGTTCCATACCACGCTTGAAGTAATCTTGCATGAGGATCTCATACTTCTGAACCAGAAAAGGATCCAGGTCATCGATACTATTCTGCCTGTTCTTGGTGTCTTGACGACGCAGTTGAGGCAGTTGGATGTCACCCAGTGCAGACGAGTCTGCATACCGTTGGGAAAACTCTTGGAAGCAGAACGAACGGTGCCTCAGAATTTGAGCCGCCAGTCCCCTGGTAGTCTCAATCTGCAACGTCATACTTGCCTGCTCAAACACAGACCAATGTCCATGCTTGATGCAATACTTCAACAGACCAGCAACCTTAGGGTTGTCCTGGTTTGCTGGGTTGCTTACGCGAGCAATGTAACCAATGGTTTTCTCTGCATCAGGAGTGACAGAGACAAGACATACTTTTGCTTTCATTTTATAAGAAGACGCGAGACGATGTACAGTCCTAAGGATTGAAGATATCCTATCATAGGTAGTCCAAAGATGGCAGGCATCGAAACATTCCACGCTGCCCAGATAACAAACGGAGCAACAATCATTCCACCAAGGAAACCAAGGGTAGTAAGTGCCACCATCTTACTATCTTGATCAGTCCAAGGTTGTTCTTCTTCATCAGGTTTCTTGATGTTGAAGGTATACATGGAGTTTTTCATTTCTTTTTCTTGTCCTTTTGCTGTGCCCCATACAGTTTAGGATTAACTCTTCCTTCTGTCTGGGTCATGTTTACAAAGTCATGGCGGTAATGATCCCAATAATGATCAAAGATGTCTACTCTCTTAGGAGCAACAGCAATGTCAAACTTGGTCATACCATCCAAGGTATATTCAATCAAGTAGGCAGTGTAAGGCAAGGACCTGTCTTGACTCAATGATGGGTCACAGTCCTCGAAGAGTATCTTAATCTTCAAGAGCGATTGCCCCACTGAATGCTAGGAAATGCCTCAGTGACACATGCTTTGGTGACTTTATACTTCTTACCAAGAGTCTTATCCTTGGCAGCAATGACAACCTCTGCCTCATCAGGATGCAGTCCTTCGAGCAGTTGAATGAACATCTGCTCACGCTTCATGCCACTGATGTTAGATCCACCCTTGAAGAAGTGGTGGAGGATACGTGCTTCATGTTCCAGTCGTGTGTGCTCAGTGCCAGCAGGTGCTTCGTTCTTGTTGTATGGAGGAGCACCCTCGGGCAGCATGGACACGATGGATTCATCGTAGTTGATGATCAGAATAGATTTAAGTGCTTGACTTACGTTGTCTTGCAGGATCTTAATCTTTTCTGCCTTAGTCTTTGCGCTGTGTGCCTTTTGCAGGACTTCGGAGATTAACAGTTTCATTTCAAAAGTCAGTGATGTGATCTAGCATTTCGGTCAACTCATGTCTACCGAAGTAGACATACATCTGTCCTCGACCAGGAGGTTCAGTAGTTTCAAATGTATTTATGATGTTGGCATTGACCTCATCAGGAATGCATTCAAAGTCAATGAGTTTACGATTGCGTTCGTAGTTCTGTGCAGTTACATCATCGCAGAACTGTTCGGGAGACATGTCCAACCACCGTTCAACTTTTACTTTGGACAGTGGACGTTGACGTTTGCCAGCAACGAAGGTGTCATCATCAGACAGATAGTTGGGGATACCATCTCCTCTGTCACCTTTGATGATGTGCTCCAAGAGATACTTCTTGGGGTCTTCGCACATGACAAACTTCTTCTGGATAGGATTGTACTGTGAGACAAACTTATACCGTTGGAGTTGTTGAAAGTCTTTGTCTCCACTCATGATGAGGACTTTCTGTGGTGGTTGCATGTTGTTCTGCAACCTGATGTTACGGTATGCTTGGTCTTTTACAAGGGATGCAATGACATCATCTGCCTCAGCACCATCGACTTCGATAACCTTGTAAGGAAGATTCTCTTTGATCTCGTCACGAATACGATTCAAGACTTCAAAGATCTCATTCCAATCCAGAGAAGACTTCTCTCGATCTTTCTTGCGTGTGCCTTTATAGTAGGGAAACTCTTTGCGTCGCCAGTAATGCTTGCTGTCATAACAAAGGACCAGTTCACCATACTCCTTACCAAACTTAGAGCGATAGAATCGCAATGAGTTCAGTACCATATGGCGGACTAGTCCTTCGCTGATAGTCTGACTGGTTGACAAAGAAACCATCAGGTTGCTGATGCTAACCTGATTCATATCAACAAGGATCATTAGACCTCAATCGTCTTCGTCAAACATCATATCATCTTCGTCGTCGATGTGCAAGTAGATCAGAGGCTGATCAGTCAGTTCTCCGTTCTCGTCGTACATCTCAGGGTGCATAGCAATCTTGGCATACTCTGCACGGTCAACCCACACATCAAAGATATGCTTTAAGTTCCAGGATGCCAAGAATCCCAGAACAAAACTTCCGATAGTGAGGAAGAAAGCAATGTAAAGAAATGAAGCATCTGCCATGGCGTTCCTCCTATGTGGTCTAAGTATTTATGGGAGAATCCAGATAATTCTCTGAATATGCTACGTCCCACAACTCAGTGAGGATAGTTTCATACTCTTTGTATGCTGTACCATCCACAATGCTGTTCACTTGCTTAGCACGAACAGCATCGTAGATAAGTTTCCACTGATGATGATTCAGATTCATTTCTTTTTCACTTTGGTTCCAGGTTTGCGTCCTGGTTTACGCTCTGCATGATAATCCCAAGCATCCTTCAAGATACCATAGAGATAGTCCTTGATCTTTCTTGCTTTGGGTTTGGGTAGGTAACCATACGCTTCACGTAGGGTCTTATCACCACCCTTGATATACTCTTCCAGTTCTAAGACAAGGAAGTTTAGGTTAGCAGCACACTGACTTTCAATAAACTCATTGGTCTGTCGTCGTGTCCACTTGTTTGTTTTTAAGTATGGGTACAATCTGAACAGGAACTTCTGCTCAGTCATGGCAAGATCTATGGACTTGTCCACGAGTTCATATAGTTCCTGTTCATTATGCTGAGTCATCAGAGGCACTTGTTCTCACGAAGATAGGCAATCGACTCGGTGCATCCACCGATCTTGTTCCCATTGATCAGAACCTGAGGGAAGGTAGCACGTTGACCAAACTCCTGTCGGAACTGGTCACGAGTGAAGTTCTGATCGAGAACGAGTTCACTATACTGCCAACCTCGCATCCTGTAAACCTCTTTGATCTTTGTGCAGTAGGGACACCCAGGACGAGTGTAGATAACTGTACCACCAGGATTCTTAGCCATAATAATTTCAGGTAGAGATTAAAAAAGGGGACCGAAGTCCCCTTTATATATTATATCAACGCGATTGGGATCAGAAGGAATACTTCACACCCAGTTTACCGCCGTAGCCACGGTCGATGTCGCTGTCGCCAGAACCAACGAAGGAGACTTCACCATAGACGCCCAGGGACTCGGTAGCAGCGATGCCAATACCAGCCTTACCAGAAGGAACGGTGTCATCAGCAGCACCATCGGGAGCCAGGTAGGTAGCACCACCTTGGACGTACCAGGAAGCAGACTCACCCAGGGCACCCTCGTAGCCTACGTGGAAATCTGTCGCGGCACCGTTGTAGTCCGTGCCAGTCCAACCAGCATTGGTTTCCACGTTGACGTAGGGACCTGCAAGGGCAGCAGCAGGAGCGAAAGCAAGAGCAGCAGCGGCTGCGAAAGCAGTTTTGATCATTGTTGTTTACCTTAGTTACTTGCGGAATGGTTACCCGCAGATGGATAGGGACTCGACTTGTCCCGTTTGTTACAGACCGTTAAGTCTTAACGGTATATGTATAATACCACAGACTTCAAAATCGTTTGCCTTGTGACAGTTGAGTTAGGAAAACGTAACAACCAACACAATTCGACGACCAGATGTCGGTGGAATCATACAATGCATACCATCAAAGACAACGATGTCGTCCTCTTTGGGGTGATGCATGTCTCGAACCAGATCGGTTCGTTCAGTAAGTATAGTAGGTCCCCCTGCGTCTGTCAAGTACACGATCAGATTCTTGTGGGGGAACTGGTGGTCCACATGAGGTGGGGTCATCTTGTCAGACCCAGGGTGGACTAGGTTGGCATTGACTCGGTACAGACAGTTCACAGGGATCTGATTGTACTCAAAGATCTCCTCAATAGCAGGATAGATCTTCTGGAAATGATTGGATGCAGGTGTGGGGAACAGAGTGCCAGAGATATTCTCCCACTTAGGACGTGCTAGCAGGACGTGACTGTAAAATCCATCCTGATTGAAGTCACTGAGTTCTGAGTTCTTTACTGTGAAGTCTGTCCAAAACCAAGGGAAGTCATTACCAATGATGAATCGTTTCATCTCTCGATACTGTAAGGTATCGGGAGCCTTATATAAAGTAAAGGTCATTCTTTCCTCAGAGCATTACGAATTTGTTCAACTTGTTCTGGTGTTGGTTCTTGGTCCACCACAATAGGTTCCTCGGGCATGTCAGGTACGACCTGTTTAAGTTCTTCCATTGCCAGAGGAACGTTCTCCAACAGTTCTGGATCCTGTTCGAGACGATCCATCTCACCCAACCAACCATAGTGATACTTCTTCCACGCTTTGAGCATCTTCTTACGACCCTTAGGATCGTCAGGATACTTGCGTAGAATCTTTTGTAGACCTGTCAGTTTCTTGACACCATCTACAATCATACGATCTGTGTTCTTAGATCTACCACCGTTACCAGGACGGTCAGACCAACCAAAACCTTCTGACATTAGTAAACTTCCTCAATTTCGATTCTAAATTTAACACGGTCCTTCTTCTTCTGGCAAAGATACCAGATGTTAGAACTCCTGTTGTGCGATTCTTGATAGAACACTGCCTTAGGTGAGTAAGAGTTGTTGTATCTATCATCAGGATCTTCACCCACAGTTTGTACTCTAATCTTCTTAGGTAATTTATCTGGGTGACCAGGTAAAACATTAGCACCTACGTCCCTAGGGTTGTAAGGTGTTACAGAACCTGCCATCGCTGGAAAAGCATCTGCCTCGGCTTCTCGGGGTGGCCATACTAAGTCGAACGTCTGTCCAACACCATATGCATACCCTTCATTGAGAACATCCATGATCTCAACACCACATGCCCAGTAGATAGAGTTAGAGTATCTCTGAGTACCCGCAGGCAAGTGAGATGGCATCACTGTATATGGCCAGAATGCCACACGTATCTTACCACTGCCGCCAGAATCTGTCGAGTTCTGGTTAGCACCATACTCACCCAGTCGATAGTCATGCATGAATGACATCTTACTGTACTGCCCATTGCCACCCACTGTATTGCCTTTTGGATATCCACTGCCACCTTGGTTGATACCATTAGCATAGTATTGATCAATGACACCCATGACGTTGTTGAAATTGGTAGAACTACCTGCCTTGAACTGGGTGAACCATGCCATGAAACCATGGGTGTTAGACATGTGTACATATGTCCTGAGGTTATCATTATCCAGAACTGGTTTACAGATGAGACCTCTACCATATTCAAACAGTGCATTGTAATAGATACCACGACCACCTCTGACGTTTGGATTGCCATTGAATTTTCCTTCACCATCGATGTTAGAACTCAGGACATGTCCACGTCGGTTATCATTTCTCTCATAGAAGTTACCGTTGTAACCCTGATTGTCTGCCCACTCTTGACCATCGTAGTAGATGTCATTCCACTCTACTGACTGACCATTGGTGAGGTTAGCATTAGTATCTAACTGACCCTGATCCCAGACATAAACCTTCGGAGTCCATTGTCTTCTAGGTTTATCCCAGAGACGAATAGAAAGTCTCTTGATTCTACCACCAGCAGAGATGCTACCACCAGTGTAGTCACCAATCCTAGGACTATTAGAGGTTACCTCAGTCCTACCCATTGCCTCACCTGTGATAGGTGTGGTGCCAATGTCATACTGCCATGGTTTCTCGAAGACTTTATCGTCTCGGTCATAGATGATCCAGGAGACAGTAGAGATGCCTGCACTAGGACCACGTTTGATATCATCAATCTCAAACTCTAACTTATCGCCCTTGACAACAGAGAAGTCACCAAAGTTATGACCGATTGCTGGCCATGCTCCGATAGGTCCTTCGTAATTAATGATAGTAGATCCGTTCTTCTTCAACTTGAATCTGAATCTAATCTCTTCACTCTCAACAGATCGAATGAGGAGACCGAATGCTTTCAGACTGAGGTTAGCAGAGCGTCTACAACGGACAGTTTGTCTCCTGTAAAACTCGTGAGCATACTCACCACGACATTTACCAGAGTTTGACTGGTACTTCTCAGTGTTCTTATTAGGTGGTGTCTTGGGTCCACACTTAGAACGCATGACCATACCCTGCTCAAACGCTTTGTTGAATAGTGGTTCAGAGCATTGATCTCTGACAAGGATGTCAATCAGTTCTGGTTCAGGTGCTGGTCGATCATACACATAGCATTCAATACCTTCATACTTCCAAGTGGAACCAGGGTGTGCGACACGGTAGTACAGTTTGAAATCATCATAGTCTTCATCACTATCAGAACCATGAAGATCTTCCCACCACTGCTCACCAGGACCATGGAACTTCACCTTGTTTCTCTGGTCAGGATTCATCTTCTGGTTAGAGAAGAAGACCCAGTTACCCTCAACAGAGGCAGGGTGTTGATATGCATTACCATTCTTAGAGAAGGAGATGCTAGATCCATTGCTACCAACACCACCATTACCATCAGGAATCAGGAAGAACAAGATGTCCTTACCTGCATACTGCTTCAAGGTACTCACAGGGATGGTGTACTGAGTGTACTCAATGTCCCTCGTGGTGTTTGCTTCGATAACTCTCGCCCAGTGGACTTGACCACCATCTCTATCAGCAATACAGACACCCCAACTATTCTCGTACCCAGCAGATCCTTCCTTCACACTATATTGAATAGTAAAAGGAACATCAGCGTCACTAGGAATAGTAAATGACTGTCTTTTGTTATCAAACTTAGGCGGCGTCATGCTGCCTTGCATCTTCACAATGGAATACTTGTGATCAGTTGCAGTGCTGGGTCCAGGTTTGGTGCTACCGATAAACAGAGAAGCATTACAGTCACTACCAGAACCATCAAAGAGACAGAGTTTCTTACCGTTGTCTTGTACGCTAAGACCTTGGAGTCCAGTGTAATTAACATTGATAGTCTGACCAGCAGTGACATTCAGAGAGACACCTTTGCTTCCCTTCTCCCCCTTTCGAGTGACAGTTTGTCCTTGTCCGAAGTCAATGGTCTTGAAGGACACACCCGAGTTACCAGGATCATCATCCCACTGCACGTTGACTTTCAGTTGACCACTACCATTACCACCAACAACAATGTTTCCACTGCTGTTGAAGGTCGCACTGATCTCTGCCTTGCCACCGTTGTAGTAACGATGCAGTTCCTGAATCCTTTCACCTTCCAGGAGGTTTCCAGACGCGAGATCCTTGTTCGGGAACACATACCCCAGAACTATATCAAGCACCTGACCTGCTGCATCCATGGTGGCACGTTCACCAGGACCCTTGGAGTCAGGAGCACCAGGATTGATGGTCAGGAACGTGTCCTGTGTGGTCTCAGAGTAGGAACGGAACAGGGGCACGGTCCCTTTCACCCTTTCTTTCAGGATATAGAAAGCAGGTTCACCTTGGTTGGTGACAGTGTATCCACCCTTATCAGGTTGAGGTGTAAGACCATACCTGTGGTCACTGGTGCTACCACCAGCCTCGATGACCTCAACCTTAAAGGTCAGGTCTCTCTTACCAGCGTTGAATGTATGTTCAACCTCTGTACCGATTGCAGGGAGATTGCCTGAGAAACTCTGCACCCACCACCTACTATCAAACTCACCACCGTCAGCAACGGATTGAATCTTGACCTGCACTGTGGCACCACCAATGCTTACGTTCTGAGTGAACGTCGTAGCACTGTTGAAATACTTGTTACCTGCTTCACAGAATACCTTACCACCAGTGTAGTTACCTGCCACATCAGTGGTCTGGATACGCAGGTTGTGCTTCACGAATGAACCAGTACCATTGCCCAGAGCGTCAGCAACAGGTGTAACCATTACGTTGGGGACACCTGATGTCTTGTACTCGTAAATAGGAATACGTTCTGGGAAGCAGTTAGCAACACAGATCTTCTTAGTGACTGAGTTCTGACCACGGAAGTAGAAAGTATCACAGTCTGCTGGTGGAGATCTGTATGTACCTGTTGCATATGGTTTGAACAAACAGTCTAGATAATTCTTGACGCAGGTCTCCCATTCCTCATCAGGGTTCTTAGGAACACCACCATCATCACAGATAAGTATCTGTCCTTTATTAGGACCCTTAATATATTTCCATTGGTTCTTAACCTTAGGATAATTGTGCCTCTTAACAGTGCCTGCTAGTTTTCCAAGTTCCACTTCATTACAGTCGTTTCCCTCACCAATACCAGGACCAGGATAGGGAGGTTGAGGTGGAACAATAGGACCAGGATTCAGTTCACAGATAGGAAGGTATGGGAACAATTCACACAACCATTCCCACGGTGGTGGGTCAGGGAAGATAGGAATAGGATTCCTCGGATCAACATCATCAGGTTGTGGTTGAGGAGACGGGACAATCTCAGGATAGCATCGCTGAACAATCTCCCTGATGACTTCACCAGGAGGAGTGTATGCAGGATCATCCTGTGGTCCCTTCCTAGGTCTAGGATAGTTAGGACCATCATCTGGTTCCAAGAAAGGACCAATGGGACCATAGCACTGACCAACCAGATCTCTAATGACATCAGAACCATTAGGGGGAATAGGTTCTAGGTCAATCTCTTTCTTAGGTCTTGGAAGGTAAGGACCAGGGTCAGGTTTCAGAGTGACAGGTTGACCATCGTAGCAGTTGTCTACGATAGAACGTACCAGGTCACCAGGTTGTGCCGCAGGAGGGGTGATGAGAGTGCCCTGCCTGGGTCTAGGAGTGCTTACAGCAGGGGTGCCTGCTTCCTGGGGAACGATCGCACGAGGCGGTTCACCAGGGATGTAGCAGTTACCTACTGTGATTTGAATTGGGTTGACGGGAGCAGGTGGTTCAGGTTCTACACCTCTCCTCGGTCTGGGATAAATGATGTTCCCTCCCACCTGGGGGAGGGGAGACTCGGGACCATAACATGATCCCACAGTGATACGAACTTGCTCACCAGGTTGTGGCGGTACAATCGCCTGTGGTACTCCTGTCCTTGGTTTGACATACTGAGTAGCAGCAGACGTTGTACGCTCTGGTAGAGACGGCGGAGGACCGCTATAACAAGGATTGCCAGCAACCATGTATCACTTTACTTTACGATGTATTTATTCTCTTCCAACCACTCCCTTGTCAGAGGTGTGGGTTCATAGATCTCCCACATTGCACCAGTTGCACATGCTTCTAGTGCCTTTTGTGTCATACCCTCAGTCTTACCTGCCCAGGTTGCTTCCTTCTCCCATGGTTGTGCATATGCAGGGTAGGTACGCCTGACCATCTCTTGCCAGATCTCAGGAACATCTTCCTCAGGTAGGATGATAGCGATCATATTATTTTTGATGCTACCTGCCATACAATCTTGTGCAGCGTGCCATCCTTCATGACGTACAACACTCATCAAAATGTGAGGACGATGTACATATCTCTTGTTGAGATAGAAATGATTACTCACAGTATGGTACACACCACGATGTCCCACTGGGAAGTAACGCTCATCAGCAAGGTGAACATCAACACCAATCTGCTTGAAAGCAATCATGATCTGATCAAACTCATCCTTGACTGCATCCCAGTTTGAATCGGGGAATGCATTCATAAGATCTATGGACGAGTTGATCTTCTCAACATCCTTGGTACATTCTTTCAGGAGCATACAACCCATGGCATCCATGGTGAAGTATCCCTTAGTAGGTTCTGCCATTGCTGGTGCTCCCAGCAGTAAAGCAGGTAAAATATATTTGAGCATAAAAAAGAGGGTCCTAAGACCCTCTGATGATAGCACACACCGTTGGATTTTGCCAACAGTGTTTAGCGGCGACGATATAAACTATTTATAGAGCGTTTCCACGAGGAAGAACTTCTTCTGGGAAAATAAAGTTCTCATGTGGTTGGTCTACACTGGCCATCCAGTTACGGAGTCCTTCATTGAGGAGGATGTTTTTCGTGTAGAAGGTTTCAAATTCTGGATCCTCTGCTGCACGAATCTCCTGACTCACAAAATCATATGCACGAAGGTTGAGTGCGAGTCCGATGATCCCGATAGAGGCAGTCCAAAGACCCATAACAGGAACAAACAGCATGAAAAAATGCAACCAACGCTTATTGCTAAACGCAATACCGAAAATTTGCGACCAAAAACGATTAGCCGTAACCATTGAATAAGTTTCTTCTTCTTGTGTGCTGTCGAATGCCTTGAATGTGTTTGCTTGTTCACCATCTTGGTACAGAGTGTTCTCTACTGTAACACCATGGATTGCAGAGAGCAATGCTCCACCCAGGATACCTGCTACTCCCATCATGTGGAAGGGATTCAGGGTCCAATTATGAAATCCTTGGAGGAAGAGTAGGAAGCGGAAGATTGCTGCGACACCGAAGGATGGAGCAAAGAACCAACTGCTTTGCCCCAGAGGATAGATGAGGAAAACAGACACAAAGACAGCAATGGGACCAGAGAAAGCAATCGCATTGTAAGGACGGATACCAACGAGACGTGAGATTTCAAACTGACGAAGCATGAAACCTATGAGAGCAAAGGCTCCGTGGAGCGCCACAAAATTCCAGAGTCCTCCAAGTTGGAACCACCTGACAAGGCTCCCCTGAGACTCAGGACCCCAAAGTAGAAGAAGAGAATGACCCATAGCATCAGCAGGCGTTGACACAGCCGCTGTAAGGAAATTAGCACCTTCAAGGTACGAACTTGCAAGTCCGTGGGTGTACCAACTTGTAACAAATGTCGTGCCCGTAAGCCAGCCACCGATTGCAAGATAAGCAGTGGGAAAAAGAAGAAGTCCAGACCAGCCCACAAATACAAAGCGATCCCGTTTAAGCCAGTCATCAAGGACATCGAACCACCCCCTTGTTGGTTGTTGTAGTGTTGAAGCGACCATCTTTTCTATCCTTTAAGTAGTACAGTTGTGGCCAAGTGTCGCGAATAATCTCAGCGAGTTTTGGCGGTGTCTCCGAAGTTATCATAACTTTACATTGTAGGAGAAAAAGAAAGGGACCCGAAGGTCCCTTAGTTGTTTTCTTAATAAACGTCAGTTATTAAGATTCCGAGTATCAACCGATCGCAGGAGCGGTGAGTGCCACAGGAGTGGACTCAGCAGCAGCGAGGTCGAGAGGGAAGTTGTGAGCATTACGCTCGTGCATGACTTCCATACCCAGACCAGCACGGTTGAGCACATCTGCCCAAGTGTTCAGGACATGACCCTGATTGTCTTGGATGGACTGGTTGAAGTTGAAACCGTTCAGGTTGAACGCCATCGTGGACACACCCAGAGCGGTGAACCAGATACCAACAACAGGCCATGCTGCGAGGAAGAAGTGCAGCGAGCGAGAGTTGTTGAAGGATGCGTACTGGAAGATCAGACGCCCGAAGTAACCATGAGCAGCGACGATGTTATAGGTCTCTTCTTCTTGACCAAACTTGTAACCATAGTTCTGTGATTCAGTTTCAGTCGTTTCACGAACGAGCGAAGAAGTAACGAGACTTCCGTGCATAGCAGAGAAAAGAGATCCACCGAATACCCCAGCAACACCGAGCATGTGGAACGGATGCATAAGGATATTGTGCTCAGCTTGGAAGACCAGCATGTAGTTAAACGTACCAGAGATACCAAGAGGCATACCATCAGAAAAACTACCTTGACCAAAGGGGTAGACGAGGAAGACGGCGCTTGCGGCAGCGACGGGAGCGGAGTAAGCAACACAGATCCAAGGGCGCATACCCAGACGATAGGACAATTCCCACTCACGACCCATGTAGCAGAAGACGCCAATGAGGAAGTGGAAGACTACGAGTTGGTAAGGACCACCGTTATACAACCATTCATCGAGAGAGGCTGCTTCCCAGATGGGATAGAAGTGGAGACCGATAGCATTGGAACTAGGGACAACAGCACCAGAGATGATGTTGTTACCGTACATGAGTGAACCAGCAACTGGTTCGCGAATACCGTCAATATCGACGGGGGGTGCTGCGACGAAAGCAGTAATGAAACATACTGTTGCTGCCAGCAGCGTCGGAATCATCAGGACACCGAACCAACCGACATACAGACGGTTATTGGTGCTTGTGACCCATTCGCAAAATGATTCCCAGGTGGATACGCCACCGCGATTTGAAAGAGTTGAACTTGCCATTGTTAGTGTACTAAAAGTAAGACCATCAGGGAAATGGTGGAGTTACTATTTCCTCTGCACCCTTAGCAGAGGACATGAGAGACTGTTATTTAACGACGCTGTTTAGTCTCGGTAAGGCGTCGAGATCACGTTACGTTTCGTAACCTGATCATGTATTTATATTACGGCAAACCTCACTCGGTGTCAACCCCTTCTTCGTCGGGATAGACCAGATCATCTTCTGGTCTAGTCTGTCCTGTCTCATGGCAGTAGGACAGGTATGCCTCATGGACATCCGTGAAGGCACGAGGGTCAGCATGACTGCCTTCATACTTTTTAAGCATACCCTCGCAGGCACCACTCGAAGTGAAGTCATGACAGAATGCATAGACAGTCCTGTCCACTTGAACTCCCTTCAAAATAAGAGCAGCCAAACAAAAGCGCCTGTCATCCAGGCGCTCAGGGTTGTATCTCCAATCTTCATTCATAGTGATACACAACGTAGTTCTCGTTTCATTGTAGCATGGGTTTCGCACATTGCATGGCAGAGATGCATATAGAAATCTGCCTTGTGTTTGGTGAGGTTGGTGTAGTGGACCAGTCGGATCCACTTTCCATCGAGGTTAAATTCTAGTGCGTACCTTTCCATTATCCATGCGTCGTTCGCACAGATATTTAGTTACTCATCACCTGATTGTGTCATCATTGCTGCCACAAAGAAGGCAACGAAACATATCAAGGCAGTGGGAATCACCAGATTCCAGGGATGAGTTGTCCAGTAACAGCATAGGATCCCATTGCTGCTACGACTCCAAGCATTGCTGCCCAACCATTAATGCGTTCTGCGTTTTCGTTCATTGGTTTTCCTCCAACCATTTTAGTACGTTTTCAGGGGTGCTGATTTCATAAGGATCGGCAGGGCAGTTACCCACTCGGCCAGGTTCCTCAAACATCTGCTCAATTACTCCATCGTTTACAACCATAGCATAACGCCAGGAACGGAAACCGAATCCAAGGTTTGCTTTGTTGACTGACATACCCATGGCATAGGTGAACTCACCACTACCATCAGGAATGTACTTTACATTCTTGATCTCTTGATCTCGGAACCATGCATCCATTACAAAAGCATCGTTCACAGAGAGGCAGAAGACATCATCCACATACTTAACAAACTCAGGGTAGAGTTCTTCGTATCCAGGAAGTTGCTTACTGCTACATGTCGGAGTAAAAGCACCAGGAAGTGAGAAGACTACGACACGCTTGCCAGCAAACAATTTGTCGTAGGGTACATCAATCCAAGAACCGCTATTGCGATACTTGAAAGTTACATCAGGTACTAGTTGTGTCATTGATCTTAGATGGTTCAAAAGGTGTACGACTTACGTTTTTAATAACGATGAAGGCATCCTTGTTGTACTTACGTGTACCTTTAACGGGTGCCCACTTAGTGCCAGCACCTGGGATCTCATAGACCGAGGTGCCGCCAATATCAATTCGGATGTCATCGTTGCGAACATCCCAACCGAGTTCGGTTAGGGTTTCAGCGAGACCTTCCTGCGTAAGGGGTTTACTCATTAGATTCCGAATGCTCCGAAGAAGAATAGACTACCAGTGGTGGCATAAGACACCACGGCAGCAACGAAACCAAGCATAGCAGTGCGACCGTTCAGTTTCTCAGCACGTTCGGCATGAGACTCTAAACCGTAGCGAGCACGGTCTTCGTCGGTCATGTACATAGCAGGTTCGACTGCAAACATGTTGTTTTGACCGTGCTCGTTAGTTGTGACTGTCATGATTGTTAAGAAATGCAACACTTACTAACTATATAGTAAATGTTAAGGTTTGTCAACTGAATGTGATGACATCCTGACCGAATTGAGCAATGACATCCTGTCCAGCGGCACCAGGCAGAGGAACTTCTCCTGCTGCAACGACGCCAAAGTCCAGTCCCTCAGAGGGGGAGTTCAGGTACTCATAGGAAGGAGGTTCTTCCTTAGGTGCAGGAAGTGCCTCATAGATTGCCAACCACCCCAGGTATGCTCGCCACACCTCAGTCAAGGTGCCACGGTTGAAGTCAGGGTCATCGAGTGCTGCTTTGAGAGCAGACCGCATAGAAAATACAGCGGTCTCGAATTCTACTTTTACATTACGAGTCATCGGTCAGTATCGTGTGAAGAAACTTCGTCTTTAATATAGCATGGGACACCAGCAGGATCAAGCCATTTGGTGTACTCAAAATCATCCATGGCAGTGTCCAACTGCATGGCGTTGTCGCAGAGGTACATGTCCTTGTACTTTCCAGTGTATTCGTCTGCTTTCTGGATGCGATAGTCAGGTGTACCGTTGTCAAGGACGCCTGCTTCCACGTAACGATAGGGGAAGCGGGTCAGGAGGACGATGGGTTTCATGTATCGGTGGGATAACCTAGGCATAGGATAGCACGGTTAAAGGAAATGATACCACCCTGTTGCGATTAGTTTATCTGATGTGTCTGATTTGCGACCCCTATGATGATAGGTCCAGTCTGCTGGCCAGATTACTGTCAGTCCTTTCTCGGCAGGGATGTAAAGGTCCTGGTGGAACCACTCGGTGCCGCCGTCAGGAACGTCATTAAGGTATGTCATCCATACCATATGTCTATATGTATTAGATCGACTACTTGACTGGCGTTCACAATGCCACATGTGATACCCACCACCAGGTTTGTAGTATTGAAGATTGAAGAATTCTTCCATCTTCCAAATGTTTGTCTTAGCACAAAGAGGGAAGTGATCCACATAATTATTCATTACACGGTTCACTTCCCCAGTGAAATCACGGACCCTAGTATCAGTAATTCCAATGAAGACAGGATTGTCCATGGAATCTTTGATGCTAGGGTCTACCATCCCACCACCATTGTCGTCAATGGTTTCCCCAGGCCATTTCTCAAAGATCGTTTGAGTGTTATAGAAGTCAGCAATGCCGTCAACAATACCCTCATCGATCTTTTCTGTGTAGATAAAATCAGTTCGGGGATATGCTACTCGACCATCATAGAATATAGGCTCTGGGTTTAGTTTCATTATGCAAGAACGTTGTCTGCGACTAGGTGATCAATAAGGTAGGCATAATCTTCTTCGATGTCCACTCCCCAGAACCTAACACCTTTATCTTCATAAAAGCGGCAGACTCGGGAGAAGAGGGATGGATACTGTGTCTCCAACTGGATGTTTCCGTTGGCAGCGTCCCGAAGAATTTGCAGACTGTCTGCAAACTTAGATTGGATCGTCATGATCGCCTCCTCTTATTCTACTGTTGGTCGGGCAGGTGCCCGATGGGGGATACTGGGATCGAACCAGTGACTTATTGCTTGTAAGGCAACCACTCTACCGCTGAGTTAATCCCCCACACGATCCAGGTAGGACTCGAACCTACGACCGACTGCTTAGAAGGCAGTTGCTCTATTCCACTGAGCTACTGGACCAGGGGACTCAACGCCAGGCGGGACCTTGTACCCATCCAACGAGAGAATATCTTGTGCCGTCCTCTACTGGGGCGACTCTATGGTAATCATCTGAGTGAAAGAAAATCATCTGACCTGTTTTCATTTCGATTGGTTGATTGATAAGGTGGAAGTAACCACCTTGGAAGTCCTCGTTTAGCAGGAGAGTGAAAGAAATCTTACGAACCTTTTCACCTTTTCTCTTGTTGCGGGACCACTCACTTTCATCTTGGTGCCAGTCATAACTGTTTCCTTTCTCGTACTTGGTGAGTTGCAGTGGTTCTACGAAGTCAATATCGAAGAACCACTTTGCTGCCTCATTTACTCTTGATGCGTATGACAAAATAAGATCATAGAGAGTCTGATCTTCTACGAAAGATACTTCGCAGTCTCGGACGTTCTCGATCTCGGTGTGCTCAAAGTTCTGATAGCGTTGGAGGATAGATTTGATCTCTTCAAACTCATCGTCATTAAGATCAACGGTTACATAACGATCACGATAGTTCATAGATGGATTTAATCTTCTCATTAACAGCGTGTGCCTGTACTTCGGCACCGTCCTCCAAGTGTTCATGGAGTTCATCGATCAAAACTTCTAGCAGAGAGAAGTCTTCCAGATAGTCTTCCATGGGTCGCTCAATGTTTCAGAACTCATATAATATATATCAGGGAAAGTGCGGTGTCAAGGGGGGTTGTTGCACCTGCACCCGTGGCACAACCTTGTGTGGGATCATCTCCTTGCCCATGACGTTGAAGGAAATGATGGTCCTAGGAACGTCAGTGAAGTTGGGTTCTTGCAGGTGTGCCAGGTAGGAAGGGAAGAATACAATGTCACCTTCCTGCACATCAGGGATGAAGTCAATGACTTCTCCATTGATGAAGTTTGTAAAAGGAGCAATGAAAGTTGTTCCTTTATGTACCGAAGGATCGAACTGCACATACAGGACAGCAGTGACACCCACTGGTCCATGGTTATGAACACCATGAAACTTACCATTAGATGTAGTCTGATGCCACATTGCGACGACCTTTTGCATATCCAGTCCAGTCTCTTGTGCCATCTGATCTAGGATCGGAGCACAAGCATCCATCACATCCCAATAGTATTTGGGCATTGCTTTGTTAGCAACGAGGTCATGATAATCAGTGTCCATCTCATGGAGAGACACCCGACCATTGCTAATGATTGCCTGAGGACTATTCTCGTCGCACTGAGAGAGGATTCTCTCGCGCCATACGTCCCAGTTGGGTACGCTAAATTTCTCGATTGGGATTGTGAACATGTTTGATAAACCATTCAGCATCAACAACTGCAAGAGGTTTCTTTCCATTCTTCTTCATGAAGAGAATGGGAGTGTGTTCTCCTGCATTAGCACACGCTTGATCGTATGCATCGTAGACATTTAATTTCTCTACGTTCTTACACTCTATACTGAATGGGAACTTCTGTCTAGCATCTCTTGCCATGATCAGATCTTCACCACCAGCACCCATGGATCGTGATTCAATATCCTCACGATGAATACCTCTGTGCTCGATGAGCATATCTCTAACCCATTGTTGGAACCTACGTCCCTTCGCTTTCGCGCTTTGAGGTCTCATACTCTTTATTCTTTTTGAAGTATACTTTGTACCAACGATCACACGCTGCACGTATATACTTATAATCCTCGTGCTCGGTCCCTACCAGAGCAGCGAGATAGACACAGGTCCCCTCCATCTCTGAGATGAGTGTCAGGATAGGTATAGGGGACTCTGGGTCTATGTTCCACTGTGGTTTAATCGGCATACCCGTCGTCGTCATCCTCCAACTGGTAACCAAGTCTAGTACGTGGTTCGTATGGAGTTGTATATGACTCAGGATCCTCCTTGATGGCGTCTTCAAGAGACTGTGCCAGGAGTTTCAGGTTATGTGCGATCAGTTTTACCTTATCATAATTCATATGCTTTCTCCACTTGTGCCCAGTCCTTCTCAAACTGTGCGAGACCTTCTCTGGTGAGAACATGATCGTACATCTTCCAGAATACTTTCGGAGGAAGAGTCACTACGTCAGACCCATAGAGGAAGCAACGTGATACATGATGTACGTCACGAAGAGATGCTGAAAGAATCTCTGTCTTCACACCGTGTGCCTTGTATGTACCAGAGATAGCACGAACAAGTTCAACACCCGAGAAAGAGTTGTCATTACATCTACCCACGAAAGGAGAGACGAATGAAGCACCTGCCTTGGCGGCAAGGATTGCCTGTGCCACAGAGAACACAAGCGTTACGTTGGTGGGGATATCATCTTCTGATAAGTTCTTACATGCTTTCAATCCTTGAACGTTGCATGGAACTTTGATCGTAATGTTGGGAGCAATTTGAATATACTCGTCTGCCATTTCTAGCATCTCTTCCCAGGTGTCCCCAGATACTTCTGCCGAAACAGATGCATCCCATGAGAACAGGTCTGTGATTTCTGCAAGAACATCGGCAGGATTCCTGCCTGATCTAAGCATGAGTGTAGGGTTGGTGGTTACACCATCAATGAGACCAGTATCTACTGCTTCACGGATTTCATCAACATTACTACTGTCGAGAAAGATCTTCATTGGTTCGGACCATAGAGGTTACTTTATATAGTAACATAAAAAAAGAGACCCGAAGGTCTCTCTTATTATTTCTTTGTAGTGCAGTGCCCTGCCATACAAAGTTGAGCGTCGCGAAGTTTTTTCTTCTTGACTTCTTGCTGTTTGATAACAGTCAGCCAATTAGTTGTCTTCATTTTGTGACCTCCACTTGCTTAGTGTATACCATACCACGATAGTTCATGGTTACGGTCTTGGTCTCGTGCTTTTCTTCCTTCTTCTTAGAAGTAGGAACGCCGCGATAAGCAGTGTGGGTGCTGTAAAGATTCAGCATGGTTTTAACTCCTGAAATACTAGGGTGTGCTTAACCTTCTCTCCGAAGAGGATCCGTTTACCCGTTCCTTCAATCGTTTGCGTCCCAATAGAACTCACATTCTGGTACAGATTCCTTTACGGTCTCTATTAGTTCTACCACGACTTCTCGTGGTAGTTCAACCTTGTTTAGTTTGATCCTGAACAGTATTTCGTCAGCATCAGTACACGCCATGGTCGAATATAGAAGTAGTTCTAACATGGGATGAACGCTCCGTTCCGCGATTTACTTGCGTCCTATTCGCTATTCGCAAACAACGAATGGGATGAACGTGATGTCATACTAACATGACAATACTATTTATACAAGTCAAATGTATCACATGTTACCGTTTTCTCATCCTAGTCCCTGGTCTCCTCAGGTCTGCCTTCAAGTTCTTCAAAAACTTCAAGTGGTCCCTTGTACCACTGATCGGGTCCAGGCCAATTATACTTGACACTGATTGCGTCGAGTCCCTCCACCTCGGACGGTTCCGTTGTGTATGTTTCTTCCATGGTTTCTTGCTCATCCCACGCTTCATGCAGTTCTTCTATCTGTCTGTCAACACCAGACATCGTTTGCTTTACCTTGCCGTCCCAGTACCACTTCTCAACATAGGAGAACAAGTATTTTAAGATTGTATTCAGGGGTGGTTTCTGCTTAGAGATCCACCCCTTTATCTTTTGGAGTTGTGTCCGCTCCCCACCCCAGTGGTGCTCGAACTTATAGTGCCATGTTGTATCACCTGGGAGTGGTTCAGTACCATACTCCCATGTATCGTAATCATCCTCGTTACGAGGATCAGAGTGAGAATCCTGCAAAGGTGCTTGCTCCGACATCCTGTTTAATCCCCCCGACTACATAAGACTCAATCTCAGTTTCCTGAGGAGCGTTCTGCTGCCCTTTGCTATTTAGCCAGTGCTCTGTCCAAGGTAACGGATTGTTTTTAGCGGGGATATCGTAGAGGGGAGCGAGACCAATCGATCTCATGCGACGGTTAGCGATCCACTCCACGTACTGAGACAGCAGTCGTTCGTTGAGACCGATCATGCTACCCTCAGTGAACAGGTAGTTCGCCCACTCCTTCTCTTCTTCTACTGCGACAGCAAACATCTGTCGAACAGTCTCTTTCTCTTCTGCTGCAATCTTCTCCATCTCAGGATCGTCACCGTCTGCCCACTTCTTCAAGATCTTCTGAGTCAATACCAGATGCTGTGACTCATCACGGGCGATAAGGGAAATGATCTTTGCCGAACCCTCCATGAGTTTGAGCTCACCAAAAGCAAAAGAGCAAGCAAAAGAAACATAGAAGCGTATTCCTTCCAGGATATTGACATTGGCAACAGCAAGATAGAGTTTGCGTTTCAAATCACGAAGAGTCCACTGAGAAGATGGAGAGTCCTTCCAATCAGACTGCCACATATTACCTTGTGCCCAGTCACCAACAGCATCCAGGAACTCATCGTATGCTTTGGTCACAGACTGAGCACGTTTGATAATCTTATCATTGTCAAGAGTAGTATCCAGGACCTCAGCAGGATCAGGGTAGACATTCTTGATGATGTGAGTGTAGGAACGAGAATGGATCTGTTCCATGAACTGCCACACACCCATGGCACCTTCCAACTCAGGAAGAGAACAGTAGGGAGAGAACGCCATGCCAGGTCCACGACCCTGCACAGAGTCCAGAAGGATTTGATACTTCAAGTTGGAAGTATAGATGTGTTTCTGTTGTGCATTCAACGTCTTGTAGTCTGCTCTATCCTTTTGGAGAGAGACTTCCTCGGGACGCCAGAAATATCCGAGTTGTGTTTGAGTCAGTTTATCAAAGTCAGGATACTTAAACTCAGCATACTGTTGCATTCCAAGAGGTGCTCCGAAGAACATTGGTTGCTTTTTTGTGTCAACCTTCTTGCTGTTGAATACCGTTACTCCCATCTGTGCTCCCATTTGTTCCGTAGTTTGACTCATAGTATAGAAATGAATTAATCCTTGGGGAACACCCCAAAGATTTACAACACTCCAAGTAGGAATCGAATTCCTCTTGGAGTGCTTTGCTTAGTGTGATTGTAACTTGTCTAGACATTACATGCGTCGCAGTCTGCTTCGCTTCCTGAATCAATATCAGCAAGCAACGCTTGGAGTTGCTCCTCTACATTGTCTTCATCCTTCTTGTTGTCGTATGTGTTCTGATAATAAGAAGTCTTCCAACCATACTTGTATGTAGTCAGGAAGTCCTGTGCCATAACCGAGACTGGGATCTCATTGTTGGGGAACTGAGTCGGGTTGTAAGACCAGTTACCAGAGATCGCTTGGTCAAAGAACTTTTGCATAACAGCAACGATCTTAATGTATCCTTCGTTAGAAGGCATGTCCCAGAGTAAGGTGTAGTTGTTCTTCAATGTGTTGTATTGCGGAACAATCTGTTTAAGAGGTCCCTTCTTGGACTTCTTAATGGACAGGAAGTCACGGGGTGGTTCGATTCCGTTGGTTGCATTTGACACAACGGAACTGCTCTCCGATGGCATCTGTGCAGACAGAGTGCTGTGTCGCAGTCCGTGCTTCTGGATAGATACCCGTAGAGAATCCCAATCATACTGATACTCAGGTGCTACGATTTCATCTACCTCCTTCTTATATGTATCGATGGGGAGGATTCCATCATGATACTTAGTACGTGCGAAACCATCACATGGTCCCTTCTCGATAGCAATCTGGTTGGATGCTTTCAGAAGATTGTACTGGAATGATTCTGTCAGTTTGTGTACTTCCTGCCAGGCACTGGGATCTTCATACTTAAAACCTTTCTTGGCAAGGTAGTGTGCCAAACCGATGAAACCGATGCCTAGGGAGCGACGAGAGAGGGTGCTACGACGTGCTGCGTTGACGGGGTAGTCTTGGTAGTCGATGAGTTCTTCCAGACCACGAACAGCAAGGTCAGCAAGGTCTTCCATCTCATCCAGACTCTTCAACTTACCAACGTTGATAGCAGACAGGATGCACAGAGCAATCTCACCTGCCTCTTCATCGATGTGATTGATAGGATCGGTAGGAAGAGTGATCTCCTGACACAGGTTGGACATGTTCACCTTATCCTTGAAGGACGAGTGTGAGTTACAGTGGTCGATGTTCATCAGGTAGATACGACCAGTCTCAGATCTCTCTTTCAGAAGGTCGAGGATAAGTGCTTGGGCATTGACGGTTGTTCTAGGGATTCGATCGTCTGATTCGTAATTAATGTACATCCAATCAAAGCGATCAGTCCCGAAAGCGTCGTAAAGGCCAGGGACATCATGAGGACTGAAAAGTGAAATCTCTCCGTTTGAGATGAAACGCTCATAGAATAGTTTTGAAATCTGGATTGAGTAGTCGAGTTTTCTAACACGGTTGTCCTCCGTTCCTTTATTGTTTTTAAGGACGATGATGTCCTCTATTTCTTGGTGCCAGATTGGGAAGTGGACAGTCGCGCTTCCACCTCGTATGCCATTTTGAGTGCAGCATCTGACAGTGCTCTCAAACTTTTTGAGGAATGGTACAACACCTGTGTGTTGAACCTCGCCGCCCCTGATCTTACTGTTGATGCCACGGATTCGACCTGCGTTGATGCCGATTCCTGCGCGTTGAGCAACATAATAACCGATAGCCATGTCAGAACTAAAAATGCTATCGAGGGTGTCATCAACATCAACAAGCACACAGCTCGCAAATTGTCGAAGTGGAGTTCTAACCCCCGCCATGATAGGTGTGGGAATGTTGATCTTGTGTCTGCTGATTGCGTCGTAGTATCGTCGGACATATTCGATCCTGGTGTCGTGGGGATACTGTGCGAACAGAGTGGCAGCGATCAACATGTACATGAACTGTGGGGTCTCATAGACTTGCCCACTGCTTCTGTCCTGTACCAGATATTTATCTGTGACCTGTCTCAGTCCAGCATATGTAAACAGAAAGTCACGATCGTGATCGATGTAACCATCCAGTTCTTCCCACTCTTCCTTAGAGTAATAGTTCAGGAGATCATCATCGTACACACCCCACTCAACACCACGGATCACCTGATCATATACAGACGGATGGTTGTCAGGGTGGTCCCAGTACACAGACTTCCTCAGCGAGAAGAGGAGCAGACGTGCAGCAACGAACTGATAGTTAGGAGCATCAAGAGTAATCAGATCATTAGCAGAACGAATCAAGATCTCTTGAATATCAGATGTAGCAATACCATCAAAGAATTGCAGGTTAGCATTCATCTCAACCTGACTTTCAGACACACCAGCAAGGTCCTTGCAAGCGTGCTCTACCATTACATGAATCTTATCGAGAGTAAGTTCTTCAACTGTGCCGTCTCTCTTTACAACCGTGGTGCTCATACTTGTTTCCAGTCTGTGAATTTTAGTTTGGCTTCTAAACCAGAGTAGGTGTTGTGTTTAATTATATCAGAAGGATTTAATCCTGCCAACACCATGTCATTGATGTCCTTTTGTTTTACTTCCCTTGGCCAGATAACCACCTTCTCCTTGCTTCCGATGGCAGCGTCAATCCGCTGCACGATCTGTCTATTACGCGGTTCGTTGTCGAAGACCCAGACCCTATCCTTATAAGGAAGAGTGCGGTGGTCAACATCGCTACCACACATAGCAACAGCATTGGTAATGAAAGCACTGTCGAAGGGTCCTTCTGTGACATAAACTGTTTCCTCAGGATTAATGTAGTCACATCCGAATAGTTTCAGATGATCGTCAAAGATGATAGTTACATATCGAAGATTCGACTTTGGTGCCAGAGAGCGACCCTGGCATCCAAACCAAGTACCATCCTCGCGAAGGAGAGGGATAATAATTCTAGGTCGATCGTTCTGTAAGTTCTCAAAGGTCTGCTTCTGGGTGTTGACCCACCTCTTGAATTTATCGACATAGAAAAACCTACCGAGTTGGTCCTCAGGTATCTGTCTGTCGATCAGGTATTGCTTGGCGGGATGTCCATTATTTAGGTCATTGATACATGTAAGACCTGATACATCCTTCTTGGCAAAGTGTGGTTTACTGTCAGGGATCACTGGGTTAGCAGTAACTGTACCTTTACCAGTCCTACCCTGACGATACTTCTCCATCTGGTACTCAGAGTACGTGTTGGGGTCAATATCTTTCAGGAAGTTAGGCAGCGTTCTACCCATGCCACAGTTGTGACACTTGTAGACATAGCGACCCTTCATTTCAAAAAAGTATCCTCGTGCCTTGTTCTTATGCTTCTGTGAGTCGCCACAGTATGGACAACGGAAGTTGTAGAGTCCGTTCTTGACCTTCTTAAACTTTTCTAGTCTCCACGACAAGCGGGAGATGTACATCTCGTCCAGCATGACCAAGCACTCCACTGCCTGTCATGGTAGCAGGGGATGCCATCTTTGTCCAGATGGGTACTGCCACCTGTGCGATCGTCACAACGGTCGCAAGCACAGCAGTGGCACCAATAACAAACTTAGTATTCCTTTCTACTTTCTTCTCTAACTCTCTGAACTTACCAGCCATGGACTCAAACATACGATCATCATACTTCTGATGATCCTCAATCATTCTTATAATGGTCATGTTGGTACGTTCACCTTCGTCCAATCTGTTCTCATGTCTTTCAAGAACGATGGCAATCTTATTACTGTTGTCAGAGATAGTTGTAACGGCACGCTCTAACTTATCCAGCATCTCTTTGGACAAGTCTTCGTAGATCTGGAACTTAGATTCCAGTACATCTAGTTTTCCTAACCCAAACATCTTACTGTGCCTGCAATGCCTGTTGTCTCTTATCCCAATAAAATTTTATGACTTGGTTAGGATACAATCTAGTAACCTTAAACTTCTTCGCCACCTCTGGGCGATACATCTTTCTCAGTTCAATCTTTACTTGTGCCTCAGACTTTCCGTAGAGAATGAAGTCTTGGGCATCGTCGTACTGTACTCGGAAGGGAAGATAGTTAGCGGGAGCATGTTCTTGCAACTCCTCAGTCTTCAACATCTCACCAACAGACTTTTCAAAGCGACGCTTCTTTGGTTTCTTTCTAGTCAGACGTGTGATACCAGGCGGTTCATGAGACGGCGGGAGGGCAGTCTCAGCACCAGTACCAACTGAATTAGTAGGAGCGTCTTCGTTGATCACAATTTGTCCAAAGTATCTTGTATTAGTTTGTCAGTAGGAACCATGTCTAGGGTCCCACCGTCTGAATAACGGTTCAGATAGATCACAAAGGTCTTCAAAGATGACCAATACTCTCGTTCCAACTTGTACATCAGCAGAGGGAGAGTGCCCTCGCCAAATACATTGAAGAGAACAATCAAGTGATTCAATATAAGATTGGTTCTGAGAACCCCAGAACTGTGATAGCGTTTCAGTAATCGTTTGAGATACTTAAACTTCTTCATGTCTTCCATGAAGTCGTCCACTGTCACAGACTGGGGGTTCTCGTAATGCTTGATGGCAAACATCAAGTGGTTATGTTCGTTCAGTTCATCAAATCTCATAATATAGTAACGTCAAGATCAGGTGCCGAAGGTCAGAGTTGCAGCGCCGTCACTGATGACTTCTTCTGTACCACCCGCTGAGGTAATCTTGACGCGATACTTGTAGCCATCGAGAGAATCATCAGCGAGACCACTGTAAGCAAGAGTTGCGGTCGTGAAGTCTGCATAAGTGATACCTGCATCAGTGTCAGCGGCGATGTCAACCCAACGGACAGTAGCAGATGCGGTTTGGCGCTGCCACTGATAGGAGAGAGCACCAGGGGTTCCAGTTGTGCTAGTGGTGAGGGTGAATGTACCAGCACCAGAAGCGGATGTAGAAGCAGCGGGTTGTGCGTCGATGACGACTGCCGATGCTACATCTGCTGCGATGGTGTCGTCGCTCAGAGTCTCGTCTGCGTTTGCCTCAGGGTTACTGAGAACCATCAGGTGCTCTGCCTTATGGCGTGTGCGACCATTGTGATCAGTGTACGTTCTGTACGCCCACCAACCAGGAGCAGTAATACCGCGAGACTTGTTCTCGTCCAGTCCTGCCTCGGTGGCGTCTACGAAAACGATCGTCTCGGTAGCGGATCCAGATCCGTTACCACGGGTTCTGCTAACTGCTGTTTGATTTGTAGTTGAGTCTACTCTCCCGTAAAGAGACATGTGTGCTTACTCCAATTCGGTTCCTATTACTTATTTATAAAAAAGAAGAGACCGAACTGGTCGGTCTCAGTGCATCAACCCTCTCGAACTTCGAGAGCCTGTTTGACTTTCTCAAACAATTCATCATCAGCGGTTGTCTTAGTGAGTTTAACTGCCTTGCCTACGATCAGAAGGCAGAGGTCGATGAGTTTCTCACCGAGTTCTGCATCATCAGGAATCTTAGCGACAGCAGCATCTACAACTTTATATGCCAGAGGCAGAAGAAAAGATACCATGACCTTATAGAATAGACTATATTCTATATAGGCTTACTTGTACCCTTTTCTCTTGCGGTCGTGATCGATCGTCATCTGCATCATCTTTTGCTTCATACGCTCCTTTGACTTCTCCTTTGCTTTGGAGTCATCTGCCTTAGGGGCGGTGCCGCAAGATGCTTCGGCAACTGCTTCGGTCTCTTCCTTGCGAACGTCGTCGCCAGGCTCGTACCACTTGCCGTCGCCATCAGAGTCCTGCCAACGCTTTCCTGCCTTGGCAGCCTTGATATGCTTCTCTTTGGCTTTCTTCTTGGCGGATTCTCGGAGTGCCTCCACCTCAGAACGAATAGATTTTCTTAGAGATTCAGACATGAGATCCTCTTTCTTTGGGTTAATGATGACGTTTCCTTTTTTCTTTGTGGTCGTCACCTCTTTGTTTTGATCAGGTTTCATTCGTTGATTCCTAATTCTGCTCGCCAGTTATATGTAGGTTCCTCGCTCATGCGACGTGCAACGTTGCGAGCACCACGGGATACTGCACGAGCAGCACCACCGACAACCTTCTTAATACCTGACTTAATTCTATCGCGCAGTCGTACACGATTCTCGTTGCCACCACCAGAGGAGGAGGACGACGAGGAGTCACCAGGAGACTGAGACTTGGAGACAGAGGAACCACCAGCAGGCTTGCTGTCGCCGCCAGATCCACTTGCACCACGCTCGTATCCCTTCTTGAAGTTGCTGACACCTGCCTTAGCAGCACGACCAGCAGCACCAGCAGCATACCCTGCTGCCTTAGCAGCACCAGCACCTGCCTTCTTCAAACCAGACTTGACGGCAGATCCAGCAGACTTCAATGCTGCCTTCATCTTCTCGCCACGGCTGCTGCTAGAAGAAGAACCACTACCAAGGCGACTACGTGCCTCGGCACCAGCGTCCTTACCTGCGGTCTGACCTTCGCCAGATGCAGCAGAGGTCTTGTTCTTCAAACGAGCGGCATTGACCTTAGCAGGACTGGTGACCTCAGTCAACAGTTCCACATCATCGATCATGTCCAGTGCTTCGGTGAGATACTCACCATCCAGTTCCATCAGTGCCTCAACACAGATGTCATGGAGTTCTTCAAAGGAGAAAGAATCGAATGCTTCATCAGAGATAACATCTTCGATGAATGCTTCAAACTCTTCCTTCTTCAAATTCGCTTTGCGGTATGCAAGATCTGCTTTGGTGCCTTTGTCCATCTTACCTTGGGACTTGGGCTTAGTCTTGCCACCTTCGTCAGGTTGGGAACCAGGGTTTGCTGCCTTAACTCTACGACCATGGGTGTACTCAGCACCACTCATCTTAGAGTCGCCAGAGATCATCTTTCCACCTTGGGAGCGATCATCCTTGTACTCAGCAGAAGACTGACCGTGCTTACCTTTGTAGCGTTCGTCAATCTGCTCCTCTTCCTTGACACAGTTAGGCACTTCCTTGCCACCTTTCATCTTGGTGCCTTGTGCCTTGTAACCTGCCCAGCATGTCTTAGCGCCCACGTTCTTACGTGCTTGCTTCATACCCTCGTGGAGTTCGTCGATGTCAACGTGCTCACGTTGCATGTTGAGACCGATGTCCTCGGGTGCCTTGGCAGTCTTTTCCCCTTTCTTGCCTACAACCGAATAACGACCGTCTGCTTTCTTGCCAGTGATGACCATAGACTGACCACCCTGAGAAATCACACGACCGATGTTACGATCATCTTTGAACTTCTGCTTGTTCTTAGAGATCAGATCTTTCTCAATCGGGAACCCAGCATAACCTTCAACGACTTCCTCATGGGAGTCGATGATGTCTGCTACTGTCAGGACTGCCTCATGCATTCTGGCAGTAGGTGCCTTCTTGCATTCGTATACACAGTCGAGAATAGTTCTTTGCTCTGCCTCAGAAAACCCAAGCAGGGCGGCAGATACCTTGATATCGAGCATTGATCTAGGGAAAAGTATAGTATTATTTATTCTTGATAGACTTTTGGTTCTTAGTGAACTCACTGAACTTCTTAATTTCCTGTCCAGGAGTCATGTTTTGAACCGCCATTCTATATGTATCGGTGCCGACTTTCCAGTCATTACCACTGCCATCGTCAGCAGAATAATTGCTTTGGTTGTTTGGGTCGCGTACCTCGGTCACATGCTGCAACCATGCACGGTGCTCACCGCCGAGACCATCTTCCATGATGATGTAATTAGGACCACGGTGTACGATCTTACCGAGCATACCGCTGTCATCATGCTCTACGATAGCACCCACCTTAAAGATGTGTTCAAGCATGTAGTAGTCGCGGAAAGATTCGAGATCTAGTTTAGGAGCATAGTCCCAGACAGACTCTGCAACTGCCTTCTCCTTCTTCTTGGCAGGTTTCTTCTCTGCTTTCTTCGGCGGGACCATACCGTCCAGCACATGCTGCATCAACTCTTTGGACCTTTTGTATCCACCAGTTCCTGCATGAAAGGAGTCGTGGTCACCCCCTTGGGCATGGGCTCGCATCTTGGAAGCAGACAAGGTTTCGATAGGATCATCACTATCGTCATTTCGAGCACCAGCAGACTTAATGTTAATTGACTTGAAGTCATAGTGCTTACCATTATACTTCTGGGTCAACTTCTCAAACTCTTTCACACGGTCATCACCAACTACCATGGTGACGTGCTCATGTCCCTCATCATGGAGGTCACGGAGAATGTCGAAGATGTTTCTATGCGCCTCGGAGTTCTGGATAGCATCCTTATGCTGCTTGAACATACCACGCATGTGTTCAATCTTCTGCTCGGGATGCAGAGGATTCTTCTTGTGGTCCTGAGATCTAGAAGGGTAGATACGATAGTTGCCAGAGTCACCAGCGTGTGCCTTCACAGCATCAAGTAACTTCCCATGTCCAGCATGAGGAGGATTGAATCTGCCGAAAGTGATGGCAACATGCTTGTCAATTACTTCATTCTTTTTTGAAGTTGCTTTCTTGGCAGCCTGTGCTGCTTCGATAATGAACTGACGAAATCTCATTTGCCCCAATCTTTTGCTACGGTGAAGTTTGCACGAGAGAATTCAAGTCTATCAACAAGTTTGACAGCAGTGCCATCCTTGATTGCCACAAATCCTTCTGGACTAGTGACCTTGTATCCGTTCTCATCTTCTAGGAATGTGCCAACCCCCTCAATCTTTTTGAGACGGTTGATGATCTGTTCTTTCGCGGTGATAAGATTCTTGAATCCTGCCAGCGCACGATATATCTCAGACTTATTATTATTTAGGTAATCAATCGCTTCCTGTTTCTTAATCTGCCACTTCTCTTTTGCCTTGGGTGTCTTCACACCTGCTTCTTTCATGGCATAACGAGACTCAACAAACAGTTTGAACTCAACTAGCATTTGCTGAGTAGAGGTGGGGATCTTTCCTTCCTTGATCTTCTGATTGAAGAAGATCTTAAACAGAGCAGCAGGTTCCATACCCGTCAGTCTGCCACCGATCTGGTTCAAGAAATTGCGAGACGCCCTGAGGTTCTGCTTAGCGACACGCATACTGTTATTGATCTTGCTCATCTCAGAAGGACTGAGGTTTGCGATGCCATTGGTGTTCTGGAACTCGGCAGAGAATACTGCCACATCAGAAACACCTTGAAGATTACGAACGTTAGCACCAAAAGATGCCGCCATCTGAGCAAGTGTGGGTCCATTGTATGTTGTGTGGAAGACGATACCAACCTTAGACTTACCTACCTTAGCACCCATCTCAGTCGCTTTCTCAACACAGTAAGTAATCGTATTAGGTTTGAACTTATAGCACTGCTTACCACCCATGACAGTCAGAGGAGGAGTGTCTGTGTAGAGCAGGTCCCCTTGCAGCACACCAGTGATAGGAAGTTTAGACAGGTAGTCATAGGCAGCGATCAACTTAGGATGCACACCTGTACCACCGTACCACATGTCAATCTCTTCATGTGAATAGCAGACCTTGGGTTCGGTCTTGGCGAACACAGATTTAGTACCGACAAAGAACATGTCAGTCTCAGGGTCGATACCACAGATGATAGCAGGAGCACCGTCCCACTTCACTGTCACCTTAGTATTGCCACCACCCTTACCAGTGGTCAGCATACCTTTGAGTCCTTCTAGGAATCCTAGTGCGTTCTCAGCACCAGCATAACCGTTGTTGAAGATGTCATCTTCCAGGTGTTCGAGGTGAGTATTCTTGCTCATGGTTGGACTCCGACTTTATCGCGGTAGGGGTTGCCGATGGATGACTTTTCTCTCAGGTAATACTCATCATTGGGTTTGAGGTTGTTCTTCAAGTGGTTCTCCATGTAGAAGACAGGCATTCCTCTGTTCGTTGCGAACTTGTAGTAGGTCACCTCCTGCATCACGAAGTTCTGGATCACGTTACGGTAGACCAAAGCACCCTCCTTACTGATCTTACGAAGTGCCATCTGGCAGATGAGAGATGCGATACCGACCTGTCCACTGCTGTGCTTGGGTGCGTTCCAGTAGTCCTTGGCATCAGTATAGTACATGTCTGCCAGTTCCAACCACCAGGACTGTGCCGCTTTGACATCTGTCTCTGATGGGTCACCACCTTTGATCATCTTATCAATGTTGGTCACCACGTTACGAGGCAGTTTACTTTTGAGAGTAGTATCTTTGGCGATGACTTCCAGTGCCAAGAACGATCCTTGCTTCACTCTATTGTCGGCCAAGACTTTGAGGATCTTGAACTCAACAGTCTTCTTATAATCTTTAACCCACTTAGAGTTTTTCTTCTTGTCAAGCAGACTGATAATGTCTTGTGGTTTGACAACGTTAGTTGTCTTGCTGATCTTCTTCACTGAAAAAGGATACTCTCTATCCTCATCGTCATAGATCATGAAGTCAATCAATGGTTCATTACCAGCACCAGGAAGAAAGACCTGTGCATTCTTCTTGGTTAGTTTTCCATACCCTAGTTTGTCAAGTTCAGCAGCACCACGTTCTAGGACACACAGAGGTGCAGTGATCTCAGAGAAGTCTTTCTCAATGTTGTTCATAATATCAATGTACTCAGACGCTGCTAGGTCTGCATACGCTTTGACCAGTTCTTTCTTCTCAGTAGCACCATGATGCATACAGAACTCAGTCAGTTCTTTCAAGTATTCTTTGATGACCAGTTGTAGATCATCACGCTTCTCAATAGCAGCAAGAACTTTCTTGTAGTAAGTTTCAAATGACATCTTAGTGTCCAAAGGGATGTCAAACTCCTGAGGTTTCAACTCAGGCATCTTCTTCTTCCCTGTGGCAGACCTGGGTTTCCCCAGCATGGGGGTGGAGATCCACCCCGTCTTGTCATTGTCATAGATGACTTCTATTCTAGCCTGGTAACTGTTACCACTGATGGGTTTCACATGAACCCCACTTCCTTTGGCAACAGTCCCTACTTTTTTTGTACTCTTTGCACCGTCGTAGACTGGGATATCCTTCTTGGCAAGAATCTCAAACCCTTTCATGTAGTGACGCTTGTAGTCGTCCCACGCTTCTTTGATTGTCCTTGCCATCGAAGAATTGATTCGTCGAGACTATTTAGTCTCTTCCTTGGGTTGCTTGTTGAAACCAAATGGACCCAACTTATCTTTGACTCGTTCCTTGATAACCTGTGCAGACAGTGCTTCCATAACTTTCAAAACGTCCTCTGCCTTAGCACCAAGTTGAAGACGTTCCTTCACGAAGTCATACTTCTGGAAGAACTCATCTGATACGTTCTTGTAATCATCAACTGTAATTGGTTCTGTCATCGTCCAAACCTCTTGTCCATTCTAAGTTTTACATAATACATTCCAATAACCCACAGGGAGAAGAGGAACCCCTCCCCGTAGTCCATAGAATTCCAAGCGTGTACAACGTCCATCAGATGTCACCCTCAGCACGGTTCTCAGACTCTTCAATAGAGAAACTACCGTCAGCATAGCGAGCAGCAAGTTTCAGGGAGTTGATGTAGAGAACATGATCCAGGGTCACGTCCAGAGCAAGACATGCTTGGGCAGCATACCAGAGGATGTCACCGAGTTCCTTGACCAGGTGCTCCTTGTTAGCATCGTTCCAGGGTTTACCTTGGAACTTCAACTTCTTGACAATCTCCATGAACTCACCAGACTCAGCAGAGAGACCAGAGGCAGCAGTATCAAGACGTGCAATGTTTACACCATCATCATGCAGATTACGGAGACGCTCGATGTACTTTACCTGATCTTTGCTGGGTTCAGAGCAAGTGCCATCAGCAAATTTCAGATACTTGTCAAGATCAACACGGAAGCGTTCTTCCTTCTTGCCTGCCTTTGCTGCTTTCTCTGCTTCCTTTTCTTTGATCTTTTCGGCAGTCACCCAGGCATTGAAACCTTTCTTGTTGATGAATTCCTCAGGAGTCTTGGGAGTATCCTCCTGCATTTCATTCAACTTTTTGTTCATGTCCTCTTTGAGGTCCTCTGCTTTGTTGTTGAGTTCCTCTGCTGCCTTTGCTTGGCGATCGGTCTCGTTGAAGTTTACGTTAGTGCCGCCAGCGGGGAAGGTGCGCTTGTTCTTTTCAGTAGTCATACTTGCCAGGAGTCAAATTTACTAGTGGATTTAGTCTCAATGATATTATCATCGATGTCTTGACCAGAGTCGATGATGTTGTCTTGGGCAGACTGATCACAATCATACAGTCTCATCTTCGCTCTGTCAATACCTATCACGAACCTCTTGTTCATGGTGGGGTCGTTGTATCTATTCTTCAACTGCTTGACCATAATCTGACCTGCTGCTTCCATATCCTCAGTAGAGATCAGAGCAACCATGAGGTCAGCAGTAGCAGGCAGACCGAAGGACTCACTGGTGTCAGTAATCTCTACATCAGAGTTACCATAACCAGAGCGAGTGGTCTGGGTAGCAGATACGATAGGAACATTACATTCAACAGCAAGACCACGCAGTTCTTCTGCAATAGACTTGATGAATGTGTAAGAGTTGACCACAGCATTCTTGTATCGTGCAGATGCACAGATGTTCAGATAGTCAACGAAGATAATGTCAGGAGCGAACCCACGCTTCATGCTCAGTTCGTTCAACAGAGACTTGAAGTGGTTGACGTGAGCAGAAGCAGTAGGGTATTCCTTGATCACCAGACGACCTTTGGTCTTACTGTTGAGTTTATCTACCTTGTTCCTGAACTGCTGCTTCGTGAACATAGGATCGGAGAGTTGCTTGATTGGTACGTCGAGGAGGTTGCTGTCAATTCGCTCAGCAATTTTCTCCTCTGCCATTTCAAGTGTGATGTAGAGAACGTTCCTTCCCTGCATGAGACAGGCGCTAGCCATGTGGCACATGAATAGACTTTTCCCGACACCCGTACCAGCAAGAGCGATGTTGAGAGTCTTAGCAGGGAGACCACCTTTCGTAATCTTGTTGAAGTATTCAAGGTCGAACGGTATCTTATCTTCTTGTTTGTGGTAGAAGTCGTAGCGGTCATCTGCATCTAGTAAGTAATCGTGTCCAACAGTATCATCAAAGCATGTCCCCAGTGCCTCGCTCATGATATGAGGGATAGCATCTTTGGAGCGAGTCTTGTCTTGCCCATCAGCAATCTTGATGGACTCCATCAAGGCAAGATAGATCGCACGTTCTTTACACCACTTCTCAGTGGTGTCCATCAACCACTCATCGTTATACTGAGTGTCATCAATCTTGTTATCAAGGAAGTCTTCGATCTCCTTGACAACTTCTGCACTCAGGTCTCTCCTCTTCTCGATCTCAATTTTGAGAGCGGTGGTTTCGGGAGCAGTATTGTACTCTGTTACATACTCATTGATCTCATTGAAGAGGATCTGATGAGGAACAGTATCGAAGTATTCATCTTTAAGGAAGGGCAGAACTGATCGGAGGTAGTTATCCTCGGTGATCAGTTTGCTCAAAGCAATTTCTTCGATCTTTTGCATTAGAGATAATGTAGGTAAGTTCCAATGATATATTTGTTCTCAGACAGAGGTGGCAACCCTGCATGAGGGAAGGTCCAGGTCGGTGGGAACAGCAGACAGGTGCCTGCTTTGGGTTTGACCTTCATACCCAACTTAGTAAACCACGTCTCTCCCCCTTTGTCAACATCATTGAGATAGAAGAACAGTGCCAGGAAGCGACGGGCGCTGCTGTGGTCACCCACATCAACATGAGGATCAAAACGATCCTCATCAGCAGCAACATACTTCTTCAATCGAATCTGTTCCAAGGCATTTTCATGTGGCCAGTTCTCACTACACCCGACCTCTTCCATGTACCTGTTAGATACTTCCTTGATCGCTTCGATCAGTCGGTTGTGAACCTTGACCCACTTAGACTCGGTGTTCTTCTCAGCATACTCAGTCACGTTGAACTGATGGAACTGAGGACGACCCTGCCTGTCCCAGTATTCATAGTCGATATCACGCTGCATGTCCATGATGTTCTTGATAACATTTTCATCAAGAACGTTGTCATAAACTTTGATGTAGTCTTTAAGATCCATAAGTGAACTCCTTCTCTGCTGCCTTATCAAGTTGATTCATGATTTCGGGGGTGAAGTATTTCTCGGGATCAGCGAGAATAGACTTAGGAAAAAGATTAGATTCACCAATCTTGTAGCGATTCCCGATCCTCTCGAAGACTCCGTGCTTCTCACCCAGTTCCAGTAGTCCGTAATACTTGTCCAGTCCACGCTCGTCATAGAACAACCTCGTTTCTACCTTGACATTTTCCTTGGTAAATCGAGACTTCTTGGTCTCGCACTTGATGATGTTACCCACCACCTGTGTGCCATCCTTCTCCTTTGACTTGCTCAGATAGATAATAGTCGATGCAGCGTATTTGAGTCCACTACCACCGCCCATTTCTTTCATTGGCACATAGGCACCCACCACGTCATAGGTGTGGTTGGTCACGATCATGGGGATGTTTGCCTTACCCAGTTTCAGGGTCAGCACACGGAAGATAGACTTGACCACCTGAGCACGGGTCATGTCACGAGTATCCTTACCTGCCTCAGTGTCTTCCACTTCCTTAGACGTGGACAGCATACCCAGAGAGTCCAGGCAGAACATCAGAGGTTTACGTTCTGATTCTTTCTGTGCCAGATACTTGTCAACAATCTTGATTGCTTGCTGACGGAACTCCTGCACAGTAACAACAGGAACGATGATCATACGAGATGAATCGATACCACGACTCTCGATCATGTCCTTACTAATGGCAGACTCGCTCTCAAAATAAATGCATCCAGCGTCAGGATCAGAATCAAGGAAATGACGAACGATGCTGAGAGTATAATAAGTCTTACCAGTGCTGCTTTCTCCTGCGATAGCAGTAACCTTGTTGGAAGGAATACCTCCATAGATCGAACCACTAACAACGGCATTAAAGAGATAGCAGCCAGTATCAATGAAAGATGCAACGTCGCCAGCAGCAACCCCCTCACTAACGACACCAGCATACTCATTGCCGATCTCCTTTACTACATCATTTAGGAAACTCATCCGAATAGAAACTCCAACGTGTGTACTTTTTCTGGTGTCCAACCAATGGCGTCAAGGACAACCCTGACGGGACTGAGGAAACTCTTCTCGAACTGTTGTTCATAGTCAACAGAACCATGGACGCCAAACTCTTTGGGTAGAGTCTGGAAGAACGAGACTACGTTCTCACCGATCCTGTTTGGTTTCCTGAGGTAGAGGAACTTGATCTTCTCTCCCTCTTGGATGAGGGGATACTTGTGAGCAAGTTTCAACTTCTTGACGTAGTAATTATACAGCAAACTACCACGTACGTGCATGGGACATCCCTTACCATAGATGTGACTAGGTGACGAGAACTTACCGAGGTTGTTGCAACTGCGTGGGAAAGCAATGTCTTCCAGGGGGAGACTCTCGAACTCTCTACGGAACTTGGCAATGTATTTCTGCACCTCATCTTCCGTACCGTTCATGACCACTTTCAATGCTTCTTTAATAGCACCACGACAGGGAGCAGGAGTCGAAGACTTCACTGCTTCAATACCCATGATCTTCAACTTAGGTTTCTCATAACGCACACCCTCACTGTCCCAAACGTTGAGGATGTATCTCTTCTTAGCAGTCCAAACACCACGATCAGCGATGTTCTCCCGCTTCATTTGCATCTTCTGATCGTATGCCGAAACGTACGTTGCCAACTCTTGATATGAACGTTCAATAAAAGGTTCCAGTTTCTCGTGGCAGATCTTATCAAGTAGAGTGACAACCGCTGCTTTATCGCCAGACTTATCACTAAGAAATTTAGTAACAAGAGGTCCAAGATTAAGATAGATCGAATCAGTGTCAGATGCGATGACATAATCCTCCCCCTCTGTTTGCAAAATCTTATTTAGGTAATCGTTTACCTTGTTCTCGATCCAACGAATCGAGACTTGACCCGAGAGAGTGATCGCCTCAGCATTTGCCAGATTGTAGTAGCGGAAGTATTGGTTTCCGATGGCACCATAGGCAGAGTTGAGTTGGATCTTTCTTGCCATCTGGATGTTGTTGAATCTTGCAACATCTTTTTGAAGTGCCACGGTCTCTGATGCTGACTTGGAATGTTCCAAGGACTGTTTGGCAGCAAGCATCTTCTTCTTGTATATCTTTCGGTCATCGTAGATACGTTGCATCATTTCAGGTAGAAACCCGTGGATGTCCTTACGATACTGAGCACCGTTAGCACACACGGCAAACTCCCCGTCAATCTCCACCTCTTTGTTAAGCAGTTTGTCAACAGTCACCGTGGGATGACGCCTCTCCACCAGGGTCTCTGGGGAGATGTTGTACTGCATGATCAGGTGGGGATACAGGGAGTTAAGGTCAAAAGATACCACCCAGTCATATCCTCCTGGGACAGGTTCCTTGACATATGCACCAGCATACTGATCGTTCTTACTGCTGCTGATCTTCGGGGGCACAACAATGTTGCGCTGCTTCAAGTCATTGTAGATGAGGGTGTCCCACATCCTGACCTGAGAATACACATCAGTAAGGTTGACCTTAGCGTCATAGGCAAGCGTGAGTGCCAACTCAATTAGTTTCATCTTGTCTTCCAGACGGTCAACAAGTTCCACGTCAACGATGTTGTACTCAACAAACTTTTGCCAGTCCTTAGTATAGAACTCTTTGAAGTTCTCATACTCACTGTGGTCGATCTTCGCCTGACCCAGTTCTACATTTGCAATGTGATCCAGACGATAAGATTCCTGAGCAGAGTATGTGAACTTCTTGTAGAGATCGAGGTAGTCGAGGATAGCAACACCACTAATCTCGTAAGAAATGTGCTTACGATTGTGGATCTCGATCTCTCTTTCAAGCACACGGTTCCAAGGGGAGAGGGACTTCTTCCACTTCTCCCCAAGCACCCTTTCAAGGCGACGGCAGATATAAGGAATATCATACAGGTTGCAGTTCCAACCAGTAATGATGTCAGGCGTATGGTTGATCCACCAGGAGTGAAAGTCTTCCAGCATCTCCTGCTCCTTCCAGAAGACACGATACTCCGTGCCTGCTGGTTCAAATTCCCTAGTCCCCCAAGTTATCACCTCCTTGGTGGCGAGATTCTTAACGGTGATGCAAAGCATCTCTTCCTGGCAAGCCTCTACTGAGGGGAAACCGTTGTCACAACCCACTTCGATGTCGATCGTATAGATCTTCATCTGGGACATATCAAACCGAATCTCATCGGGGAATTTGTCTGCGATGAACTGATAGATGAACCTATCATACCCATGCACTTCCATACCATCGACCGCCTCGTACTGTTCAATGAACTTACGGGCATCGCGTGCTCCATCGAACCGCTTCGCATGAGCATAGCGACCGTCCAGAGTCCTGAACTTGGACTCCTTGCTTTGATTCTGTGGCACAAAGTACAGAGTAGGACGAATCTTCTCCCTGTATTGAACAGGTTCTCCATGTTCGTAACCCCGATAGAGGATGTCGTCACCGAGAAGAAGTACGTCCGTGTAAAATTTCATCAAGTCATCGCCTTGTAACTGTCTGCCAAGTCAGCAGACGGATCAAGTATAGTAAAGATGAGGTCGGAAGTCAAGAAGAGATCACGTTGGTCTGTGTGTAGAGGGAACTTGGTCAGACTACCGTCTTCATGCACACGCATACAATTCTCAATCAGAATCGACGGTTCCTCGTCCAGTTCCGTCATCGTCCCCAGCAGGTACAGACTCGGATCGTTCTTCAACAACATCAATTTCAGCATTTTTCGCAGTAAGTTCTTGGTACTTGGACACTACATTCTCCAAAGGAGTGTAGATAAATGACACTGAGGGCAGCGGCACATAGATGTAAGGAGAAGCAGAGAATGGCACGAATGCTTGGAACTCTACGTCAACGTTATCGAGAGTAGTAGGTTCTTCATCGTAACTAGGTTCTTCAAATAGGTTCTGTGCAGGTGCCTGAATCACCATGGTGTAAGGCATCTCCAACTTATATGCGAGAGGTGGTTGATCTTCACCTTGACGCATCTCGAATACATTAGCGATTACGTCCTCGCCGTTTTGCATTCTTACGATTCTTACGGTCATAGTCTTTTTGCATCAGGTTTTCATAAGTGTACTTTACCATGTCGGTGAAAGCACGTCGAGCAGAAACATTCTTTTCTTCTGCCAGGATGTGAACATACTGCATAAACATATCCATCTCCTCAGGTGGAATGTCTAGGGTCAGTGTTTCACTCTTTTCTGTGTACGCAGGACACAGATTAACATACATGTTCATGGATACCTCCAAACAAAAAGAGGACCCTGGGGTCCTCTTTGGTTGTATTAGTATGTATACAACTTATTTGAGGGTGTCAACAGCAGCGAGTGCTTTCTGACGAAGACTCTCGGGGAGAGGAACATAACCAAGGGAGTCTGCCTTCTGTTGCTGAGTAGGTGTCAGCATCCAGCGAAGCATATCCTTCACATCATCATTCTTTTCATACTCAGGGTATGCCAGGATCCAAGTCAAGGAGACGATAGGATAAGCATTGGCACCAGCAGGGTTAGCATCAGCACCACGGAGTTGATCGTCAAGAACGATCTCACCAAGACCAGCAGAAGCAGTCTCAGCAGATGCCTTCACGAAGTTACCAGCACGGTTCTGAATAGCAACCTGTTGCAGGTCACCCTTCACATAACCATAGTTGACATAACCGATGCTACCAGGGGTGTTGGTGATAGCAGCAGCAACGCCACTGTTACCTTTACCACCGATACCAACAGGCCACTTTACAGACTTACCTGTGCCGACTGTTTTCTTCCACTCAGGAGAGAATGCGGACAGGGAGTTGGTGAAACCTTTGGTAGTGCCAGAACCATCAGAACGATGGACAGTAGCAATACGCTGATCAGCACAACCGAAGGCAGACCAGTTAGTAATCTTACCCAGGAAGACATCAGCAAGTTGAGTCTGAGTCATCTTGACTTCACAACCAGGGTTGTTGTAAGTCGGGACAATGGCACCACCAGTGATGGGGATGTGGACCATAGGCAGTTTCTGCTTAGCATCACTTACAGCACCATCAGAGGCACCGAAGTCAACGGTCTTAGCAGTGAACTGACGGACACCAGCACCACTACCAACTGCTTGGTAGTTGACTTGGTTGCCAGTAGACTTAGCAAGGTCCTGCAACATGTTGTTATACAACATAGCAGGGAAAGAAGCACCAGCGCCATTCAATTTGTATGGCTCTTTTTGACTGACTTCTGTGTTCTCGGTGGAAGCGCAAGCTACCATCAGGGGCGCTGCCAAGGCGGCAGCTGCGATTGCTTTGAGTTTCATCAGTCAGTACCTCAGAACTTGTACTTGGTGCCGACTTCTACTTTCCAGTCACGAGTATCATCATCTTGGAAGAGGTTCTCAAACTTACCATAAGCAGAGAAGGAATCAGTGATCTTGACTTTGCTGCCAACTTCCAGAGCAGTGAAGCTGGTGCTGTCAGCACCGTCAGGAACGCTCACACCCAGACCACCTTCGATGTAGGGGGAGAAGCGACCAGTTTTCCATTCATATCCGATACGTCCTTGGTGAACTGCCTTGGAATAATCCTCGTCAGTACCTTTGAATTCGTGTTTGGACTCGACATAGGGTCCTGCAAGGGCAGGTGCTGCGATCATAGGCAGTGCCAGAGCAGCAAGAGCGATTGCTTTCATTTTAGTTACTTGTAGTGTGTACACATCTCAATAAGAGACCTCTGTATTGTACCAGAGGTCCGCTTATTTAGATTTAAGGGTAGGTTAATCCTGATTTCCTGACCCAATCTCGTAGAGTTTGAGTTTCTGGTGGTCGGGAATAATCTTCCGTAAGTTTACCACAAGCATTCCGTTCTTGAAATCAACTGATGCGACTTCCACATCGTCGGCTAGATTGAATCCTCTGGCGAAGGTTCGGGTGGCAACCCCGCGATGCATATACTCCTCCTCACCCTTGTTCTTCGCCGCCTTAGACCTGACCAGGAGGACGTTACTCTCAGTAGAGACTTCAATTTCGTCCTTGTCCCAACCAGCAAGTGCCATTTCGATCCTCCACTTAACCTCAGATTCTTTCACGAGGTTGTAAGGGGGATACGCTTCGTTGACTGATCCCATTCCATAGGAATGCAGTCGGTAAAAAATGTCATCCAGTCCGACGCTGTATCTTTCAGCAGCATCCACCACGGCATTAAGATCTTTCGTGGTGAGTTTCCTCAGTCCAGTCATTGTACTTCTCCTAGTAAGCGAGATTAGATTGTGTGGACCCCGAAGGCATCCACTGTTATTTAGAGAAAAGGGATCAAAGTTTAATAGTGGAGAACCGTATTAAAACTTTCGGTTTTCCGCAGTCACATTTCATGCACATGTTCTTTTTCCTAAATAGAGATAGGTTCCCAAATAATGCACGATGAAGAAGTTCCTTCCTCTCGTTATGCTACTGATGACCGCAAGTGCAGCAAATGCTGGCGGACTTGTTACTAAACATGCTTCTAGCACACAACTGACTGTTGATGCTGCTCGCTCTACTGCTTCCAGAATTGGACACACCTTCACCACTTCTGGCAGTGGCGTAAGCACCACTGATGGCACCACTTCGGGTGTTGTTGGTAACGGTGTGCTGATGACCAGCGATGGTTTTACTGGTGCTTCCAGTGTCGTCACTGCTTCTCAGGCAACCTCTGGCGATGCATTCTCTTACAGTGCTTCTTATACCCAAGGCGATGCTATCCCTACCTCTGCTGCTACCGTAGGTGCTATTCCTAACTTCGGTTCGGTTACTTCTTACGAATCTGGCACTGCTGGATCATTGGCAGGCACAATCACAAGTGGTCATGCTATTACTCTGACTGCTGGTGGTGCAGGTACATCTGCAACGGGACAATTCGTTAGCGAGATCACCGTTATTGACTGAGGAGGATCGCAATGAATACTATGATTCGTTGGTCTGTCCTAAGTGTGGTGGGTGTATCTGCCACACTTGCTCCTGCCCTGGCGGTCCCCGTGGTCCCAAACTTCACACAGGGGTCAATGACCAGCCACACGGAGACGACACAAAAAATAACTGAGACCATCAATTCGATGGACTACAACACAGGATACCAATACTCTGCAACGGGTAGTGGTATTACTGCAAATGGAAAATTGAATCCAGGAACGGGTTCTACAAATGTAACTATTGACGGAGTGACATCATCATGGACGGGCGTAACATCAACACCTCAGTTCACACAAACAACACCAGGGGCAGCGTTTCAGTTCACAGAAACATATTCAGGACCTGGTTTGAGCAATCACACGATTATCCAGAGAACCACCGAGGTTACAAGCGTAACGGACACTACAAGTATCTTCTCGCAGTAATCCTAAGTGGACTCTTCCCAACTGCATCTATGGCAGAGACTGTCGGTGGAGTATCAGCAACAGCATCCCCAGTCGCAAACAGCTCTGGCTCAGTGACCAACCAGGCAATCCAGGTTTTACAAGGTCCCTACATCACTAATACTTATGGGGGAGGAATCCAGTGTCAAGGACCCACCCGAAACTTTACCCCCTATGTAACAGGTAGTGCATCAGCATCTAAACCTTACGAACCGTACTATTGGGATCCTGTGTATGATGTAAGTGACCTAGATGAGGACGGTCTTATTGATAATCCAGGCGACATTCTCTTCCACAAGAAGACACGTACTGGTCAGAAAGATAATTATAGTCTCGGTGTAGGTTTCTCTATGACATGGAGCACACCTACCGACAAGAAATTACAAGAACTGTGCAAGACAGCAGCGAAAGCACAGATTGAATTGAATCAACAACTAACTGCTAACAAGAGGCTTGACTTTGAGATCGCGAGACTCAAAAATTGTGGTCAGTTGATAAAGGAGGGAATCAGTTTCCACCCCCAGAGTAAGTATTATGCTATCTGTGCAGACGTGGTAGTGCAGAACGTGACTACCGTGAAGGACCACCGCCACTCGATCCCTTCCTCTTCTTCTTCCTCGGGAACACAGAACGCAATGCCTTCACTGCATGATTCATCTGACGCTGCTGCGCTCGGCGGTCCCCTACACTCTCACGAACATCGGGTTTCCCCCTGAGTTTCGCGATCTTCTTCATAACTTTCTTAACCGTTGGTTTGACTGCTTTCAAAAGTATGTCTGCCAACGGTTTTGCTAATAGTGCCGACGAGGTTGCAATGACAGCAATGCCGCCAACCTGTACGACCTGACCACCACTAGGAAGTCCAGCAATGATTTGTTGTGGCAGTGCGACTGCTTCTGTGATCTGTACACATTCGTTACCCACTAGTCGATACTCGGTAACTCTCTTACGATACCCCTCCACCAGTGTGCCAACAGGTTCTTTCAGTTGCTGTGCCTTAGTAGGACACTCTACCTTGGCAGTAGCAGGTGGTGCTGCTTTGGGAATCTCAGGTTGAGGGACCTCTGGTTTGGGTGGTTCCTTGGTTCTGGTATCCACCGCAGGAGGTCTGGTGATGATCATCTCATTGGGTTTGAATTCCATGGGATTAAAGTTAGGCATCCCTGCATCACAAAAGGTTATCGTACCCTTAGGATCATCACCGACTAGTTCATCATTTCTAGGATTGTTTTGTTGGTGTGCCTCTACACATCCAGGCATATCAATGACAGGCACACCAATGTCCACCGTAACGGGTGCTGCAATACCTACATTGGGATTAGCAACATTACGAGAGAAGTCCCATACAGGAATTTCAATGGGATCGATACGAACCCCGTTAATCTCAATGTCAGGTATATCCATATCAGAAAGGCATCACGCCACCAGTAGCACTAGGAACTTCGGGAACAACACCACCTGTCGCACCAGGCAGTTCAGGAACCTCAGGCATCAGTCCTTCCATCAGTCCAGGCAAAGCACCCACGACTGCTTCGGTTGCTGCTTCGGTTGCTGCTTCCTTGGCACGCTCAATCAGAGCGTCCTTTTGAATGTAGACATAGGCACCAGCACCAACGATGCTAGCAGTGCCCAGGAAGGAGAGCAGTGCTAGAACATTAATTAACTTCTGCATCTTTCTTCTCCTCTTTTTTAGGTGTTTCTTCTTCTTTCTTTTTAGCCGTAGCAACCCCGAAGGTACTAAGAGTCCCCGTGAAGACGCTGGCTATGAAAGTTGGATCAATTTGTTTCTGTTGCAGACCAGGGATAGTTACATAATTAAGTGTAAGAATCGCTGCGGACCACGAAAGAATAACAACTCGCACCAATGCTGACAGACCTTCGTCTGCCCAGTCAAACTTATCCTTTTTAGCCTGCTCCTTAATAGGAGTCTCAGCCATTAGTAAGATAGTAAGGCACAGCTATTTATGTAATACATCATTACCGATGGCAAGAAAATCCATGTTTGTCTTGGAAAACAATTCTTTCGCTTCCCAGTGCTTAGAACAGATAGGTTTACCACCCAGGTTGAGTGACGTGTTCAGTATGACACTGGAACCTGTCAGTTCTTTGTATGCTCTGAGCAGTCTGGCGTACTGTCCATCTCCTGATACAGTCTGAATCCTACATGATCCATCAACATGAGTGACTGCTGAAAGACTCTCATCCTTACATTGGAATGATGCATTCATCCAGGGGATAGGTTGTGATACACCCACAAAATGTTCCCTCACATCCTCATCGAGCACTGATGCACCGAAGGGACGGAAGTGTTCACGATGCTTGACTCTGCTGTTCAGAGTGTCCTTCATGTTTTTGATCCTTGGATTGCACAGAATGCTCCTATTGCCCAGTGCTCTGGGACCAAGTTCACCGTGACCCTGATACCATCCAACAATGTTACCTGCTGCGATCTCTTCTGCCATGGTGACGATAGTGTCATCGCTAACTTCCTCAGTCCCCTCATCATCTTGCCAGAATGGGAACCCAGATGAGTCAAATTCTTCTTCATGGAAGTGCTGACGTAGGAACTCAACAGCACCCAGTGACAGACCACAGTCATTAGCATGTGGAATGGTAGTCAACTTAGCACCATGCCTGATAGCATTGCCCACAAACACACAATTTTGTGCCACACCACCACTAAATCCTACCTTTTCAGTAGAATACACATGATCATCTGCACCCATCAATAGGTCAGCAAGTTTCCATGACGTGAGTTCATGTACAGTTCTCAACCAGTTGATGTCAAAGTCATTATCCCACTTACGATCCCAAGAATCATAGTTCCAAATATCTTTGATCCTACTGAGAGGATACACACTCATTTTATTAAAGTATTCCTCGTCACATAGACCATATGCTGCCAGTCCCATGACCTTTCCAGCAAGATCTAGACCATCTGGGGTCACATCTTTGAGTCCCAAGACAGCACCGACCTTTGCCATCTCGATACCGATGGATCCGTGCTTGTTGACGTTATACTCTACACCCAGGTCTGTGCCCACGAATAGTGAATGAGACCTCTCATTGCTACCATACCCATCAAACACATAGTTTGTGTAAGGGATACCCACTGGCCATTGTGACAGGACATGTGCCCAGTGGTGATCTATTGCAAAGCAACGACAGGGTAGACCTAGATCAATCTCTCTGTATAGTTCCCCTTTGTCAAACTCAACCTGATCACTGATGACAGCGATGGCATCTACATCATCGATGCTCAGATCCCAATGATTAAGTATATCTTCCCACTGCCAGGTATTATTATACCCATGGTGCTTGATACCATAATACCTCTCCGTAGAGAGGTATTTTACTTTGGTGCCGTCAGTGTATGTGATGTTGGAATCATGATCTTCAACTCGCAATCCAAGAAATCTCATACACAATCACCTTCTGTTTTGAATAGTTTACGACACTTCTTCACTTCTTTCAACTCATCTTTAATCATTTGGTAAGCATCCTCGGCAGAGATCTTTCGTGCTACTTCCATAGCAGTAATGATCTCTACTCTGGTGCCGAAGTGTTTGAGTGCCTCTTCAAAACAGTTCAGTTCTTCGTACATAATTAAGATTCAGTGACGACTTTCTTCTTGCCGATGTTGTACTTGGATTCTAATGTCCATTCGGACTTATCCTTATATGATAGCACCTTAATCTGGTTGAGTGGTGCAATATCAACAAGACCTTCTGCTTCAAAGTCTACTAGACCCCAGTCAAACAAAAGTTTTGCGATGCGATTACGACGTTCGATGTCGTTCTTTGTGATGTTGGCGGGCTTGCCGTCCAACGCAAACAGTTCTTTGAAATGGACAATGTAATACTTGCCCTTCTTATGCAGAATATGACATGACTGATACAGTTTACGATCCTTACGGGATGCAACACCGATTCTAGTCAGAGTTTCACGCACTTTGAGAAAGTCATCAGGTTCTTTCAGTGCCACCTCCAACATCATATCCTGAGACCAAGAGATCTCGTCACTCATCTTACTCCTCCAATGTTTAATTTAGATTTGATGACTTCTAACTGATCTTTGTTGAGCAGTTTCAGGGCATCTTTCGCCTTGTCGGTGCTGTATCCGTAGAACTGTTTTACTAGTTCTAGATCATTATCTGTCTGGACTTTGTTCCAAGGCGCAAAGCGTTTGGATTTCCTAATACTATATAGGTAATAGTTATATTGCATGTCTGGATCGAGTTCGTACATACGATTCATCTCGTTGACATGCATGATGCAGTCGATGTGTCCAGCAAGACACTTGTTCACCACAAAAGAGGGATACTTCTTCATCGCACGTTCGTCTTCGTGGATGTTTCCTTGCTTCAAGTTGATACCGTTAAGGTAGTCTTTCAGCTGGTACTCATACTCCTTCATAAAACAGTGCTTCGAGTGGGTTAGGGGGTGCTACGTCGTAGTTAGATACCAAGAGTTCAGACTTCTTGTTGTTCTCTCGGTGCTTCATGCCATATGTGATGTCGAAGTATCTCTGATGATACCCTTCAAACATCTGTTCAATCTCTTCGTCTACATTGTAAGTGACCATCCACTTGTGAGGACACACCTTACATGCTTCTCCGAACTGCTCATGGTTAAAGTTCTTGTGCATCTCTGCATTAGTGCCATAAAGATAAGAACCAATCTTGTACGGTGGATCCAGGAAGCAGAACACACCATCATTGTCACCACCAGGTTCAATATCCAAGAGAGGATCTGAGTAATCAACATTGGTAATCTCCCAATGCTGAATGATGTCCTGATACTTCCTCAGGTTCTGAGCACCACGCAGGGTAAAGTTCTGTTTGGAAGCAGACTCAGAGAAGGAGGAGTTCTCTGTCAACCCAGAGTAAGAACACTTATTAAGAACCCAAAATAACACAGCTTGACGAAAAGGATCGGCTTCGGAAATCTCTTCTTTACTTCGTATGAACAACTCCTTAGCAAGGGGAGCGGTTGCATGGTCTTGCTTGATGCCATAGCAGACATCAGACAGTTCGTCACCTGCTTCTTGTAGGTGGACCCAGAAATTATAGAGGTAATAGTATTTGTCATTGACCCAAACAGGAACATCAGGATGTAGTTGCGAGAAGTAGAGTGCCATGGAACCTCCACCTAGGAAGGGTTCTCGATACTCTTTGATTCCTGTTGGGAACCACTTATACAATGCTGCTGCTGCTCGCGACTTACCACCTGGGTAGCGGAGCGGGGTCTTCAATGGTTTCATACTGTTGACTCGATCAGATCATAAAGTTTAGTAGCGAAGTCTCCCTTCTCTACTGGAATAACATTCTCAGCAAGGAATGTTATATCATCAAAATGGACTCGGAAAGAAACAGAATCATCTTTCAGAGTGGTATGCTTCATGCAAGCATCCCAGGTGCAGATACCAACAGTATACTGCTTGGTATCCCACAATAGCATGTAGTCAAAAGTCTTCTCAGGTAAACCAGAATTTCTACCTTTGAAGTTTTTCAAAGTAATCTCTTTGGTCCAAGGAATTCTCTTACAGAAAAGACCATCCTGACCCTTGGATTCATAGTAAAGATCATCTACGAGTCCATAGAAGTCTCTACCGTTCTCTTTGTCCCCAACATATTCAAGTTGACCACCACTGTATTTGGCAATAGCAATTTCCTGAACTTCGGCACGAAGAGGTCTGGTTTGCTGCCTCTTCAATCCATCAGTAGACTTGACAACTCCAAAGATAGAACGAAAATCAAAACGCTTAGGGTCAATCATAATACATTAATGTTTGCCATGGGTACACCCTGTGGTCCAGCGTTGACTGCACCATGAGGAAGAGAGTTGAACGACATGGTATAGCGTGACTCTTCACTGACATGAGGATTGCTGTAATGCCTCAACCATCCAGGGAAGATAAGAAGTTTACCAGGTTCTGCCTTAAAGGTCTCAGTGGGTCCATCGAAGTGATCCCTAATGATCTCCAAGGTATCAAGATTACGGATGTCAACAGGGTCTTGAAAGACTGTCTCACTTCCTTCTGTGAAATAGAATACCCCAGAGAGATAAGAATAATTATGACGATGAAGAGGATGACAAGCACCTGAGTTAGGTGGTGCCCAGTTTGCCCAAGAAAGTGCAATACGAAGTTCTTGGGCTTGAAGACAAAGGTCGCAACGAATGTAGTCCAGACAGTCATGGAAAAATCCAATCAGCGGGAGCATAGGTTCCTCTTTATGTATGTCCCCACGACTGGTTCTGACACCCGCAGGGAAGTTATACATGGCCATCTCTAAGGTCTTGATGTATTCCAATGCCTGATCTGCCATCCACATGTCATCATCACCCAGGTTGAACTGGTAAACAGTAGTAGGGAATAGATCGTGCTTGGTAATGCTCATTTGAACTCACACCTCATCATGATTTCTGTCATGAATGCGACAAGGTTGATCTCCTGATCCATGACAAAGTTTGCTTTGTACTGGTACTCACCGATCACAAGGACTGCTTCGGGAATACTTGCTGGTTTCAAATATGTATAGAGGGAGTCATAGACCTTTCTCATGATTGAATGAGGTTCGTTGTCCATGTTGGCAACCACCCACTTCTTCACCTCAGTGAACTTACGATGCTTCAAGTATTCCATCAGGTCTGACATGGCAATGTCAGAGGAATTTCCCAGAATACCTGCATCAATGCTACCTTTTGAGGCATAGCGTTGCAGTTCGTTGAGAGTACGACGGAAGTCAGGGAAGTGTTTCAGCACCACCTCACGCAGCACTGCCATCTCAAACTCCACACCCTCCTGAGCAAGGATTTGATGCACACGTTTGAAGAATGCAGCACCAAGCAACTGCTTCTCCTTGCCTCTGACGTTGAACTCGACCACCGAGCAGCGAGAGTGCAGTGGTTGGATGATCTTGTTCTTATAGTTGCAGGTGAAGATGAAGCGACAGGCACCCTGAAACTCCTCCACAAACGCCCTGAGGAGCATCTGCACGTCAGGAGTGGTGTTGTCTGCCTCATCGATGATCAGCACCTTGTGCTTCGCCTCAGAGGTCAGAGAGACGGTGGACACAAAGGACTTAGCACGGTTCCGAACAGTGTCCAGAAAGCGCCCTTCGTCCGATCCGTTGATCACATAGTAGTCAGCACCCAGTTCATTGCAGAGTGCTTTGGCAATGGTAGTCTTGCCGATGCCAGCAGGACCAGCAAGCAAGAGGTTCGGCAGTTCACCTTGTTCGATGAACCCTTTGAACATCTTGGTAGTCTCTTCTGGCAGGATACAGTCGTCCACCTTTTGAGGACGATACTTCTCTACCCAAAGAAAGTCATTCATAATCTAGTTGAAGTTATTCAAGTTGTGCCAAACGGCACCGATGTTCATCTTACCATGGAAATACCCTGCCACAATGACACTGAGGGTGGCGATGATCACACCCAGGAACATTAGGACAGGGGTAAGGGGACCTCTTTTTGCTTTGCGGCGCTCTTCCACAGGGTCGAAACCCCTGCCTTCGACTACTTTACTCCAAGGAGCGTAGAGTGGTCCATCGTAGTCTTTCTTATCCATCAGTATTCGGAGTCGGGTTCCAATGCGAGCATCAGTTCGATGTTCTCAACAGTGTGAGAGGCAGTCTCATTGACGATCCCCACCAGTCTAGCAACCTTCTTCTCGAACAGTTCAATGTCGTAACCCTTAGCAGCACGACAAGGTTGTCCGTTGGTCATCAGGATCGACATATTCTCGATCTTCATGCAGAAACAGAAGTCCTTGTCTGCCTCACCCAGTTCGATCTCCAAGGAGTTGGAAGTGGCGTTACGCTTGTCGGTCACGATAGCAAAGAGTTTACCTTCTTTACCTTGGAAGCACAGATCAGGCAGTTGATAGTGCGATGCAGTACCAAAGATCTGGATCAGTTGATCGTTAGACAGTCGGGTGACAACAGCAGGTTCACCGAGAGAGTTGATGTTCTCAGGTGGGACAGTAATCATACGCTCTTCGGCGTAGTAATACTTCATTCGACTGCCGTTGTTGCTGATCTCAACACGGTTAGTGTTGAACTCAACCTCAGGGGAGGAAGTGTTGTTACGAGACAAGACCTTGATGGTCTTCATCATGTTACCCAGGTCATAGATGGGTGCTTTGCTCTCAAACTCTACGTCCTTGAACGTACAGGATCCCAAGATGTTTCTGTTGTTGGAGATAGTCGAGACTTTCTGACCTGGTTTGAACATAATCGAAGGATTGATGTTCATAAACAGACTCAGAATCTCCATCTGAGGTTCGGAAAATTTCATACAGGTCATCGGTTGGGATATTCGTCAGTTGGGGCAGCGTTTTTGTCGTTGAAGTACATCAACAGTACAGAGTAGTGTAACACCTTCATGATGTCACGTCTAGCAGTACCTTTGCGATCGTAACGGGTAGCATACTTCAAGATGTTGCTTCGACAGAATGCTTCACCGTCACCACATGCTTCAATCAGATCCAGAGTTTGGAAACCATCGTTAGAATAGTGCTGATTGTAGGTGGAACTGATGTATTCTTTCAATTCTCTGAGGATCTCGTCCTCATTGTACTTGTTGTTCATAATTTAACAGAAGCGTTCAAGTGTAGCGGTGTGAAGATCAACTCGTTCAGGGAGTTTGGACAACTGGACGATAGCATCGCGTGTAAATGGGTTCTGAACATTGGATTCATCCCACCAATGGACCACTTTGCGAACACCAGAGATAATTGGTTTCACTCGGTGGATGATTCCCGTAGGATATATGACGGCATACCCTGCGGGAAGTTTAATACTAACACCAAAGTCACCAAATCGCAACTCTAACTCACCACCTTCATAATCAGTTGGGTCATTGAGGAAAAGTGTGGTAGATACATCCAATCTCAGACCATCGATGCTAGTAACCTCGTCCTGATGCCAGTCATAATCCTGTCCAGCAGTGTATTTTTTGTAGGTAAACCCTGTTCTGCCGCTGGATAGTGTTAGATCTGGTTGAAGAGACTCAGCAATCCTTTCGTCTAACCACTCTGGATCAATTCCTTTGTCTTCGTTGACATTTTTGAGAGGATTTGTGACCAGAATAGGGTCAACTTGACCCAAGACTCGGGATACACCCGAGTCGTCAAGGATTTGTGTACGATACAGCATCAGTCTTGGAGCAGAGGGGATTCATCAAGGTCAATCTTAGCATCAATCTTGCTGTAAAGTTCAAGGAATGATGCTTTGGTCTCGTCATCGAAGCGATTCAGGCACAGTTTGATCGCTTTCAGACGGTTGTTGAAGATAGCGAAGGCACGGATGACGTGGACCAGGCGACGGGTGCTGATAACCTCGTCACAACCACCCTCAGCGAAGGTTTTTCGGATGATTTCTGCCCAAGTAGTGAGGTTGGAGATGAATTCATCGTCGCAGCAGTTGAGTTCCTTGCAGTAGTTGTTGAGCATCTTGGTCTCGATGCTAGCAGTGGGGTACTCTTGCTCGAAAGTGAGGGGAAAACGCTCCAAGAATGCCTCATTGAGCACGTTTGTGCCGATGAAACGACCATCATCGCTACCCTTACCCTTGGTATTGGCAGTAGCGACCACAGTGAACCCAGGTGCAGGGTTGATAGTGACACCAGTCTTCTTCAAGTAGACCCCTTTGCCTTCAAGAATGGACTGCAAGCAGAGGATTTTGTTACTAGCAAGGTCGATCTCATCGAGAAGAAGCACTGCACCACGTTGGAGTGCCTCAATGACGGGACCATTGTGCCAAACAGTGTTACCGTCCACAAGGCGGAAACCACCAATAAGGTCATCTTCATCAGTTTCTACCGTAATGTTGACACGAATCAGTTCACGACCGAGTTGGGCACATGCCTGCTCGACACCGAAGGTCTTACCGTTGCCAGACAGACCCGTGATGAACACAGGGTAGAAGATACCAGACTTGATGATCTTCTTAACATCGGTGAAGTTACCAAATGGAACGTAGTTTTTGTCTTTGGAAGGGATCAAGGTTGATACTTCAACGGCAGGTTGGGCAGAAGGGGCGGAGAAAGTCTTCTCGATCTCTTGTGCAGTCAGGCACCACTTGCCACGACCAGTCTTGTACTGGTCAAGACGCTTGCAGACGGTGGGATAGGAGACACCGAAGTGGTCAGAAGCGGCAAGAACTTGCTCAGTCTTGACATCAGAACCGTAGGTTTCGGTGAGGAAGGAAACGATTTGAGTGGTGGTGAGGTCGGACTTGGCAGGCATTGGTGTGTCTCTCGATTACCTAGTAATCATACAAGAAAAAAGGGGGTCCGAAGACCCCCTGTGGACACTATGCGATCTGTCCCGCGAACGATGAGAGCATCCTTCGATTGACAGACTTAGACTTCAAGGACTTCCTGAATGCTGACTTGATCTGAGTCTTGGTTGCATCATCAGCAACCTCCATTTCAGTGTCAGAACTGTACGAATTGGACTTCAAGACATACAGTTCAGTGTAAGGACTGTTGTGAACGATAGTAGACTTGTTCTTGCTAAAATCTTTGGAGTATTTATCAGTGTCCCAGATACCCAGGACATGCAGATAGTGGACCATAGAACGATTCTGGCAGATACGGAACCCAAGAACACTACACTGAGGGTATGCAGAACGGAGGATCTTCAACAGACCAGCAGTAGCAGAGGAGTTAGCATTCTCGATGCCAGTGTGGTAGCGACCATTGTCACGAACAACAGTGTTGTAGGGCAGTGTGGAGATGTAAGGACGGTCAAAGTAAGGAGAATCCTCAGGAGACTTGGTATATCCAAGGCACTGAGACTCACCGTCAGTCAGGACCAGTAGATGGGTCTTTTCAACACCCTGCTTACGCTGCCACTCACCAAGATACTGACGCATAACCACGAGAGCATCATTCAGAGGAGTGCCACCGAGACCCATGAAGTGAGGAGGAGCAGGACGGAAGTTGTAGAAACTCTGGGGTTTCCAGTAGTTTGCAACACGATAGAGGTACTTACACTGACGCTTGAAATTCTTGTTATTACCTTCGCTGGACAGCAGGTTTACAAGTTTGAAACGCTTGTCCAACCAGAACTCACCGTCGTTGCGAGTCTGAGGATCAGGAAGATCCTTCCACTCAGTGTCAGGTTCAAGACCGAAGAAGCGATTCTGCTGATGATCGGTGACAAAAGAGTACACATCGAAGGGGACACCAACTTTCTTACAGAATTGAGCAAGGTTGATGACCTGACATACTGTCTCGAAGATCTCCTGTGCCATAGAACCAGACCAGTCAAGCAGGAAAAGCATACCGTGGTTCTTACCATCAGGAGTACGAGTCACCTTTTTGAAGATATCATCGTTGAACTTGTAAGTATGCAGTTTGCCGAGGTCAAGAACACCAGTACGAGAGGTGGTAGACCGTGCATAAGCAGAAGCAGACTTCTTACATTCAAACTCCTTGACCAGGTAGTTCACATCCTTAGCAGTGTTGTTGCAGAACTGGGTGAAGTCAGCATCAACAGCGGCAAAAGGAGACTCATGATCAGAGTAGTATTCGTCCCACCACACCTCTGCTGCATCCCACAGAGCAGCGTTGGGGGTGATGATCTTACTCATGTCAAACTTGGGGAAAGAGACATAAGTGGGAGGAAGGGCACCCTTGTTGATCAGAGACTGTGCCTTGGTATCAAAGTTGTCCTGAGTTGCAACGTTGTCAATGTCGGGTTCAGCATAGTCATAGGACGGAGTTTCCAGATCAGCGTCATCTTTGTCGAAGTTACGCTCAGAACGGTGGTCTTCCTCAGGGTCACTGTCAGTGAACCAGGGGCGTGGTTCTTCACCTTCACCAGATGCTTCGTTCTGTTGCTCACGTTCCTGTGCTTTGTCAAGCATCTCTTCGTGAGTCATGCCAGAAGATTGTTGGTTACCCTGAGGTGACGGGGTGACAGACTTCTGCTTCTCTTGCTGCTGCTTGGCATATTCGTAAATAGCAACAGCAGCGGCAATCGCTTCTTCAAACGTCTCAGCAGCGCCCACAGCGTCACGCAGAGGGGTCTCAGCGTCATTAAAAGGCAGCATTGCATAGGCACCGATCTTGAAGTGGAGGTTGATACGATCGATGAGAGTCATCTTGCTCAGGTCTTCGTCCTTGATGCAGAAGAAATCCTGATCATTGAGTTGCTGATACCCAGAATAGAAGTCCTTGGTCAGACCAGGATACTTACGCTTCATCAGTTTCTCGATACGAGCATCCTCAGTCACATTGATATATGCCTTCGGGCAAGGAGGATTGTCAAGGGTGTCATCGTTAGGGGTGAACAGGGCATGACCGACCTCATGACCGACCAGCATGGTGTACACCGTGTTGCTTGCACGTTCCCACAGAGGGAGAGTCAGGACACGCTTCTCAACATCGAAGGAAGCAGTGGAGACTTGCTTGTGCTGCACCAGCAGGTTTTCGGTAGCAAGCAGTCGTGCGAGGTTGCCTTTGATCTCTTGGGTGTTGTACATCGGTTCTCGTCTGTATGAATACAGTATAAGACCCCATGGGAGATCTCCCACAGGGTCTGTGACGCTTATTCAGGTGTCCCTTGCGGGTCTTCGTCCAACGGTCTTATGAACTGGGAAGCAACCATGTCTGTTGCTTGCAAGTAATCATACATATACCTGACTGCTGAGTCTGGCATCGTGTGGTTCCCGCAAGTAAACACATCACAGACTGCCATGTTCTTCTCTGGCCAAGTGTGAATGCTGATATGTGACTCTGCTAGGAGTGCGACAGCAGTAACACCGAGTGGAGAGAACTTGTGACTGGTAATGTCTAGCAAGGTTGCTTGTGACATTACCGCTGCATTCACCAGACAGTTTCTAATATCTGCTTCATCGTCCAGTTTATAGAGTGGACAACCTTTGAGTGTGAAGAGTATGTGTTTCATCCCTGTATAGATGCCATGGTGGAAAAGTCTCCGTCTTTCGAGAACTCTACGATACGCTCAAACTTATCGTAGAGTACGTCACCCTTATGTGAGATCACAAAGAGGTTAGTCTTTTCCCCCAGACCCTTCAATATCCTCATCAGTTCGTCAGTAGCAGACTGATCGAGCGACGAGTCAAACACTTCATCAAGTAGAAGAAGGTTGGTTGACACACTGTTTTTAAGTTTGGCGACTTCACGCCAGGTGAACAGCAGTGCCAGGTCGATCTTTTGTTTCTCACCCTCAGAGAACGAAGCATAAGAGAAGTCGTCTCTGAAACGAGAAAGGATCTTCTCGTTGAAGTTATCATCAAGCGTGAAATTCACATAGAAATCCATGCTTTGAAGATATTTATTGATACGCTGGTTGATAACAGGAATGAACTTAGAAATAATCTTAGTCTTGATCCCGCCGTCTTTGAGCAGACCAGCGACAACTTTGAGATGATCCGTCTGCTTGTTTATATTAGAGCATGATTTCTGTTTGCTGTCAAGTAGTCCTTGCATCTCAACCAGTTCTTGCTTTTCTTTCTCCAAAGAAGCAGAGTCACTACCCACATCAGTCATGATCTGTGTGTTCTCTTTCAAGAGACGCAGTTGTTCTTTGGTGAGAGACTGAATCTCGTACCTCATGTTATTGATCTTCGATGCTTTGTCACGAAGTTCTTTAACTTGCTTAGCAAATGTGGTGATGTTACCAAGAATCTTGGACTGTGCATCATGCAGTTCAACACATTTCTGATTGAGTTCCGCTTGCTTATCGATACGAAACTCTCTGTCGATATCTTGGGTGCATACAGGACAGGTTTTGTGCTCTACAAAGAAGTCATAGTCTTTCTTAGACTGCTCATACTTGTGATGCAGTTTAGACTTCATGTCCTTGAACTTCTCATGCTTTTCGACCATGACATCCAGTTGTAGGATTTCTGGTTCCATAGCATTTACATCCTTCTCGATGAGTTTGATCTTCTCACCAATCTCCATCACACGATTTTCATTCTTGACAAAGCGTTCTTGCTTGTCTTCTACGTGCTTGGCATCAACTTCTTCCAGGTTCTGAATGTTACGAACCTGCATATCAACTTTCTGCTGTGCAAGTTCTAGTTCGTACTCACACTGGCGTTGCTCATCCTTTGCATCTTTGATCCTCTCTTTGAGGATACCATTCATTTGTGAGAAGATCTGGATATCAAGGAGGTCTTCGATAACTTCTCTTCGATGAGCAGCAGGTAGTTGCATGAAAGGCACAAAAGTGCTACTCCCGAGAATAACAACCTGAGTGAAAGACTTGAAGTTAAGTTTGAGAATGCTTTGTTCAAGATGTTTCTGGTAGTCCTTGTTAGCAGCGTTCTGATCAACCAGTTCATTATTACGGTAGATCTCAAACACGCTGGGTTTGATACCACGAACTATTTTATAATCGACGGTGCCAATTTTGAACTCCACCTCCACCAGAAGTTCACGTTCATTAACACTATTGATCAGTTGTGGTTTGTTGATCTTGCGAAACGGTTTGTTGAACAAGACAAAACAAAGCGCGTCAAGAATGGTACTCTTGCCCGCGCCGTTATTTCCTACGATCAATGTAGTGGGTGACTCAGTGAGATCGACTTCGGTGAACTGCTGTCCAGTAGACAGAAAGTTCTTCCATCGGATCTTCTCAAATGTGATCATGCTAATCGGTATCTCGTGGAGGGAATACTATGTCGTTTGGTGTGATGACAGTGTAGTTGTAACCATACTGAGTACAGTTCTCTTTGACAATCTCTTCTTCGACTTCCATGACTTCTAACACACGTTTGTAGTCGTCTGCCATCAGGTAACCGTGATACCGCTCGGCATCATCTTCTTGTTCAAAGATCTGAACTACCCTTTCATCGATAGTGTCATCCCGAACAGCATACACGCCACCTGATTTCTTGTCAACTAGAACGTACATTATAGTCTTAGTGCCTCTACATACAAGGATTTGAGTATACCAAATACCTCTTCCTTATTGTCGATCTCTTTGACACAGTTTTGAAGAATGCTCAGTGTGTCCTCTTGTTCTAGATCCTCATCAACGTCATCAAGATGCACGAATGTATCTTCAATGATCTTCAAGTCAACAATACCTGAATCGTTGATTTGTTTGAGGGTCTTGTCAAACAGAACTTGGTCCTGTTTTTTCTCGACAATGAGTTTAACGTAACTACCTTCCAGTGAGTTGTAATCAATGGTGGCAGTTTCGGAATCCCGATAGTAGATCTTGTGGAACATACTGTTAGGATTCTTTACAAACGTGAGTTTCTTGGTATCAGTATTTAGTACATTGAACCCACGATCGCAACCGTAATCATTCCAGAACATTTGGTACGGATTACCCAAATAAACCACGTTACCTTTCTTAGATCTGTGGTGGAAATGACCACTACATACTAGATCAAACTTGGAGAACATACTTGGATCATCCCCATGTTCCATGGTGTATCCAGGAATAGGTTCAAAAGAATTAAGTTCAAGATGGCCAAGACAGATAGGCGAATTACTGCTTGCAATCGCATCGAGTGCTCTTCTTCTATTGTCATCACATATCCAAGGCAGAAGAAGTATACTAGTACCACCAATAGATAGTTCCCTAGGATTATCCACGACAGTGATGTTGTCATAATCCCCGAGCAAAAGTTGGGGACTATTAATTCTGAGAGTATTCTTGTAGTAGATGTCATGGTTCCCCACGAGCATGTGCATTTTCACATCACGCTCGCGTAAAGGATCAAACCACATTGCTTTCGCTGCATCCAGCGAGTTGTAGTTGATACCTTTCCTTCTGTCGAACGTATCTCCCAAAGCGATCACATTAGTGATCTTATGCTTATCTATGTAAGGGAGTACGGTTTTAGAGTAGAACTTTTGATACTTGTTAACATATGCCTGACTGTCGTTTCGAGCACCGAAATGCTGGTCAGTTATTAGAAGTATCTTCATACTCAATCACAAGTTTCTTGTACTGTTTGCCTGCACTGGTGACACAAGTCTGGGTGTATGTTACACCACCCAGAATGCTAGTCAGTTCTGCAATCAATTCTCTGGTGCGGTCTTCGGCAGTGCCACCCCGCCAATAGTTCTCCATGTAGTTGTCTGACATGTGTGCCATCAGTACCTCGTGTTGGATTCGACTCGGGACTTAATGTAGTTCATGTCTGCCATGTTGTCAAGGTCGTCACTATGCATGACTTCCTCCCATCCCTTACGTTCTAGGATCTTCTCTCTAATTGACTGCTGCCTCTTCTCTTTGGCAATCCTACGCAGGTATGCATAGTACACAATCTGTGTGAAGTATGCAAACGGGTTGGATGATTTCTCTGGATCAAAGTTATGGATGTACTGAATACAGTTCTCGATACCATCACCAATCATGTCCTCACGGTACATGTAGTTGATGAAGTTGGGACGATAAGAGAGGTGCGTAGCAATTTTAAGGAAGCATTCACCAATATAGTTCGACACACGAGGTTTGGGTTCACCCTTCTCTGCTGCCTGAGCACACTTGTTACGGTAGATAATCAGTTCATGAAGGAACTGCTTGTTATCTACATAGTGTTCTTTCTTTTTGGCGTTCTTCCGTGCTGGCATAGAAATAGTCATAGTGGTCCTTCACGGATAGCATAATGTTAACTTATGGTGACAAAAAAGTCAAGTGACAAAGTGACGGCTTGACAAGAAGAAGAATTATAATTATAGTAACACAGTCAGGGTTCAGAGACAGAGTACCTTTAAGTTATTACTTAGAGGATGACTCACTATTGAATATCTTCTCTAAGAAAGATCTTGCTTCATCAACCTTAGACACCAGACCCATACTCTTGTTCATTGGAACTTCGGTCTCAGTGTCTTCTTCATTCATAATCTCTTTTCTAACCCAACGCTTATACATCATCACTGCTTCCTTTGACATAGGAGCAATGGTAGTAACAGAGGATTCATCTAACACATAGAAGTCTTCATCAGAGAAGTTCATCCAGCGGATGAATGCCATAGCAACTTTCTGGTTCTTTGCATCTTCATCAGGATCCAACTCAATGACTTTTGTCTTAGCAGGATTCTGAATGAAGATCATATCTGTCTGAGTATCAGGATCTGTACTAACGAGGATCTCACCTAAGACCTCCTCCCCTGATGTCAGTTTGACTGTGCCGTAGAACTGTTCGTCGTGTCGAATGTAATTAATCATGTTTTAGTTTGATCTCCTTGATTTCGTAATTGAATGACTCTTCTTGATAGATCTTGATTCTTTCAGCAAGATGACGAAGGGTATAATTACTTCTGGATCCTCGGGAGCAGTTGTCTGCAATGTCATACAACACTGCCTGCGCCTTGTTTTCACCTTTACGAAGGACACGTCCAATAGATTGAAGGTTCCTTACTCTCGACTTGGATGGACTAGCAAAAATTACATTGTGTAGATTCTTGATATTGATACCAGTAGAGAAAGTTCCATACGATGCCAGGATGATGGCATTGTTTTCTTTCTCACAGATAGATCGTGCTTGTTCACGATCGTAGGCGTCAATGCCACCGTGGATAAAGAAAGTCCTGCGTGGTTCAGGACCGCTCTTGACCTTATTATTTAGCATCTCCCACAAAGGGTCCCCGTGCTTCTCCACGTAGTTGAACAGGATGAGAGTGTTACCTTTCAGATCACACGCTAGATTGGTGATCAGATTATTTCTCTTACCATGACTGATGATGTAGTCCATCTCCTGATGGTAATCATCGAAAGGAACATACCCATGATTCAGCAGTAGGATATTTACTTTCAGTGGGGTGAGGTGTCCCTTCTTCATAAGGTCAGCAGTCTTTGTCACCTTGTCACATCGACCAAACAAACCTTCTAACACCAACTGATGAGTGTGCATACCATCGAGAGTACCTGTCAGTCCTACGCGGTATTTTGCATCATGGCACTTGGTGAGAATACCTGACAGACTTTTCGCTTTGTATAGGTGTGCCTCGTCACCGATGACTACATCAAAGTCCTTGAAGAACTTACGAGGTTCTTTGTAGATACTCTGCCAGGTAGAGATGACCACAGGTGCGTTTGTGTACTTCTCTGTGCCACCCATGATCTTGTGACAGTATGCATCTGCCTTCCACCCATATTGTTGGAAGTCTTTGTACATCTGTTCAACCAGAGATACAGTAGGTACAATGATCAGCACACGACGATCTAGACCTAGGTGCCAACGCACCAGAGCGTAGATGATCAGAGACTTTCCTGATCCTGTCGGGGATAGTAGAAGTCTGCGATTGTACCTAAGTGCCTGGTAAATTGCTCGTAACTGGTAATCTCTTGCTTTGAAAGGGAGTCCGAGAGATCTAACAAACCCCGCAGTTGCCTCAGGAGATACGAGTAGTTCACATTCATTTGGTTTACCATAGAACTTGCTGTCTTCAACTTCCCATTCATATCCCTTCTCATCCAGAAACTCACACAGATAATCAAAAAGACCCGCATATATCTCCCCAGTAGCAGGAGAGTATAAGCGGATCTTGCCATCCCATTTCCATTTTTGATACTGAGGCATGTACTTTGCCTGAGGAACTTCAAACTGGAAGTGATCACTCAGTTCTTGATGTACATGTGGTTCTGCTGTTACCTTGACATAGACTTCATTCTTTTTTTCAATCTTAGTAATCACCATGTCGTCTCAGATCAATGAAATTCTTAATCTGGAACCCACGAGAGGAACACTGTTTAAGAATCTGTTCTAAGTAATTTATACAAGTTTCAAGGTAGTCGATCTTCTGCTTGTTTCTCAACCAGTCTTCGTCTGCCCAGATGTATGTGGTGATGTCAGTTTTGAGTACCTTATGATTGAATGGTTTCTCAGCGTATACCTTAGCGGGTGCCTTGCCTGAGTAGTATTCAAACTTCTGTTTGTACAGCATCTTTGCTTTGGTCTCAGCATCCGATAGCATCAGTTTGAACTGGGACCAGATGTTCAGGTACTTCTCGTGGATAACAGTGACCTTGAAGTTTTCAGTGTCGAGATCGTTCTGGTCTACAACACAGTCCTCTCTCCACATCTCACGGATTTCATCTAATGTCATTCAAGTGTGGTCCTCCTTGCACCTTCTTTGTCTACGATGTCATACGAAGTATACCTGAACTCGACTGATGCCGTGGCATACTCTGTACCATCAATAGTAGCATTAAATTCCAGAGCATTCAACGACACAGGGAACAAGTCCTTGAAGTTGACAAAGAAGTTAGTCTGCATGTTAGAGTTCATGACAGCAAGAGAACCATCACAACGTGGTGTGTACTGCTCTTCATAGTCTCCACGTTCCCACGTATGGTTACCACCACTGATACCACGCATCCAGTTGTGGATAATCAAATAATTTTCTAAGTCTTCGTCTACCAGGAACGTCAGTGTGAACGGTTCGTAGTTCAAACCATGAGCATCCCACGGTACAGGGCGACCCAGCATAGTAGGTTGCTCGATCGTGTTCAGTCCGATACCAGGAATGTTTGCAGACTGTGAGAAGTAAGGCACCTTGGGGAACTGTTCCAACAGCATCTTAAACCCAATAGGCGACAAGAAGTTTCTGTTATCCAGCTGCTTGGTCCACAGTGCTGTAAGATCCTGGTTGTTCTCTACGCCATACAGTGCCATTACTTGTTCCTCAGGAGTTCTTCGATTCTTCTCCTGGTATTTATGGCATCCTCTTTCTCTTTTTCACAATGACGATATCCTCCCTTTGAATGGTAGATCATATGACCTTGATAGATCATAGTGATACCAAACAAAAAGAGGAGAACAACTCCAATCCAATCTATAAGTGTGGATTGATCCATGGCACAACAGGAGGGATCACTCCAATAAGTCGAAGCAGACCCTCAGCAAAAAGTGCAAGAACAACCCACCCAACACACATAGAGATAATTGAAGCATTACGATTGTGCTTTCGTATGGCAGCATCGATCATCTCCTGTACACGTTCTTCTGTGAGTCTCTCTGGGATCTCTACATCGTTACCCCAGTTCCATTTCATGCTTCTTCTCCATACCAGAAGTCTGCCCAGTCCTCAGCATCTCCTTCGTATACTGGACAGGGTTCTTCCATAAGGATGTCTGTCTTCATCCTCAGAGTTCTCTCGTGCAACTCAGGAAGCATTTCGTCGATGAAGTCTAGATCCTTGTTCATTGGCGGTACTCATTCAGAATATCTAGGACTGCATTATAGGCGGCATGGGCACCGTCGTGCCATTCCCCACTTTTGTCTTTATGTTCTCCGTCATAGAGAGCAGTCTTTAACTTGTAGATCCTCGCCTGAATTTCTGGTTTCAGCATGATTCCTCTCGGCATGGTCTTCCATAGTATAATTACTATTTAACAAAAAAGGGGTCCCGAAGGACCCCCAAGAAGACTCGTTTGTGAGCAATCGATCACATGAGGTTATCGACCAGCACACGACGATAGTAGCGGTTGGCGTTAGCAGTAAGAGCACCGCTCCCCTGCGTTGTTCCTTCTGCAAACGGGTTCGCAACCATGCCGTAGCGGGTCTTGAAGCCGATCTTGGGCTGGAATGTATCCTGTCCAACGGCGCGAACCATTTGGAGGGGCACATAGGGGCAGTAGAACAGACCAGCATCGTAGGCGCTAGAACCTTTGTAACCAGCCACATAGAAGTGACGGTCAGAAACGTTAGCGGAATAGGGGTCAACGTAGACCTTGATGCGTCCGTTCAGTGTACCAGCCAGGGTGCTGCTGTTGTCATCGGGAAGCAGGTTGCTATTACCCGAGAGAGCAGGGGTGTAATCCAGAACACCTGCCATGGACAGTGCCGAAGCAACGTCAGCAGAACAGATGAGGATGTTACCCTTCCCGCGACGAGTCTCATGACCGATAGCGTTCATGTCGCGCTCGATCTGGAAAAGGAGACCCTTGAACTTCTCAACCGACCAGCGACCGTTGGAATCAACGTCGAGGTCAAAGATGCCAGCAGTAGCTGTGTTGTTCTGAGCGCCAGGGCGAGCAATGCGGTATACGGTACGTACAACTTCGCGGTTGATCTCAGCCAGAACCTCAGTAGAGAGGATGTTGGCAAGCTCAGACTCAGCATCGAGACCATGAACAGCTTTCAGGTCTTGGGCGAGTTCAAGCGAGTATTCTGCTTTCAGAGCACGGGACTTGGCGGTGACGGTGACCTTCTCGATGGAGAAGTTCATTTCAGCGAAGGCATTGCCTGCTGCATCGCCCAGTGCCTCAGCCTCAGCAGTCGGCATACCGTCAGAGACGGTGTAGGTGCCGCTGTCATTCAGCAGACCAGGGTTGGTGCCGCTCTGGGCGGTACGACCGAGGTTCGATGCTGCGTTCTCAGCAGAGAACTCCGAATCGGCTTCGTTGAAGAAGGCTTCGGTGCCAGCGGTACGGTTGGTGCCATAGCGTGAACGCATGGCAAAGATGAGACCAGTAGGACCAGTCATCGGTTGAACGCCTGCGATATCATAGGCGATCAGCTTAGGCATCGAGCGACGGATCAGCGAGATCAGTACGGGGTCGAAACCAGCGACAGGACCAGTGGCAGTGCTGCTACCAGAGAAACCAGCGGTGCCAGCACTCATGGTGGGGGCGGCTTCACTCAGCACGCCTGCTTCCTCACGGAGGAACTTTTCTTGGTTTTCGAGCAGGATAGAGGTGACAGCCTTTCTATATTTGTCCGAAATGTTGTTCAGTTCGGAGTGTTCCAGAATGGGTGCCCACTTTTCCTGCAAAGATTCAGAGTTGAACATTTGCTTTTTTACCTTTATTGGATAGTGGAACTAGTAAATCACTTAGCCCAGCGGGAAAGTGCTTGGACGTAGGCAGACATAGTGTCGCCAACTTCCTGATTCTCAACCTGAACGTCCTCAGTAACCTCAGTTACTTCGGGCTTGGTGGAGAAATACGACTCACGAAGGGTCGCAACCTTCCCACGGAAGGATTCTTCATCATCAAACTCAACTCCCTCAGCAAGAGATGCCATCTTTTCGCGTTGCGAAAGGGACAGACCCTCACTCAGTTCGCTCACAATCCCATTCTTGATATAACCGCCGATCTCCTTAGTGAGACCAACGTTCTCTTCGATTTGTTCGTTGAGTTTATTTTGCATGATGTCAAGTTGCTCGGTCATTTCGTCAACCAAGTCAACTTTCTCGTCGGGAAGTTCGATAGAATTCTCGACGAAAACCTGTTTGAGTCCAGCAAGGACAGACTCAGCCATCTCGGTCTTGATACCGTGCTCGATAGCGAGTTCATTGTCCTTTGCCCACTTGTTGACAGCAAACGAAAGATACTCGTCTACTTGCTCAGCAAGTTCAGCCTTGACAGACTCAATTTCTTCTTCAAGAACCTTAGCGTAATCGCCATGGATACGATCCAGTTCTTCGTTGAGGCGGGAAACAACTGCCGCTTCAAAGATGGTAGCAGCCTTCTCCTTGAATGCTTCGCTCAGGTCTTCACCTTCGGTCAGCGCAGCAACGTCAGCAGAGAGGTCGATAGCAATGGTTTCGACTTCTTCTTCCTCAGCAATCACTTCCTCGCCTTCGTTCTCAACGTGATCGAAGGTAGGTTTCTTGGAGAGAGTGTCTTGCTTGTTACCCGAAGCATCGGAAGGCTTAGTGGTAGGAGCGGAAGCACTCTTGGCGACGATCTTATACTTGTTGCTCTCGTCGTCAGGCTTGCTGTTTTGAGGAGTAGGACCACCCAGGTCCTGAACGCCACCCAGGGAGGAACCGTCGTCCGACAGTTTACCCTGCGGGTCGGCAGGCTTGGCACCAGCAGTCACGCTGGATTCTTCAATGGTTGTTTCTTCAATCTTGTCAGACATTGTGTTCCTCTTGCTGTGGTTGCTGTGATTGCTACTAATTATTTATGATTACAGATTTTTCAGAAACTCTGAAAACGCGGAGATCTTTCTCTCTTCCAACTGGGTTTGCGCGGCATTATCGATTCGTCTTTTGATCTCATCGATTTTAGATTCGGCAATGTTACCATTTGCCCACACCCATTCCTTACCTTCCATAATCCCGTTGACAAATGCCTCAGGGGCAGAAGGATCTGCTACGATGTCAGCAGCAGTGGCGAGCATAAAATCCTCACCAACGATCTTGACACCGTTCTCTTCCTTGATAGAACCGAGACCGCGTGAAGACACACCCAACTTCACACCCTCGTCAAGCAGTTGCTTAGCGATCTTACCCATCGGTGTTTCTAGCAGTCTTGCTTTACCGATGAAGTTATTACCTTCTCTTTGGAGAGATGTAATAAGGTGGGAAGCACGATCCAAATTAATAGTAGGACCATCGGGATGACCCAGTTCACCCAGAGCACGACCAGTTTTAACGAAATTTTCGTTATACTTCTGAACCTCACGCTCCATGGTTCTCATGGGATACATGCGACCGTTACGGTTGGTGATTTCTGCTTGAAGAAAAACACCTTCAATAAAGGTGTTACGCTTGCCGTTCTTACCCTCGGTAATTACGATTCTTGCGTCTTCAATCTTCTCCGTTATCAGTTTCATCAGTGGGTTCCTCTGTGGGTTGGTCGGGGGGAATGGCGTCTTCGGGTTGCTCAGTGTTCTCAGGTCCCTCTTCTGGGGTTGCGAACATCTTTGCACCGACATCCTTTTTCATGTCACCAATTTTGTCCATGGCAAGGGATTTCATTTGCTGATCAACATAGTCAGAAAGATCTTTCTGTCCAGCAAACAGCGCATTTACAATTTCAAGGGATGTGTCGGAAGGCATAATGATAAGTTTCCAGTAATACTATTTAGATGTTTCCTTTTTCAAAGTCTTTGGGATCAATACCTTGTTCCTCTTCTTGCGGAGGTTCGGGTGGCATCAGAGACAATTCCATCTGTGCTTTCTCCATTTGCTGCATCTCAGCAGGAGAGACAACCAGACCTGCTTCAATCTCTGCTTCCATCTGCTTATCAATCTCGTTGAACTCCGCATCAGACTGACGCAGAATGTTACGACGAAGATATTCCAGAGAGAAATACTTACCAGCGTAAGGATCCATCTGTTGCAAGAGAGCGAGTCTCTCGTTCATGACTTCCTTCTCCTTCATTTCGGAGAAGTAGTTGTCAGCAATGAAGGAATACTGAATGTGCTCCTTCATTTCGTCCCACTCATCAAGAGTGATGACGCCTTTGAGAACCAGTTGAGTTCTCAGAAGATCGTTAAAGAGATCACTGAACTTCTTACGAAGTCTGGTGACGAACTTCTGGAACTTAACTTCGTCTCTGGTGATTTCGGCACTACGACCGACGTTGAAACTGCTTTCAGATTCCAATCTAGACTCTGGGACATTCAGAGATCTATACAGTTTCTTCTGGAAATACTTAACGTCTTCCAGTTCTCCAAGGTTTTGCCCGCCAGGAAGGGTAGAAATTTCTGTACCGCGCCCGCCCTCGCGTCTCGGAAGCCAGAAGTCTTCCAACATAGACATAAATTTCTTATCGTCTCTGATCTCGCCAGTGTCAGCATTGTATACTAACTTATTACGATAGCGAGACATCACTTCACGCAGGTATTGTTCTGCCTTCTGCTTAGGCAGGTTACCCACATCAATGTAGAAGATGCGACGTTCAGGTGCTCTGCTCAGACGATAAATGACCAGAGAGTCCTCAATCATGCGAAGTTGATTGAGTGCCTTAATTGCCTTGTGAAGGTGTGACAACACATAATTGCGTTGCATATCCAACTGACCAGAGTGGCAGTATGTGATAGCATCTGGCGCAATTTTGATGCCATTGTTCTCGTAACCTTTCAGACCCTTGGGTGAGTAGATGTAATACTCCACAGACTTAGGCACGATAGATGCTGTCTGAGGATCGATAGGTTGGAGACGATCTTTGGGTTTGTCGAATTCGACAACCTTCTTGATCTTACGAGGATCGATATATCTAAGTTCCGTAATACCAGCAGCGGGATTCTTAGTGTCGATCATCTTATGATAGAACAGGCGTCCATCGATATACCAGCGACGGAAGATATCGTATGCCTTTCTATCAAAGTCTAGAAGAACCAGAACGTTCTCAAACTCTTCGCGGATTCTATTGCGAAGTGTCTGGGACACTTTCAGGTGTTGAAGGTCAATGTCAACGGGGTGATCATTCAGATCCCCAGCGATCGCTTCATTGACAACATCATTAATTGCAGCATCACACTCAGGGTGGAGAGACATCTCACGATATCTACCGATCAGGTCTGCTTCCGATGCCTTGTTAGCGGCATCACCCATCTCAACATACTGTCCAAAATATCCACCAGCAACGATGGGTTGGGCAGCGTCATCCGACTCTTTACGAACAAAAGAAGGACCAGTTCCCTGATCCTTCTTTCTCTCTAACGAATAACCAAATAGTTGAGACATCAACGTGAGCGCAATTTCTTCTCTACTATTTAGCAGGGTTAAATATCAACCCCCTCTTTGACCTCTACCGCGACGGTTGCGGTTGCGACGATTACGCTCACGACCGTGAGGTTGGTTGTTATCCGTGGTGGGCTCCCAGTATTGTACTTGGAACTCAACGGTGTACTCTTCTGCGGTGTCGTTGCTATCCCATGCCAGGTCGATGGCAGAGATGTTAGAAGGCCAGATACCTTCAAACTGGTAGGCACCATTAGCACCGTTCTGTCTGTCGTAGTGGAACACACGAGCAGTTGCCTGGTAGTCAGCAATCGTATCAGCACGCTGATAGTTCATGCTCAGTTCCTGAATGGCACGAGCCCATGCTTCAAACTTAGTACGAAGTTGCATTGCTTCGTCGTTCATCACAGTAACAGTCCACGGTTCAAACGTTCTGTCACCAGCGATTTTCAACTGACGACCACGGAACGGAACTTCGATCACACCGATAGTAGAAGCGGGCAGGTTTGCTGCTTTAACCAGGAAGGTGGACAGGTTGGTCTCTTGGTTACGGTTTCTGCCGCGACGACCACGACGACCTCTACCGCGATCTCTACCGCCATCGGGACGACCAGAGTCGCCATCATCGATGTCGGGGAACTCGATAGCAACTTGGAACAGATTAGGTCTTGCCAGATCCTGAATCTGATTCCTAAAATTCATGATTGACAGTGAGGTTTCAGTTCCCTCCTGCCTTGCTTGGTTGCGGCGGCGGTTGCCACCTCTTCTCATTGGGGATGACATTGTTATTTTACTCCTGGGGAATTAAGATTGAAAGGGTGGGGAGAAGGGGGTCCCGAAGGACCCCGATAAATCAACCGACGATCTCAGCGAACGAAGCGCCAGTACGGGTTGCAGTGAAGCGCAGTGTGATGAAGTTGATGGAGCGGGTGGGCTTCACGAAGATCTCCGCGAAGAACTCACCACGATCAACGGCATCATCAGGGTTGTTGCTGCTATCACAAACCACCAGATAATCTTCAATACCACGACGAGACTGAACGCCTCTCAGGTATGGGTCAACGATGTCCTTGAAGGACTGACGAGTAAACTCATCGTTGATTTCAAACAACATGCTCTTGGCAGCATCACTGATTGCTCTCTCGATAACCAGGAACAGACGACGGACGTTGATTCTGTCGAATGCGCTAGGTTGAGCAAGACCAGTCTTGTCACCGAAGAGTACAATGCCTTCGCCAGGGAATGCGACGATAGGATTGACGCGAGAGGTGTAGAGACGATCTCTCTCTTCTTTCAGAGGAGAGTATGCCAGTTTCACAGCGTTACGGATCTGACCTCTGCTGAAACCAGCAGGGGAGAACCAGGGTTCTGCTTCGATTGCGGTATCAAGAATGAGACCAGCAACGTCAGGGTTCATAGGCAGATAACGATACTTGTCGTTATACTTGTCATAGATGTACTTGTAGTTGTTATCGAAGACAACGTACGAAGAACTAGACAGTTTGTCGAAGTATTCGACAGTCTTGTTGACGATCTCGCCGCTGCTAGGAACACCAATGATGGCGTCGCGAGGAGCAGAAACGAATGCCATGCAGTCCTGACGGGTTTCGGCAAGGTCGATCATCTTCTGTGCCTTGGCGACAGAATCATCATCGTTGCTCATGGCAGGACCCATGATCACATAATCGATTTCCTCAGTCTCGGGATCAGAGAACAGATCGTAGGAATCGAACAGTTTGTCACGCTCAGCAGAGTAACCGTCAACACCACCGCGAAGTTCATACTTCAAGGTAGCGGTGCCCTTGGTGTTAACCAGAGCAATAGACAGGAGGTTGCTGCCAGTGGGATCGTCGATAGACTTGATCGCTTCGGTGTTCTTGAACAGGTCAAACTTACGGTTCAGAACAGCACCACCAATGTCACCAGTCAGGTTGGCGTCAACATCAAACAGTTTGATGTTCTCGTGAGCACCCCAGAACAGGAAAGCGGAGTTTGCCTTGATGACATCCTTGTAGTACAGGTTGGAACCCTGAGGAGTCTTGGCGTCGCGTGCCTTGGATACGTTCAGGAACTTTTCAAGAACAGCACCAGGTGTGCCAGTGATACCACCGTCGCCATCAAGGACGAGGATGTGCATCAGGTCGCGGAAACCACCACGCTCAGAAGCGTAAACGGAAGTACCAGGACGCTCACCGATGGCAGACCACTTCTGGTTAGGACCATACAGTCTGCTGATGTACTCGTTCTCAACAGCAGTGATAACCACGTTATCACCTTCGTTGATACCAGAATTAACAGTCGAGGAATCCTTGATGGTCAGGTTAGCAGCGAACTGCTTAGAACCTTCGTTCAGGACAACGGCGAGACGACGTTGTACGGCAGAAACCACGGCGCTATCACCAGTAGCAGCACCAGCAACCCCACCATTGTTACCCAGTTCGGTGATGGTGTTACCAACAGACAGGTGATCGGAAGAGGTTGAGTCAACAGTCAGTTCAACTTGTCTCTTAGCAGCGTCGTATGCAACAACGCGACCAGTTACGTTACCGCTGTTAGCAGTAAAGAAGTTGTCAGCGTTGAACTCACCAACCAGAGTAGAACCAGCAGCGAGGGTTACGATCAAGGAGTAAGAATACACCTTGGAGTAGATGTTACCATTAGAGAAGTTAACAGCAGCACCAGTGGTCATCTGCCACTCAGCGGCACCGTCAGCAGGCTCAGCGAGGGAGAGGATCTGGTCAGGACCAGCGTCAGTCATCACCACGCGGATGCTGTTGCCATAAGTACCAGGAGTACGGGCAGCCCACTTCCAGTTGTTAGAAGCATCTTCTACGTTTGCTTCATACTCATCAACGTTCTTGATCTTAGGAGGAGTAACACCAGTGCTGGTTTCCTCATCGATGGCGGTCTTGGCAGTAGTAACAGTTCTCAGGTCAACGGCAACACCGTCAGTGTGAGAAGCAGCAGCAGTACCAAGTTGAGCACGAGTAACAGTCAGGTCATTGCCATTAACAGCAGTAACCTGCAAGATCTCGTCGTCGATCTCGATGTAAGAGTTGGTGGTAGCACCCAGAGTAGGAACCGAGGTAACCGTGATGGTGGTATCGGTATCGTTCAGAGTGGCACCTTGGTTCAAGGTGGTAGCAGAACCAGCAGGTTCAATCAGAGTGATGTTAGCACCAGCAGCGTGAGAAGCAGCAGATGTGCTGTACTGACCGCGAGTAACTGAAATGTCCTTACCAGAAATTGCAGTGATAACCAGGATTTCAGCATCAATCAGGAGGAGGTCACCAACATCAAATCCAGTAGCATCGGCAACGGTCAGGGTCGTGTCGATAGCGGTAAAGTTTGTTTGGGTGAAGGTCGCAGTGTCGATTGCGTTCTTCAAAGAGGAGTTGTCAGCACGGACAACTTTAACGGTTCCGCCGTACAGCATAAACTGTGCGACAGAGAACCAGTATTCGTAGTTCTGGTCATTGGGCTCACCGAAGATCTCGATGAGTTGGCGTTCGGAAGAGATGTCTACGATCTCTTCAACAGGTCCTTGGGCGAAAGTTCCAACAAAAGCACCGACGTTATCAATCGTCGCGTTAATAGTGTTGGTAAGATCTCTCTCCTGGACCAATACACCTGGTGATACTTGTGTGTTGGCCATTGCGGTTTTGTCTCCTGATGAATTCAGTGGATGCTACTATTATTTAGAAAAATACACCTTTTCATTGGGGAAACAGGCCGTGAACATTACCAGTCTGGGTACTCCCACTTGTTGTAAACTTTGTTCGCCATCCTATTTGCCGTGACTCTTATGATGGTACAACTTCTACATTCATATGAAAATGCACCAGGGTTAGATCCTCTGTCTTTTCTTGTTCGATAGAATCCATCAATGAGATCTTTTGTTTTGCCACACGTCTTACATGTGCGTTGTGCAAGTAAGATATGTTCTAGTTCAAATTCGTTTTCTAATTCCACTACCTATAATCCCACATATAGGACATGTCGCCATACTCTCCTACGGTAGAAGCATTACTCCACACTTGCCCCTCTGGATCTACAAATGACTCTTCGTCTAGACCATCAGAGATAAAACCAAACGGTGCCATGTCTGCTTCAATCTGTTCCTTCTGTTCCAGATACATCCTATGTCTGACATCAGCATCATTTAGTTCTCGGAAATAGTCAGACGTTGCCAACCAAGAGAACATAACCAAGCACATAGCAAGGTCATCATTACATCCGTCCTCTGCTTCCCATGCCTGACCCTTCTGAATGAACGTAGTTAGTTCTGCAATTACGTCGTAGTCATTGATAATGAGTTTGTCATCCTCAATCAACTGCTTCATGTTTGCACACCCAGTCTTCTTAACTGTGGTGGACATCTTGACGCCCATCTGTGTCTTGTTACCAGAGAAACCCTGTCCTACAACCTGCCCTGCTCTACCACGCATGGCACACATCAGAAGGTTATCGTATTCAAGATCAAACTGTAAGATGTCTGCTACCTGTCCACCGATGTCATTGACTTCACAGAGCACATATGCATGGTTGTATGCTGTGGCAACTTGGTGTATGATATTGGGGAACAACAGAGGTTTGATCTGGTTGTTCCTATACTTGGCAACCATCTTATATGGGATAGTCGAGGTATCAATAACCGTGAACGCTGAATAATCTTTTGTTACGCCTCTTGCAACGTCAACAGTGATCACGTATTGAGCACCTTCTTTGGGTTCTTCAAATACATCTAGACCCTTGTTCCTAGTAAGTGGTTCCTCATAGACCATCGTCCTAAGTTTAGAAGCAGAGATAAGGGTATCAACTGATCCTAAGAACTCGCATTCAAACTCGACCCTGAACTGCTCTTCTGACGTGTTCTTAATAGTCTGTTCTTTCCAGACTTCATCACGACCAGGAACTTCTGACCAGTGAACCTCTGTTGTTGTATACTCGTTCTTCCCACGCTCTGCGTCATGCCACAGTTTGTAGAACATGTTCATCCCGTGTGGCGTAGAGATGATGATTACTTTGGTTGATTTACCAGAAGAAATAGTAGGATAAACAGAACTGAAAAACTGGTCAGCGATATGATTCGGAATGAACGCGAATTCGTCCAGAAAAATGACGTTAAAAGACATGCCCCTGACAGCAGAAGCGGAAGTAGATGCAGCCATGATCTTACTTCCATTCTCCAATTCCAGAGATCCTCTGTTCCACTGATTGATGCCTTGTTGCATCCACTTGGGGAGGTTTTCATAACTAAGTTGAAGTCTTTGTAGCATCTCGCGAGCAGTTGCTGCTTTGTTCGCGAGGATTGCTACGTTTACGTTGTCGTTAAAAATAACATACCACAACAGGTACGAGGTAACGATGGTGGACTTACCCGACTGTCGTGGTAGTTTTGCGATGTTGAATCTATGTTCGTGAAACTTCCTAGTCATATCGACTTGGAAGTCATACATGTCAAAGGGGATCAGACCTTTGTCAAGTGAGATAATCCTAATATACTTTTTAATGAAATATACTGGGTCTTTTGAACACTTGACGAATTCTTCAACCTGCTCAGGGGTGAACGACATTCCGACGTTCGCCTTTTTGAGATTAGGATTACCAAGATAGATCTGATCTGAACTCATTATTCTACGTGTACCGTACCAATCATGCCAGCACCCTTATGGGGACCACACCAGTATGTATAATCACCTGCCTCAGCAAAAGTGACATCAAACTCTTCACCAGGTAGCATTGCCAGACCCTCGTGAGAGATCTCAGGATGGTCCTCAACCACCACGTTATGAGGTGGGAGCATATTATTAACGAAATGAACTGATTCCCCAGCGGAGATAGTAACCTCAGCAGGATCGAATACTAGGTTCCCACCAGAACCCATCTGAACGTCTACTGCCCATGCAGGAGCAGCAAGGAAAAGTGTAGCAAGAAACGCGAATAGAAATTTCATTTTAACCTCTGTATCTAACAGGCCAAGTCGCTTCCATACCAGCGACTAGTAACATGACAAAGGTGAACACGAAGAGTGCGGTCATTCGACCAAGGTGCCATGAGCACGACGAATCTCTCTAAGTTCTTCAAAATCTTTTTGTTTGGTTCCACCATCGTATGCCCAAGCGTAACCCTCCTCAATCATTTGTTCGTTGAGGGACACATCTCCGTCGCCAATGTAAAGCCAACCCAGAAGACGCCCATATTTCCCAACGCCACCAACAAGTTCAGTCCTGATAACAAGATCATCATCACCAGCCACCGCGCCTTCCAGTTTTTCTTTGAGCCAGTTGGTTGCATCTTTACCTAACTCCTTTTCTTCAAGGTCTCTGGTACGCTTTTCAGGTGTGTCCACCCCAGCAACACGGACTCTCTCTTTCTTATAAAGATCGAACCCCAAGTCGATGGTCACATCGATTGTGTCTCCGTCGAGAACTCTATTGATCTCGATCACTCGGAAGTTGTAACAACTCTTCCTGTTCGGTGGCACCATTGCTCCCATCTTCTAACTCCTTATATGCTAGTTGTAATATGGTATATATGTAATAAGCAACGCCCGCCAGAAGGATTAAGAGACACCAGATAATAGACCAGGTGACATCATTAATATCTTCTAACGGGCGTAGTATTAAATTCAAGGATTACGTGGATCAATACCTAAACTATGTAGGTACTCAGTCCACCATTCTGGATCCTTTCGTTTCCATTTCGGGACATCTTTTCCACGTTCGGAGTACCACTCGTAGAGGGACTTATCGATAGTCTGTGCGATCTCCAAATTCCTCTTCTTCTTCATCAACATCTGCATATGGGTTCTCCAAATAGGGTCCTCGTTTTCGTAGAGGTTCTTTTCGGACATAATCCTTCTCAGTATTGACTGCACTAAGTAGAACAGCTAACTTCATTACTATGTAGATAATTGCCAATGGCGCAAAACATAACAACAGAGTTAGTTGATACTTCATCTTACGTCGTGTCCTCCAAACATTGCTCTCATTCCATTCAGAACCTTGGCAGCGAAAGCACCAAGACGGCGCGACTCAAAACGAGACCACAACGCACTGCTGATGACAGGAGCGGGTACGCCAAGATCCACAGCAGCGTGAACCGTCCAACGACCCTCACCACTGTCTGATACTCCACCATCGAATTTGCTAAGTTCTCGATCACGGCTAAGTACATCAGCGGTAAGATCGAGTAACCAAGAACCAACCACAGAACCACGACGCCAACACTCAGCAACCTTAGCAACGTCAATGTCGTAGCAATAATCGGCAGGGTTGTCCATTGGGGCGACCTCTGCGTCTCCTTCCTTGACATACTTAGATCCTGCATTTGCTTCGTGTAGGATGTTGAATCCTTCGGCATACGCCTGCATGATACCATACTCGATACCATTGTGGACCATCTTTACAAAATGCCCAGCACCTGCTTTGCCAGCGTAAATCCATCCATACTCCTCAGGGTAGAGGGTGTAACCATCTCGCTCACGGGTGCGTGGGGCAGCAGCAATGCCTGGTGAGAGGGCGTCGAAGATAGGACGGCAGACGGATACTGCATGATCTGCACCACCAACCATAAGACAGTATCCACGCTCCAAACCATAAACACCGCCACTAGTGCCACAGTCAAGATACGAGATGCCAAGTTTAGACAACCTTTCTGCCCTCCTGCGAGAGTCCTTAAAATTGCTATTGCCATGATCAATAATAATATCTCCCTCCACACAAAATTGTAGTAACTCATTGAGTGTGTCCTCTACTGTTTCTGCTGGTACAACCATCATGAAAACACCTGGCACTTCGCCAGTCATGGGTGATCCTGCGTGTACTACTTGAACAAGGCTTTCCACAGAAGTGGTATATCCACTGATATAACCCTTCTCATATTGTTCCTCAGCCTTTTTAACATTGTTTCTAAATCCATGAACTTCGTGTCCTGCTGCGATAAGACGGCGGGACATACCCTCACCCATCCTACCTAGTCCGATCATTCCTACTTTCATTTGTGTTTCTTAGTAAAAGGTTCCCAGTGTTCCCACCCATAATGGTGGACTGCCCACATCCCTACGATAGGGACGAAGACTAAACAGAATCCCATGACACCTAAGCACCATGGGGTATTCATAACTGCTCTAACGAACAGTTGTATGTGACTCATGATGGATAATCCCAGTGTGTAATGTACTCAGTCTTGTGCAAAGGACCCCAGAGACCACCATGATAGATGTAGGGTGCAGTACGCACTTTACAAGTATCGCCAGTACAGAGAAGATCGTCAACAATACGCCAGGATTCCAACACTTCCTCAGAATGAACGAAGTGTGACTGGTCTCCATGGATGGCATCATAAAGTAACTTCTCATAACCATCGACAGCATTGTCACCATAACTATGTGTTAGAGTTGCTGCTTCCACGTCATCCTTGTAACCAGGTTTCTTCATCTCGATACGAATATCCAGATGAGGATTTGGTTGCAGTCTCATAGTAATACGATCATTAGTTAAATGATTGAAGAGTGACAGAGCAGGTGCTTTCAGTTTGATGACGACCTCTACACATTGGTAGGGCATCTTCTTTCCTGTGAGAAAATAGAACGGAACACCTTGCCACCGCCAGTTGTCGATGTAGATGTCCCCAGCGGCGAACGTAGGGGTCTGTGTGTTCTTTGGTACACCCTCTTCCTCACTGTATCCATGATACTGACCTGCCACATATTTTTCTCCAAGTCTTGCAGCAGACAAGACCTTGACCTTCTCTCTACGGATCTCCTTTGCAGTATTCTTGCAAGGTGGTTCCATACTGATCAATGCTAGGACTTGGAGTACATGGTTCTGTAACATGTCTCGGATAGCACCAGCACCGTCATAGTATTGAGCACGACCTTCACAACCGATAGTCTCGGTAGCATAGATCTGTACTTCCTCTATGTACTCCCTGTTCCAAAGTGGTTCCAGTAGTACATTGCTAAAACGGGTGGCAAGGATATTATTAACAGTATCTTTACCGAGATAATGATCAATGCGATATACTTGTTTCTCGCGTAGACATCGAGAAACCACAGATGATAAATGATCAGCAGATTTAAGATCGTACCCAAAGGGTTTCTCAATAACCACACGGGATTTTTCTGGGTCGTCGATGAGTCCTGATGCTTTGAGATTGGTGATTGCATCTTCATACCTCTCTGGTGGAACAGATAAAAAGTACGTTGTGTTCCCTTCTAGTGGGAGAGCACGCAGACTGTCTACATCACTTAGGTTACATGGGATGTAGTCCAGATGTTCCTTGAATGCTTCACAATAACGAGCATTGTCTAGATGATCTATCCAAGACTCCTTCGTGTGTTCTGTACGTGAAGCACCAATGATTCTAAAATTCTCAGGCAGTTCTTTCTTGTGCCACAGTTTGTAAAGTGCTGGGATCAGTTTGCGTCTACAAAGATCCCCAGTGGCACCAAAGATTACTATGGTATCAGTGAGCAGTTCCGTTTCCATTATAGTCGTCCGATTCGTAGTAGTTATTCTCACCCTTTCGTATCCCGAAATATATCGTGGATAGTACAAAGGGTATTGCTGTCCAAAGTAAGACATCGGCAAAGGTCATATTTTCTCCATGGCAAGTTTTAGTTCGCGTGAGTGTTCTAGTTCATCGTTCAGGATCTCTAAGATCTTTTCGTCATGCCCATTCAAAGCAAGATACTTTGCATAAGTCTCTGCTGCATGAATCTCTACTTCATAGGACAGATGGTAAGCAAGGCGAGGAGCCAACCAATAATAAACCACGTTGCTCCAATAGTAGATAAGAACGAGGTGCTTGGCAACAAAGCGATCAACAAAATAAGCATTACCGCCCCGACTTTCCATGTATTCCAGATGTTCTGTTTCATTGACTGACTGTGCAAAGTGTTCTTTCATCAGATAAAGGTGCTCGGGACCACGTAATCCCATGCTCTCCCTGAAATGCAATACACTCAAAAATGCAAAATAGGGTGCCCGAGCAATTTCTTCGAGCACCCAAAAACGTTGATAGTCTCGACCTTTATACAGGAAGTCGAGTATGGCGACGGTCCAATTAAGTACCAGGCAGTTTAAGTTCTCCATCTTGGGGAAAATCTTTGTCTAACATATCTAGGCGATCTACCCATGTTTGACCCCCCTCTTGCCCTTTACATGGGTTAATACAGTCAGCGTTCCCTAACTTGTTGCAGACCAGACCAGCAAGATCCAGTTCACTTCCTTTGTTGCCAGTGCCAGACCAGATGTGCTGTCCATTGATCCAGACTGCACCACAGTGGGCACATTCCTTCCTACTTAAAGATAAGTCTGATAACTCTCTTCCTGACTCACTCTCCATGGTTGATCTCCTTGATTAGATTTTTGTACTCCGCTGTCTCTTTAAGAAGTTGATACTTCAACTTTCTTGCCATCAGGTACATCCTAAACCTAATCCAAGCGTAACGTAAGGATAAGTCTAGATACGCGAAAACTCTCATGGTCCCCTCCCAACCAGCATAGTAAACCATGCCAACCAGGATGAGGACCATCAGATAGAATGCAAGCATTGGTATCATGCGGATACTCCAAGTATACCACTATTTACCAATTTGAGACATTCATAAGACTTATTTAAGACATCAGTAGGAATGATTAACACTTCCACTTTCTTAGGGCGAGTGCCTTACGAGTGGGTTCACCATTGGGTTTCTTCATAGGACCTTTCACACCACCCATACGGGCACAGAAGGATCTCTTACGAGGACCGCCTTCTGGTTGTGGTGCTTTGAGATCAGAACCAGGGTTCTCACGCTCGTAGGACTTACGTCCTTTTTCATTCAGACCACCAGTCTTGTTCTTACCTTCTTTACGTTGCCAAGCACTTTCTTTCATGTGCATATCCTGAGACTGATCCTTCTTCTGTACTGCCTTCATTTGCAGTTGCAGTTTCTGACGGTTCAGTTGAAGTTGGCGACGTTGAAGTTGCTGTTTCTTATTAGCGACAGCATCTTCTTTCAGTGCCGCCTTCTCTTCGCATGTCTTCTCGACACACATCTGACACTTGTTGCAATACTTCTTGCCCTCAGGGCAGTTGTTTGCTTCGTTTAGGTATTCCTTGAAACTAATCATCTTGGTTTCTTGGGGCAGTTTTCTTCATGCTTTTCGATCCATGCCCTAGGACGCCAGTGCCCTTTGGGGGAGGTCAGACCGCAGTGCTGACACTTCCAAGTTCCGTTGCTCTGTTGTTCAGCCATAATGGAAAGATCCCTTGTTAGTTTTCTTAGGCAGTTTCTTGCTTCTCACCTTGGTTCCAGATGTTTCACCGTACCCTTCGGGATGCTTACCTGCTTTGGTTTTACCGATAGAGTCGGACTTAGCCTTACTACCCTTCTCAGTGTAGTGTAGTTTAGCAGATTTGTCCTTATCTTTGGTAATGACGGATTCTTGTCCATGCTTGCGACCGAGACGACGCATCACTTTGCCGAAACGACGCTTGGACATCTTATCAGGTTTTGAAGTCTGATAGGATACCTCACGACCAGTTTCGCCACTACCATACTTATACTCACCGACACCTTTCTTATGACCGATGCCATGCTTTTTGAGATCCTTCTCTAAGTTCTTGCGACCTTCCTTGTTCTTCTTCTCATCAGAACCACGGTCAGCAGAGATATGACCAGTAACCTGGGTGTTAGACTTGTGCATCATACGACCAGTGCGGTTACCCTCTTCGAGGAAACTCTTGAAGGACTTACCTTCCTTTCTCAGACCCAACTTACCTAACAAAGATTTCTTCTTAGGTTTAGCGGACAGAGAAGAACCTCCCTTCTGGCGCTTGGCATAGTCCATGTAAGACTCACCAGGACGCAGTTTCTTGGGGTCAGACTTGGGTTTAGATGCAGCAGCACGATCCTCGCGAGCACGTTGGTTAGCACCAGGACCACCCAACTTCTTATCTTTCTCAGGATCGGGATGCCAGAAGTCACCACGCTCAGCGATCACTTCTTCTTTTGCCAACTTTGCTTTACGCTTTGCCTTGGTCTTGGCAAGGATTCTTGCACGAGCATCATCTTGTTCCTTCTTAGGAATAGCAGTGACAGCACCAACTTTCTGGTCAACGTCACCAGGTGCATAACCTTCATTCTTTTTCTTAGAAGTATCCATAATGGCACCTTTGCCATGCTTCTTACGGATCTCTGCTTTCACAATGTCAAGAGCAGAGGCACCTTTGCCGTGCTTCTTCTCCATATCTTTTTGGAGTTGAGTCTTGCCAGGTTTGATACCTAACTCTGCATTGGTTGCTTTTCTAGCAGGAGGGCGATCGTAACGTTTGTTTCCACCAACACCACCACGTTCCATACGACGATCTTTCATGCGATCGTAGTCTTCCTCGTTGATAAATTCTTCTTTCTTCATTGGTAAACCTTTGTGTTTGGTAGAAGCAAAATCTTTTACTGCTTTTTTCTTCATGCTGGCAGCAACTTCGGCAACCTCAGGCGATGACGCCCCCTCACCTTTCTGAGCAGCTCGGACCATCCCGAAAAATCTTTGTTGTTTTTTAGAGACGGCAGGCATGTTATCAACCCGATACTTGGACTTCGTTGATATACATGTTCATGCCATTAGTGCTATCACCCTTTGCCTGAATCTTGATGCTGTTAGCAACAGTAGCGGCACCTGCAAAAGCAGCACTAGCAGACTGGTCGGAGTCAATGGTGATAGTTGTGCTAGTTACAGCAGTAACCTCAACATGAGTTACGTTGTAAGCAGCAGTATCACCACCTGTGAGAGTAACGTAATCACCAACCACAAAAGGATGAGCGGGAGTGCCACCGCCACCAACAGTCAGGACACAAGGACTAGCAGCAGTAGCAGCAATGATGTTTGCTCTTTTGGGTTTGGCAAGTTTGAAGATTTCAGCACCATTGACGGGCATATGGACTACCTGATCCGTCGTTACATCAGGAGCACCACCCCATGCAAAGTGATTGCTATGTGCATCAGCATTGATAAATCTGTAATATCCAGTTTGCACTGAATATGCAGCAGTTGTTTGGGGATCGTCACTATTATCAGTGAGACTACCCAAATCCTGCACGGGTGTGGTTACATTCGATGACATGGTAATTGATTACTCCTACTATGTTATTTATCTTGTTGTTGTTTTAGGAACTTAGCGAGATCCGCTGTACTACCAACAAACATAGTGTTGTTTGTGGTGTTGACTTCCTTGGTAGATCCTTTTGGATTCTCAATGTCGGCAACTTTCTTTTGAAGATCGACCAGTTTGTCAGCAACGTCACCGACGTGCTTGATTAACTGACCAGCAACCTCATATGCACGGGGTTGATCAGACTCCTGTGCTAGTTCGAGGATGCCATCAACTGCTTCCTGTCCTTTCTCGATCAGTGAATATAGATTCCCACGAGTATACTCATAGTCTTTCTTTAACTGCTCCTTTGTAGCAGTCGTATCAACGATCTCAGTTTTAGGTGTTTCGGATTTGACGATTTCAGTAGATACATCGAGTGCTTCCCCGATGCCATCAAACTTACTCGTCAACTCCTGTTGTGGGGTTTCGGGAGAGTCCATCTGTAAATTCACTGTAAAGTTCATTGAAACCGAAGTTGTCATCACTATCAACAAAGGTATGGTCTACCTCGTTGATCTTATGCACAGCAGCACCATTCAAGTGTGATGCTTCGGTTGTGTTGTTCCATGCACGAGTCACGTACAACTTGTTGCCATCGATCTTCGAGATACGCATGACTTCACTATCAATCTGGATGTTAGTATTGGTAGTGAATGCAGATGCGTCTGCTACGTTGATGATGCCATCGTTGTCGTCCATTGCAGCGGACAATGTTGTCGTTGCATCGGAGTTCCTGTCGGTAAGAGAGGTAGGTGTAACTTGGTAACGTACCTCTCTCGGTGCAGTCTTGACTGCATCGGTGGCATAATCCACGATGACCTTCTTGATCTCTTCGCCACTCTTGTCCTGAACAGGACCATACAGGAATGTCTTTGCCGTAAACTGCAATGTGTAGATCAGGGTACGACGTGTGTCATAGTCGCCTTCATACTGATCGTCATACTGAATGTCAGTAAGCGTTACGGGATAGTCTCTCTTCTCACCCAGGTCAGGCACCAGGTTCATAGTGATGTTGAAACTTGGTTGGAAGAATGGTAGAATCTGCTCAATAATTTGCAGAGCGTCATCTTGGTTCTTACTCAGAATAGCAAGTTCAAAGTTGATGTTGTAAGGGATCGGCATGAATCCCTTCATCAGGGAACCATCTGCTTTCGTATTTCTGATATACTGCGTGGGCGATACCTTACGAGTAGGATCATAGGTGATCGCTTGAATCTCAAATGACAATCTAGGTAGAGTAATCTGCACCTGATCCTTGGTAGACAGATCACCAACTTGACGCAGACGTGCCAAGAACTTGTCCTTAGGACCATATGCCAGAGGCACCTTCATCACTTCCGTCTTGCTGCCCTGAGAGCGACGGATTTCGATGTTGTTGAATAGTGTGCCGAAGCCCACCACGGTCTTCTTGATAATACCGTGATATGAGTATGTTCCTAACATTAGATAGTGCTCCCTTTATTGCCATACTCACCGAACGGATTAGACTGTGTGAAGTCTATAATTTCATCCGCATCGTATTCAATGGCAAAGTTTTGATCGTATTCTGAGTTCAAATTATTTATAGTATTATAAGTAAACGTTGACCAGACAGCAGAACTTGTGTCTCCTGTCATAGTCTCGCCAGAGGAGAATCTACCACTACGGTTGATGACGATAAGAGTCCTAGTGGTGGCATCCCAGGACTTAACTTCGGCAGTTGTATTCGTGGTTCCACCAGTAACGATTTCACCAACTGTAAATGTTCCACTACCACCTTCTGCCATGACCACACCCACAGCGTTGGCAAAATTAGTTTCAATAGCATCCACTTCTGCCACGCCAGTATCAAAGTCTTCGTCGCTGTACTCGAACAGTTCGCAGCGCAGACCCCAGGTGTAGATCTTCCCCAACTGGAAGAAAGGTTGTTCGTGCTCTACATACTGGATCTGGAATGTCTTACCCACCATAGGGAAGTGAATCAGATCTCCTTCATTAGGACGACCCTCTACAATGAGAGTAGCATTGTCATCTACTGCTGCTGTGAAGCGTCGCTTGGATAGTATGAAGGTAACCTGATCTTGAATTCTGACACCAAACTTTGAGAAAATATCGCCATCACCCCTAAAACCACCAGCATCTTCAAGATAGACTTCCACTTCAAAGGCACCTGTGTATTTTGACAAGGTGTCTTCTCCGAAGACGCTATCTTCCTTGACGAGCGTTCTTGGAATGTAATAGACGTTCTTGCCGAACATCTTAATTTGCTCATCGACGAGATCCTGCACGAGATCTTGCTCGCCCGTTGTACCCTGGGTGAAGAAACTGTTAAGTGCCATATCATCCGATCATGTCTAGGGGTGGGGTTTCCCAAGTGGTACGCAGTTGTTCGTCGAGTATCTTTAATTCTTCGACAGCATCGTTATAGATCATCTCTCCATTGAGAGTGACACCACCTGGCATTTGTACATTCTGGAACTTGGTCAGGTTCTGACCCCACTGCTTCTTGATCTTGGCAGTGGCGTAATCCTTCAACCACATCTGGTTATAGATCTCTGTCCATGTGGTAGGATCGAGAGCACGATAGCATTTGATAATGATGTACTGATCTTCCAGAGCATCCTCAGACCAGTCGAAGTCCAGATAAACTTTGTTCTGCACCTGTTGGTATCTAATCGGTTTCATACCTTCTAGGATGAAATCGATACTTTCCAGGTGTTGTTGAATCATGTAGTAGTGATAGAACTGTGTGGACGTAAAGTCGTACAGATCATTCAGTCGCATTTGATAGCGAATGTCAAACATGTTACGAGTACCTTTGTCGGTAAACGTAAAGATACCTTCCACAGAAGTCACATGATCAGGCACCGACAAGAACGTACTCTGCTCCAACCACTGTGTCGTTCCATCCTTACCTAGACTACTGACGTTAGTCTTACCTGCCTGAATATCAGCAGCAGTGAAGAGGTGTTTCAAATAAACACGCTCGGCACCTTCGTAGTGATAGGTCTGGAACTTTTGAATAGCATAGTCGATGGCATCATCACATTGGTCATCGGATACATTGACCTCCAAGACTGGTTTGCCCAGCCTACGGAGGCAGTATTCTTTTAGTTCTGCCTTAGAAGTTGGAATTGCCATTAGTTATCAGCGAGTGAGTGCGGCGAGAGCAGCTTTGAGTTGAGTAACAGTAGTGATTGAAACATCAGTACCGATGTTATTCAGAGCGGTATAGAGGTCATCAATGTCACCATCATTAGTATCAGCAGTGGTGCCCTGAGCAGCAGTTGCATATGCAGTGCTGTTTGTAGTAGCAGCAGTACCCAAACCAAGAGTGGTGCGAGCAGTTGCCGCATCAGCATCATCAATCAGAGTGCCACCGAAGGTGCTAATTGTGGGTGTACCAGTCAGATCGCTATAAGCACCTGAGGTAGCAACAGTTGCCAGATCTCCTGGTTGAACAGCAGAATCTGCAAGTGTACCCTGAGCAGCAGTTGCATATGCAGTGCTGTCAGTTGCAGCGGCAGTACCCAGAGTAGGTTTGCCAGTCAGATCTGCATAGGCACCAGAGAAGAGTGTCGGCAGACCAGACAAGTCAGAATAAGCACCAGTGGTTGCAACGGTTGCAAGGTCAGCAGGTTGGATGGCAGTGTCTGCCAGTGCGCCTTGTGCAGCAGTTGCATAGTCAGTCGAAGCAGTTGCAGCAGCAGTGCCCAGTGTGGGCAGACCAGACAGGTCGCTGTAAGCGCCTGTGGTAGCAACGTTAGCGAGAGATGTGGTAAGTGCTCTTGCCTCAACAGCAGTCTCCAACTCACCCAGAGCACCCTTGATGGTGTTGTTGTCAGAGATGGTGCTGCCACCAAATGCTGCCAGGTGGGTAGCACCGTTAGCACGACCTGTCAACGTGATCAGATCATCAACATTCAGATCAGACTGACTGATGCTAAATTCACCCGTGGAGGCGTTATAGTTGAGATCACCACCAGCACTCAGGTGTCCGCGAGTTCTAGCGGCAGTGATGAACAGGTTGGTAGAACCCTCAGTGATGTTGTCAGTATTGATGTCACTTTGAACAACAGACAGAGTATTGGTAACCAGTTGAATACCAGTACCATAGGTGAAGTGCGACTGGGTACGTGCTTGTGTGGTGAACAGGTTAGTGACACCCTCAGTCAGGTCATCGGTGTTGATCTCACCGAAGTCAACTGCCAGAGACAGCAGGTTGCCAGCATCATTGTACGTTGCCGAAATACCTGTGCCGCCATCAATCAGTGCAGCAACACGATCATCAACTCTCTCATCAGTGAAGTAGAGGTTGGTGACGCCTTCTGCCAGAGCATCAGTATCGTGGTTGCTGATATCACCAACCTGCGATTGACCATAGGTGATGTTACCAGTGATGGTCAAGTTACCAGCAATCTCAAAGTCAGTAGTAGACTTGAAGTTAGCAACCGTCAGTCTGTTCTCGAAAGGATTGTAGGTAAGGTTAGTAGAGTCAGTACGAATCTCAGTGTATCCAGTGGTCGCAGAAACGAATGTAGGATAGTAAGTAAGGTTAGAAGTTGTGGTATCGGTGACATCAGCAAGATCCGATTTGTCAGCAGTACCAGTCAGGTCGCCAGTTACGTTACCAGTGATCTGTCCAGTGACACCCAGAGTTCCACCGATGGTGGAGTTGTTGGTGACTGCAAGAGTTCCAAGAGTTGCAGTGCCAGTGATCTCTGCATTACCAGTGGTGGAGTGCAGGGTGATCTTGTCGGTAGCAGAACCATTTTGCAGGATCAGAGTCTTAGAAGCACCACGCAGGATGATATTATCCTTGAAGAGTGATGTGCTGTTCTGAGTCAAAGCAGCGTTCAGTGTGGTAGCACCATCAACGTTGAGTGTGCTATCAAAGTCAACTGCACCAGTGACGTTAAACACGTCATCGATGATTGTGCCACCGCTGACATTCAAAGTACCTTGAATGTTGGTATTACCAGAAGCAGCAACCACAGTGAAGTTAGTTGTGCCAACACTAAACGTACCACCGATGTTCGTAGCACCAGTAGTGCTGATAGTGGAGGTGTTGAGAGTTGTAAGTGTGGTTGTACCAGTGACGCCGAGTGTGCCACCGATAGTAGAATTACCTGTTGTGCCATCCAGTGTGATGGTAGTGGCATTGTTAGCGCCCAGGAACAGGTTCTGACCGATGTATACATCCTCAGCGACGGTCATACCACCGTTGGGGATCATGATCGGAGCATCATCTGACAGTCTGTCAGGGTTCTCATTCTTGGAGAACTCAACACGACCACGGAATTCCTGATTACCTTTTTGGACAACGTTACCATCTACCTCAAAGTCACCATAGACCTTGAAGTCTTCGCCAACTGCCAGATCTCTGGCGATTGAAACACCACCAGATACTCTCAGGGCACCATCATTAATGTCAAAGTTACTACCAGTAGATGCGTTATCTGTATTAGTGATAGTGGTTATGCCATCCACATTCAATGTGCTATCAAAGTCAACAGCACCAGTGACGTTCAGTGTGTCGTCGATGACAGAAGCACCATTGACATTTAGAGTTCCGTCAATCAGTGTGTTGCCAGTGCTAGAAGCAACAGTGAAGACGTTGACAGCAGAACCATTCTGAATAGCGAAGGTTCTAGCAGCGACGTTCATCGTCACGTTTTCGGTGAAGACCGAAGCAGCGGCAACGTCGAGTGTTCCAGCAACAGTCAGGTTGTCATCAACCACAACCTCGCCAGTAGCAGAGTCAAGAGTCAGGTTACCAGAGACTGTACTGATTTCACTATTGCTGTCAACAGCAATTTTGATGTTATCTGCTGTAATATCAGTAGAAGTAATCGCCTGGTTGAATGTAACTGCACCATTTACTGTATGAGTATCAGTGCCAGCATTACCAAGAGTGGCATTGCCGTTGACTGTCAAGTTGTTAGAGACAGTTGCGTTGGCAGTAATGCTTACAGAGTTATTGGACGAGTCGAGGACTAGCGTTCCGCCGTTTGCAAAGATCGCTCTGGACCCACTGGTAGTACCAAGACGCAAGTCATTGACATGGATACCGTCGTTAGCAGTGATGCGTTGGTTAGCAGTAACAGTACCTGTAACGACATGAGCGTCAGTAGAAGCGTTACCGATAGTGGCATTACCATCTACGGTCAGAGTGCCATCTACCTGAGCGTTACCATCAACATTCAGGTTGAGATCAACGTCAAGGTTGTCGGTAACATTAACTGTGCCACCGAACGAATCCAAAATCAAATTGCCAACAGTGGTGCTGATTTCGCTAGCACCATCAACACCAATCTTAACGTTATCGGCAGTGATGTCTGTTGACGTAATTGCAGCAGTAAATGTGGAAGTTGCATTGACTGTCAGGGCATCAGTGGATGCATCGCCAAGTGTGGTGTTACCATCAACTTCAAGGTTGACCTTGACTTCCAGAGAGTCGTCAACGATAGTCTGACCAGTAGCAGAGTCAATAGTCAGGTTACCAGCAGTTGTGCTGATCTCACCTGTACCGTCAACACCAATCTTGATGTTATTAGCAGTAATATCTTCCGATGTAATCGATGCCGTGTAAGTTGACGTTGCGTTCACGGTTAACGTATCCGCGTCGCTGTCACCAAGAGTGGTGTTGCCGTCTACTTGTAGGAAACCATCGATCTCAGCATTGTCTGTGATGTGAACCTTGCCACCAAAAGAGTCAAGGATCAGGTTTCCTGCTGTGGTGGAGATTTCGGTCGCACCATCAACGCCGATCTTGATGTCGTCCGCCGTGATGTCGGTGGAAGTAATCGCCTGGTTGAAGGTGACAGTGCCTGTAACGACATGTGCATCGCCCGCAGCATTACCGATAGTCGTGTTGCCATCAACCGTGAGCGTTCCATCAATCTGTGTATTGCCATCAACATTGAGGTTACCGTCTACGTCAGCGTTGTCTGTGATGTTGACAGTGCCAGCAGCGGAGTCAAGGATGAGGTTACCAGACAGAGTGCCAATCTCGTTAGCAGCATCTGTGCCGATTTTCAGATCACGAATGTTTGCTCGTGCAGCACCAGTCAGTGCATGATTAAACTGAACTGTGCCATTTACAGTATGAGAGTCGGTTCCAGCATTACCAATAACGCTGTTGCCGTTAACAGTAAATGTACCGTTAGCGAAAGTATTACCAGTCTGTGCATCGACTGTGAAGGTCGTAGATACAGCGAAGTCATCGCCAACATCAAGAGTGCCAGCAATATCAGTGTTGCCATCGATGTCAACATTTCTGGTTACGAATAGGTCTTGTCCAACTCTCAGGTCGATACCGATGCCAGCACCACCACCAACAATCAGAGCACCACTGGAAGAACTGGAAGTATTAGTAGTGTCAAAGAGTTTGATGCTACCAGCATCGATGCCAGAACGTGTACCAGTGAATGCCTCAGAAGCATTGGTTGCATTGTGGAACAGAGCAAATCTGCTAGCAGAGTTGTCCCAACCGAAGAAACCAATCTTAGCGGATCCAGAGTAGTAACGGAACTCAATACCACGGTCCTTAGCATCTGCCTGAGTAGGAGCAGTGTCGCCACCCAGAGTGAAGATAGGATCGTCGAGAGTTTGGGTTGTCGAATTAATTGTAGTGGTAGAACCGTTAACTGTCAGGTTTCCTTCAAGGACAGTGTTACCATCTACTGTAAAATCCCCATTAACAGTAACGTTGTCAGTAAATGTACTGACGCTGTTAACAGTAAGAGTATCAGTGTTTGCATCGCCAATCGTTACGTTGTTGGTGAACGACGCAGGGAAGTTGAAGGTCGAAGCACCATGTACAGTCAGTGTACCAGTTCCCAGACCAGCACGACCGATTACAGTATTACCGTTATCAAAGTCAATAGAGAACTGAGTCTGTGCAGCACCATTGTTGATGTTGAAGACTTCATTGTTGCTCTGTAAGATTACAGAATCGTAGATAGTTGTCTGACCATCGACAACCAAAGTAGAATTGAAATCAACGGCACCGTCAACATTAAGAGTGGAATCGAAATCAACAGGTTGGTTGACCGTAACGTTGTCGGTGAAAGTAGTATCTGAATTAATAGTGAGGGTGTCAGTAGAAGCATTACCCAGAGTAATGTTTCCGTCAACTTGGAGAGTAGATTCAAAATGTACGGCAGATCCTACGTCCAGTGTACCACGGATGTCAGTTGCACCATTGGTAGACAGGACAGTAAACTTGTCTTGGGATCCATTGGTAATCTTGAAATACTTACCAGTGGTATCCAGAGTGATGTCATCATGGAAAGTAGAGTCCAGATCAACATCAAGAGTATTGTTGAGAGTCGTAGCACCATCTACATCCAACGTGCTGTTGAACGTTACTCCACTATCAACATCAAGTGTACCATCAGAATGAATGTTACCGTTGTCAGTATCAATGACAAACTTCTCAGTAGTGCCGTCAGTGATGGAGAAGACAGTGTTAGGTCCAACAACTCTTACGTCGTCTTCAAATGTGGTGTCAGAGTTGACCAGTACAGTATCAGTTGATGCGTTACCCAGAGTGACATTGCTGTCAACTTGCAGGTCGCCTTGTGTATAGATGTTGCCGTTAGTAGCAGTGACAATAAACTCACCACTACCAATGTCCAGATCATTGGCGATGTCAACAGTACCACCGATGTATACATTCTCGGAGATGCCAACACCACCAGTGACTACCAGGGTGCCAGTTGTGGTAGATGTGGATCCTGTGTTGGTTGTGAGCCTGAGGTTACCAGCAATGAGAGGAGCGTCAGTGCCAGCATAGACTTCATTCGTGTTGGTCGCATTGTAGAGGAAGCGATAGCCGCCAGTGCCATTCCATATGTTGCTGTCTGCATAATCTTCGTCCCAACCATAGAAACCAAATCGCTCTTGTGTATCATAGTATCTAAACTCGATACCACGGTCTTTATTGTCATCAAGTGTTAGGGTGTCTTCACCCCCCAGTGTCATGATGGGGTCTTGGATAGTCGTGGTTACCGAGTTGACTGTGGTTGTCGTACCGTCAACTTGCAGGTCACCACGGATCTGTACCAGACCAGTTACATCGTCATCGTCATTAGGATCCAGGACCATTGTGGAGTTGGTCGTGGACAGGACGTTTGCTTGGAAGTGATAGTCTTCAATATTGACTCGGGAGTCAACATCAGTAGCGTAGATAGTAATATCATTATCTGCTGAAATGTCGAGCAGTGCTTGACCAGTACCAGCGTTGGTAGAAGCAATACTAAACTGACGATTGCTAGCAGAATTTTGTGTAAGGAAGAGGTTTAGGTTGCCATCTCCATACTTATCAATGAGTTGATCCAGAGCGCCATCCAGATCGATATTGGGATCAGAAAAATAGGAACGGACGTTGACATCAATCTCGCCAGCGCCAGAGTCCCCTGTATTGTTAGCCCCAAACAGAAGATTACCGCTCGTATCGTTAACTTTAACGTAGTTAAGATAATTGAATCCTCTGTATCCAGTGGTTGCAGTAAGTTCCTGATCAAGTTCAAAGTCTTCTTTTGTATTTCCATCAGCAAAGGAGACTCTATTGTTTTGTAGTTGGAGGTTGTCAACACCACGCTCAGCAATCTTGACGTAACCACCTTGGATACCACCAGCGTGATCCCACTCAGTTACATCAAAGTCTTCTTGGGAGAAGGATGCAAGACCCTTCTGAGGTGTCAGAGCAGATCCGAGATATCTCCAAGACCCTGTATCGGAGGTATCTGTGTGTGTCGGTTCACCGCCGCCAGCGTTAATAGGAAGGATAGCCTCATACAGGCGATCATCTCCATTCTTGACCTTATCATAACGAGCGTAAGCGGTGGCATTATCATAGACGGGTGCCAGAGTACCTTCTCTTGCAGTAGAGATAGGTGCAGTGACGGCATAGGTCAGACGACCATATCTGTCAACATTAAACTCAGTTGTGTTGACTGTCTGGTGAATTGTACCAGACTCTGCAACAGAAGTCTCAGGTTGATCTAGGGAGACAGAACCAGTCGGGTTGTAAGAACCAACCACAACAGGAGTATCAGCAAGGTCCACCAGCGGGTTGCCAGTCTGACCATTAGCATTAGAGGTGACAATACGACCAGGAGCACCAGTTACCTGACGTGTGGCATATGTACCAGAACCAGTTCTGGTCAGCATTCCGATTGTAGAAATGCCAACAATAGAAGTTAGGTTGGGGTCTAACGTCTGTGCGTCAGTAATACCATACCCTGCAAGAGTTGTGGGTGAAGAACCAGTAACAACACGACCACGAGAGTCAATGGTCAACTGCGTGTATGTACCAGTAGCAGTCAGATCTTCCTCATCATAGTGAGGGAGACCAGGTTGGTAGTTCAGTTCTGCGGTGATGTTGATGTTGGCAGAACCATCAAACGATGCAGAACCAGACATGTCACCCGTCAGGGTGAAGTTTCTAGCGTTGGCAAGTCTAGTAGCAGTAGCAGCGTTACCGATAAGTGAGGCAGTAATGGCACCTGCTTCAAAGTTACCGTCAGCGTCTCTCTTTACCAGAGTGTTGGCAATGTTAGAGTCTGCTTCCAATGGTCGCTCATATTTAAGCGAGTTCCATTGTGTAACACCATCACCGATTTTCAGACGCGAGGTATCAAGTTCGATACCAAGTTCGCCTTGGGCGAGGATAGGGTTGACGTTTGCCCACTGCTGAGCGCCGTCACGTCTTAATTGGATTCTATTTGCCATTGCTTATCGAACGCTAGCAGGATCAGGTGTCTCTTGTCTATTTATACCCAAAACAAAAGGGGACCCGAAGGTCCCCTTACTCATTCTTCGGTTGTTTCTTCTGGTGTGTCTTCGTCGGGTGGATGAAGGTATTCCAGAGTTTCGATTGCTCCCATGAGTTTCAGAGCGGTCTGTTCGTTCTCACGAATCTTTTGTTGCATCTCTTTCGTCTCTTGAATGATGTTGTTATAACGAGTACGAAAGTTATTCAGAAGATCCTGGGGATCTTGTGTTTCAGTCACGTCAGCAGGCATTACTTACTCTCCTTGTTTACTAATTGCAAAAGTAGACTCTTGATGTCCGACACATCAGATTTTAGATCATTCACCTCTTGTTGTAAAGAGGAGAAGTCTTCCTTTTTCTTTTGTCTTTCTCGATAGGACTGCATGTAACTATCATAGACATCCTTATCGCGGAGGAGGATAGCATTAGAATCCTTGTCTCGGTAGAGACCACGGTTCTCGTCCCCCTCCACTGGTATATATTTAGGTACTCCGAACTTGCTCATGATGCGAATGCGATTGCTCTCATATCTTTGATCAGTGGTACTTTCGCTTGGTTCTTAGACTTCATTACGATCTTGATCTGGAATGCTTGGAACTCCTCGCCTTCGACCACGTATTCAAAGTCTTCCCACTCTTCCTCACCGACGTTAGTTGAACCGATATCGGGGACTGGGATCTTCTGGAAACCAATATCATTCATCTGTTTCTCGGAACCAGGTTTCTGGATACGATAGTAGATGTCAATGTTAGAGTCACCATAGCGTTGCATGGAGACCATCACACGGATAGATCTGGAAACGTTAGCAAGTCTAGCAACTCTTGTCAAATAAACAGCGTCGTTCTGATCACCGTAAGGCAGTGTGGACACATCGCCTTGTGGGTTGATCTCAGATTGCAGACCCAGTACCTGAGGTCCACCTTCCCAACTGTTAATCTTGTTAGATGTTGTGATCACAGACACACGGTCGAGGTCAACCACAGGAGAGAGGTTGTTCTTACTGGTGTCGAAAGCGATCTTCATGGTCAAGGACTTGTTACCTTCCAGTTTGTTTGCTTCATTAATCTTGGAGCAAATGATTCTGGGGTTGTCGAAGTAGTTCTCATCATTAAGTTGGATGTCATCATATACACCGTTGTTCACGAAGGATGCTTGGTCAACAACAGTTCCACCGTTACCGATAGATGTACCAGATGTAGTGTTCAGTGTCGGAGAAACACCAGTCTCCTTGAACTGCATGATCTGGATGGTAGGTGTGATCAATTCAAACGGGATGTTCTTAGTTGCCGACACTCTATAACCACCAGTTCTAATACCAGCAGTTGCAACAGAAGTGGTAACCAAAGTGTAAGAATCAGTTGTGGGATCTTGGATGCTGGTGTGTACCTTGTTGATTTCCGTCAGAGGAATGCCATCCAGGTTGTAACAGGCAACCGTAGTACCAGTAGGCCACTCGGCGGCAGCAGTGCCGTCATTTGCTCTACCAGAAGGTGCGACAGTAATAGTCTGACCGTCATCACTGATAGCAGAGTATGCGATCACTTCCTTAGTGACCAGAGGCAGGATCTCAAACCAACCCTCAGTAGCACCGTCAGAACCAGGCAGAGCGCCCACACGAGGAGGTGCAGGTCTAGACGTGAGCATAACATAACCAGGGTTGGTGGTAGAGATTGCTCTACCATTCACAATCTTATGGAAAGATCCAGCATTAGCGACACTAATTGTAGTAGCACTACTAGACAGAGTTGCAGTCAACTCGGTCGGCGGAATCTCAGACTCAACGTTCTTGATCTCAACGTTGTTGGATCTGTTGTGCATACCATGGTTCGGATGGATAACTGCAACCTTTCTATCTTCTGTACGAGTAGAAGGAGCAACGGCAGGGTATGCAACGTAGGAGTCACCACTGTATACAGCGGAAGTCATTGTGCCTGACACACCACCTGGTTCAGACAGGGTGTCATTAGCGGTATCAAACTGACTATCAACATAGTTAGCAGTGATAGTCTGTGTTCCTGCATCGTAGGCAGTAACCACAGCAGTAGCACCAGAAGAAGAACCAGTGATAACGTTACCTGCTTCAAATGTGCCGTTGTTGACGGTGGACATTACAATAGTAACGATAGACTGAGAAGACTTCAATGCTTGGAACGGATCTCCGTTACCATCGAGGAAACCTTGCTCAAAGTCACCGACGATACCCGTCACAGTCATTGTCTGTGGGTTCGAGGTGGAGTCAAACTCTTCGATTGTGCCCTCAGCACCAGAAGGAGTCTGGATAACACGAGCACCAATCGTGAAGTTGTAGGATGCACCAGTCGGGAATGTGATCTGTTGCTTGGGTTGAATAGTAACGAGAGGGTTGACGTTCAGAGAACTGATACCATCGTTACCAAGACCCAGTTCGGCGTTGGTAAATGTTGCATTACCAATCGTACTCGTATTGAAGACAGCACGATATAGATTGAACTTCAAGTCTTCATACTGGTCAGCGGTCCACGTAGATGCGTTCTGTGATTTGAACAGAACACCAGCGTAAGGCTGTTCAGAGATCGTTCTTGTACCAGTGATGTCAATGTCACCCATACGTGAGATCCAAACCTTATATTCATTAGAGTCAGAGAACAGCACGAAGCAATGTTCCTCAGACTCAGGGATGAATACAGGTGCAGGGAAGTTAAATCTGGTAGCGATAGAAGCGTTATCAGAAACTTCAACCTCACTGGGTTTCAGAGTAACATCAGAGAAGGGCAGGATGTCCTTGGTCGGATAACCATTTTCCATAGGACGGATCTGCATAGAGATGGGAATCTTGGTATCCTTTGTACCGAAGAAGATATCCACACCTGTCACAAATGTACCACCTTGCTCTTCCAGCAAGAAGGATTGTGCCAGAGGGTCCCACCAACCAACCTGTCTGGTGTTGGTACGAACAGAACGAACTGTTCTTCTTTGTGTAACGGTGTCTCTAACAACACTGGCGTTACGAACAGCAAGGATGTTTTCTTGCAGAGTGTTGAGTGTACCTCTTGCTGTGTATTCTGCCTCAGCCGCAGAGTCAACAGCACCTGGCAGTCTGCTATCTTCCTCAGAAGAAGACAGACGGAAGACTCTGGAACCAGTTGCCCAACGAGGGTTAGCATCGTTAGCGGGGTTAGGAATCCAGAAGGCACCCTTGATGATACCAACCAGGTCAGATACAAGACGACGGTCCTTGACCACAGCACGAGCACCAGATGTCTGACCTTGCAGAACCTCACCAACTTGGAAGTTACCGAAGAAGTTGGGGTTCACAGTAGCAGAGAGAACTTCGGTGTCGATGTTCAGAACACTAGTCTGTGATGCATAAGAGTCGGGCAGAGCATCATTGGTTGCACTGTATGGGTTGGTTGTCAAACCATCATTAGGTGCAGCAACACGGAATCTGCAACCAGACTTACGACCAAAGACAGTCTCACCGATCACAAACGGTGTTTCGTTAGTGTCACTATCCTCAGAAGAGTTCTTAACGATCTCGATCAACTTAGGAATAATGTAGTTCTGTACGTTGTCGTTATCGAAGAATGCATACATTCTGGTCTTAGGCTTCACACGCTCAACGTCGAAACCGACGTTACGAGAGCGGATCCATGGGATGAATGTGCTATCGATAATGCTGTCACCCAGTGAGCGACGGTCAATTCTAGGAACAACTCTGAGTCGAGTACCAGATCTAACCTGACGACGTGTGGTAACAGTGGTCTGAGACGCCATAACACGTCTAGGCACACCACGAGCAAAGGAGGTCTCTCTCCATGTTCTGCCGTTTTGTCTTCTAGTACCAGTCCAGGTAGTTCTCCAAGCACGCCACTGTACAGGTGCGAAACCTTGGTTGTTGACATTCAGTCTCTGTCTGGTTGCTTGGAAGTTACCTTCAATAGTGGTAACACGAACAGGAGCACGACGTGTGTCAGTCCAGTCATCCGATGCAGGCAGAAGGTCGATACGACCGATGAAAGTAAACACGTTGAACGGGTTCACGTTCTCCAATCTAGAAGCATACGGTTGAACGATGATTGCTTCGTTTTCGTATGGCAGTGTCAGGACGTTAGCGCCGATCTTACCACCCAGTGCAGGGTTGTCTCTCCACCAGACCAGGTTGCTAGACAGATCGGTTCTGTATTGCAGAGCAACGTTGGTAGTATAGTGTGACGGTCTGAGGATGCCCTCAGTAAAGTCCATCGAACACTTGAAGTCCTGATTATTAACATCAGAAGAAGAGTGATCGGTGAAGTCATCTACTAGGAATCCATTCTTCAATCTATCGAAACCATCAGAGTCAAACGCTTTGAGGTTTCTAGCGTCAGATTCCAGCAGTGACAGAGAAGTATAGTATTCCAGGGACTGCAAGCGGCGGTCCATGTTACCGATGTCTTCCATCGTGTAACGACGCTGCTGGTGCAGTGTGATCAGGATATCTTCATCTACATCATAAACATACGGTTCGTACTGGATCTTCGCCAGCAGCATAGCGTTGTCAATGTCATCTGCTTCTGGGGGATCCTCAGCAGGGACACCCTTAGACAGTTTCAGATCACCATCATGTGCCATGAACAGTTTATCCTGTCTAGGCAGATAGTATTCATAGTCAAGACGAATCTGCTCTTCTACCTTAGGAATGTTGAAGATGGTAGAACCACCTGCACCACCAGCAGAAGTGAAGACACGAGAATCAAAGTCAAGAGACTTACAGTTTGTATAGTAAGGTTGTTCAACTGTACCAGATCCAGAAGCAAGTTCACCAACAGCAGGACGGAAGTCCAGAGTATCAGTCAGATACTTGGTGTTACGATCAGTTCTTTCTCTGGGGATCTCAGCAAAGTTGATACCAGTATAAGATTGGTTGGTAAAGTAATCACCAGATGCTTCGTGGATGAAGTAGTCAAACACAACTGCCAACTTACGCTTGGGTTCAGATGTGCCTGCCTTTCTCACCAGTTTGGAGACGCTGTAATAGAAAGATGTCTTGTTGGCATCGAGTTCAAAGTCAGCAGTGATGTTCTTAGAACCTTGTTCCAGAGCACCATCGCCGTCATCAATAACAGCAACGAGGTTGTTCAGATCATCATCGAAACCATCGATTGTTTCACCAGTGTTGAAGAACTCAGTAGAAACAGGTACAACATACAGTCTGTTATTAGCAGCGTTGAAGGATACCACACGCGCTCTGGCGTTAGAAGTACGACCAACAACCACAGAACCATTGTCAAAGAAGACGTTTTCTGTCAGGGTGATGTAAGGAACCTTAGCATCTTCATCGTTCTCAGACTCATAAACGGCGTGCAGTTTATACACATCGTTCAGAGCAAAAGAGATTTCTTCGTCTTCGATACGAGTACCATACAGGTTACCGTATGCCAGACCATAAAGAATAACGTCATTCTGATTTCTGGTGCGAATGACCTTCATGGTCCTCATCTTCGCAGCAGTCTTAATCTTCTTAGATACTGTGTTCACAGACACAGCAGCGTTCAGAGTTACCTTAGTGATGTTGTTTACTGAACCACCAGAACCATCATTCAGACCAGTAATCAGCAGAGACTGTCTGTTAGCACCAAAGGACACACCGATAGTCGGGTTCTGCTTTTCAGATTCCTCTTCAATGTCAAGGTTAGTGCCAACTGCCCAACCATAACCAGTGTTGTCGTTAGCACCCTGGGTAATAGTCAGGTTATAGTTCTCACCATCAAGGGTAGTAAACTGCTCGTTCTCAGGCAGCGTGAAGGTCACGTCACCAGAGGAGAGGGGCTTGTCCTTAAACGTCTTGATAACAACGAACGATTCGTCAGATACCGACTTGATAGCACGCTTCGGCATGTCGATAGCAAGTTCACCATCTCTGTTAATCTTCTCAGTGAAGTAAGGACGGAGACGTGTTACCTGGGTGGCAGGATATTCACCATCAGTAATACTACCCTTTGTCAGAGAAGTATCAAGTTCTGCGGTCTGTGTACCGAAGTCAAAGACAGGTGATAGACCAGTATTCTTTCTATTGAGTGCTGTGAATGCGATGTTGGCAGGATCAATACGCTTAATACGAAGTGAAGTGCTACCTTTATTATCTGTCGCAGTTGGTGAAATGACATCACCAGCACGAAGGTCAGCAGAGAATACAGTATCGAAACCAACAACGTCTTGATCGCCTGCCTGATCAACAGTAAGAGTCTTACCAATCAAAGACAGAGATTCTGTCAGGGCAAGAGAAGCAGTGAAGATAACTGTGCTGTTGGTGCTGGACTCATATCCAACCAGTTGTCTGACATCAGATCTCTCATAAGGATATACTGCATTCAGTACGTCCAGAACACGTCCGTCACGTTCGATAACTTCACCTTGCTGGAACTGACCAGACACCTGGTGAACCATTGCATAGTCAGCAGCGGCAGAGTGTACATAACCTCTGGCACCAGAAGAACGACCCACCAGCATCTCACCATCAATGATGGTCTGAGAGGAAGCGAAGTTCAACGCAGTGAACATCTGGATATCGAAGAGGAAGCAATTATACTTATTGCCATCCTTTTCAAGTTGCAGGACTCTTGCCTTACCAATCAGATTACCCCTGACAGTATTAGAAGGACCAGTACCCAACCAGTCATCTCTAAGGTCAACAACCTGATAGCATTCTGTTACGTTCTCACCAGAGATACGAGGCCAACCCCAGACATCATATACCTGAACTGCCTGTGACAGATCGACAGGTACAATCTGGTTCTGACGACCAACAAAAGTACGAGGTTTAGGAGTATCAACATAGGTAGGTGCCAGAATCTGTGTTCTGTAACCTTTTACATATGCTCTACCAGGACCAACTTCAAGGGCAGCCCAGTTCTCAGATGCTGGTTGTCCCTCAGCAGAGGTCTCACCAGGTGTATAGACACCATTGTTAAAGTTATCATTCAGGTGCTCTCTGGCACGTACGTCGAACGTATCGACAACATAGTCACCATGCGTTTCATATGTCCTACGAGCAATCGACTTCTCGATCTCGTTATATTCCGTACGGTCAACAAAGTTCTCAACAGTCGAGTTCCTGATGCGAAGCAGTTCGATGAAGTTTTTGTCTGTCTCGTCATCGATTGGCTTCTTAACAAGTTGAGTCTTAATTCTGAATCGGTGAGCACCAGGAGCCGAGTAATTGGATGCACCAATGGCGTTGTCTGTGAGAGACGGGTCATCCTCAGGTGTGATAATTGACTCGCTAACTTCAAATCCAACTCGGTAGGACGGGTTGTTGGTGTATTGGTCAAGGATAATGTACTCTGATTGGATATCAACAAAGTGTCCACGAATGAAGTAAACACCTTCACTGATGTAAGCAGTAGAACCTATCTGAGCAGCGTCTACGGGCAGAAGTTGAGCAAACGGAGAACCAGTCTCGATCAGAGTATTACCAAAGGTAATCTCCTGTTCAGCAACCAACTGTTCATTGTTTTGGAACTTCTTAGTTGTTACATCAGATGTAGTATCCCCAGATTCTACGTACTTGATGTAAAACGTGATGTAACCACGATCACTAGATGTGGCAGGAATAGAGTAAAGAACCTTTGCCTTAATACCTGTGGTGAGACCTTCAATGATCTTACCTTCAAGTTGAGTTCTATAAGTTTCAACGTCCACACCCAGGAATGCCTGCTGGATGAGGATACAATCAACGTTCAAGTCATAACCGACCTGACCAGGGATGACCATCGCACCCTCTTTGAAGAGGTGCTGACCCATTGCTTCGATCTGATTCTGCAAGATCGACTGCATGGTCGTAAGTTCCCTTGCCTGAATCGGGAACCCAGGGCGGAAGAGAACTCTGTAAAAGTTCTTGTCCTTATCGAAATCGTCGAAGTAAGGAGCAATGTTTAGATTAGTATTCTGGGGCATCTCTTAGAACTCGATTACGATTTTGATATCTTCAATTTGGTCACCAGCACGAGAAATCGCGCCTCTGTTATCTATATAGATGATTTCGCCAGAGTTAGGTTCGATCTCTGACTTTGCATAACCATTGGTGAAGGACATACCAAGATCGTACTCAGTATTATTAATAATACGAGTAGATGTACCAGACACAACAGGGAAGTTAATGTCGGGGTCAGCAGATGTACCCGATGTAGAACCAGTTACGGGGTTACCGCCTTCAAACTCTGTGAGGTTACCAGTAATCTCAGGGAACACACCGTCGATTCTGTTCTGGTAGTATTTCAGAACCTTGGTTGTGGCATTCCAGGAGATAACACGACCACGAGCAGTTACCTGCTGACCACCCACAGTTCTGGACTGTGTGATGATTTCGTCAGTCTGGAACTGTCCAGTGAACGTGGGAGAGAAGATCACTGCCTTTGTAGCGGACAGTGTGATAGCAGATGTCAGTTCTGTCGTGCCATACTGATTGGGGTTGATCACCAAACCGATGCGACGGTAGTCGTTATCAGTCGGGAAGTCACCTGAACCTTCGTCGTAGGTGAACTTAGTGTTGATCATCACACGATAACCGCCAAGTTCTTTGGCAGGGTCAGAACCATGACCAGTGTCGGGAGGAATGATAACGTCGATAGCAGCACCAGTACCTGTACCAGCACCAATACCATTGACTTCATCAATAACGACCTTACCGAAAGTGTATCCAGAACCACCCGAGGTCACCGTAGCAGAAACGATCTTACCACCGTCAACCACCAGAGAAACACGACCACCAACGCCATCACCCTTGATGGGAACGTTCTCATAAGTACCGTTGTTATAACCAGTACCAGATGCTTGGATCACAACACTGTCAATCTCACCGCCAACAGCGTCACCAGTCACGGCAACGTCGCTAAGCACTGGCATATAGTCGTTCGAGAAGAACTTCAAAACCTGACCCACAGGGATCGTATACAGATACTTCCAACGATAGCCATCAGAAGTTGTGATAATACTAGTGGAGGTGCCAGTAGGCTCCACAGTAGAAGGTTTACCGTTAGGATCAGAAGGACTGGTGCCGTTATAGATGCACTTATAGACCTGATACTGCGAGTTAACGACGTAGAAGTCTGCGTCATACAGTTTCGTAGCACCTGACGATGCCGTCTTGGTCGAAGAGTAGTCATGACGATACATATCATAAACGTAACCCAGACCACCAGTAGTTTGCTCTGGGGGAGTCCAGTCAATACGACGAACAACCTGAATGGTATCCGAAGCAAGAACACGCTTCAAAGAGATCATGTCGGAATAGGTATCCGAAAACTCTTGGAACGAGTCAACAGGAGTCGGTGGTGCATTCTCGTTGTCCCATTCTTGGGGACGACCGATAAACACATAGAGACGATCTCTATTAGCGCCTGCAACCAAGTCGGACTGCGTGGGATCAGCACCTTCCAAAGATTTAATGAATCTCTTCGCAGTGAAAATCCTAAATTGATCTGTTAGAAGTGCCATCTTTCAGCAATTACCTTCCTTTTATTTATGGGGTTTACTCAGGTTCAGTTCTGACGAGATTAGTGTACTCTTGTTTGACAAACTCACCAGTAGCACCTGACGACTGACCAGAGAGAGTGTCGGAAGTCGTGAACTTATAAGTGTTGCCATTGTTGGTAATCTCTTTCAACTTGATATAGTGATATCCAAAGGAGTCTGCCTCTGGATTGATTGCCTCAGCAACAACAGCAGTGACACCTGTCGAGGATCCAGTGACGGTTTCTCCGACAGAGAACAAGGTATTGTTCCAGTTCTTAATTTGAATAGTGGTTGTAGCAATATGCTCAATACCATCACCCAGTTCACCAGCAGTAGAAATAGTTGCAGTCAGAGGAACCAGGTTGGAGTCATAGATTTGATCGCCTTGCTGGAACAGAGTAGTGTTCTGACCACCAACTGTTTCTTCAATACCATACAGAGAGGAAGCAATACCGCCGTCAAGACTGATCTCGTTCTCGAAGTCTGTATCAGTATTTACCAAGTCGATGATACCGTCACCTGCACCATCTAATTCATCATCATCTTCAAAACGGAATCCTTCTAATGTAGAGAGAGGATCTGTAAAAGTGACAATACTCCCGTTTTCATCTTCAATCAAAACGTGAGGTTCAACACCTGTACCAGACGAAGCAGAAGAACCTGCAATGAACTGAATCACAGCAGTGCTTTCATTGGATCTACCACCATCAATGAAGGCCAGTTCATCAACTTGGAATGTCAGGAACAGTTCTCTGGTATTAGGACGCCAGTCGTAAACGATAGCAACCTTGTTACTCTTATCTTCTTCAACTCTTCTAACACGGTCAGACACCGTGAAGGAATATCCAGAGATACCTGTATTGGGATCCGTAGCAAGATTATCAAGGATCACACGCTGGTCATAACGGAAGTTGATACCTCTATCACATCCAGTAAAGGAAATCGCTGTTTTACCTGTATATCTAACAATCTCCGTTCCAACTTGAAACTTACCAGAACCAGGGAACGCATTTGTGGTTTCTACATATATTGTTCCATCATTTGCCTCAACATCTCTGATGATGGCAGTCATATTGTAGAAGTCAGAGACAAGAGATGTTCTGTTTCTCTGCGCTCTGATCAGGTTGGTATCACGAGTAAAGATAACCTGAGGTGCAGAAGTATATCCACCACCAGGATTTAGTAGGTTGATATTAGTGATTCTACCTAGATTGATCTCTGCCTCAGCGGCAGCACCAGATCCACCACCACCGATGATTTGTAGAATAGGAGGAGTCTCGAAGAACTCACCTTCTTCCGATACCGTAATACTTTCAATAACACCGAATTGGTTGACCTCAGCAACACCTTCGGCACCTGAACCACCGCCACCACCAGAGATAACAATAGTAATATCTTCGGAGGTATAGTTTCTGCCGTTGTTCTCAACAGCAAGACCAGTCACACCACCAGTGACAGGAACTAGTTCTGCACCAGATCCACCACCACCTCTGAGGTATGCCTCAGCGTTGAAGTATCCATCACCAGGTTGATTGACCTGCAAGAAACTAACAGAACCATCAGCATTTAGGTAAATGTTAGCATCTGCATCAGTAACACCTGGGTCATTACTAACGATATCTAAACGAAGAGGATCGTACCCTTCACCAGGATCGATTACATCAACAGAAAGAATTTCACCGTTATCGGCAATATTTGCCCTAAGAACGGCGTCTCTGATAGGGGTGCCACAATTACCAATAGACAACCTTGGTGGGTTGTTGGGGTCATACCCACTACCACCATTCGTTACGATAACGTCCTTAACTCCATATACAGAGTTAAAGACGGGCTCGATAGTTGCACCTGATCCTGGGACTGTTCTTGGCATTAGACCACTACGATATTACCGACCATGAGAGAGTGAATGTTGCACTGATACACATATGTTGTACCAGCAGCAAGCGTCTGAGGAACTGTCCAGTATTGGACTCCATTGATAGAACCAGTAGTTCCACTAATCTGAGAACCACCGTCAGAAACTCTCAGTTCCAAGGGGTGTCCAGCACCAGTCTGATTATCAAATCTGTATGTAAATCCACGATACACATAGATCGTAGGATCACTTGCATTGGAAAGACCAGGACCATTCACAGTATATGCTGTGCTACCAGAAGCAGTGAAAGCATAACTGATAGCGGGGGACGCTACTCCTTCATATGCAGATGCTCCCCGAATGAGGGACTGTCCTTCGTTGATACTGGGTAGCGCGACAGTGTTAGTAATAGTAAGCGTTGACCCAGAAAGCGCAGTAGTGATCCCAGTGCCACCAGCAATCGTGAAAGAAGAATCAGCGGCGTCAGCAGTATACGAACCAGTGTCTCCCGACAGACTTTGAAGGACATTTTGAACTACGTTAGGTGCGTTGTTGGTGATAGTGATAGCACCAGCATTCAAGTTAGTAGTAATTCCAGTACCACCAGTAAATGTCAGTTGGTCGGTGGTAGTTGTTGCAGTCGTAGTGCCGTTATCAGCGCCGAAGGTGGTGAACACATTCTGGTCCAGGTCACCCAGGGTGCCTGTCATATCAATAGTAAGAGTATCACCAACCAGAGTAGTGGAGATGTTAGTGCCACCTGCAATAATGAGGGTATCATTAGGAGCAGAAGCAGTGGTAGTGCCAGTATCAGCATTGACAGTCTCGAAGAGATTCTGTGTGGTGCCACCGCTACCACCTGTTCCTTGCTCATCATTAGCAGGAGACCACTTACCAGTGGATTCAACCCATTTCAGAACCTGACCGTCAGACGGACCACCATTTACTGTGGTGTCTACATCAGCGAGAACAGTGATGCTCTGGGTTTCATCTACCAGAGGGATCCAAGCAGCAGAGTGAGCGAAATATCCTTTACCTGTGCCATGTACATGGGCAAACATACCATGATGGTTAGTTGCATCAGGTAGATCTGCTAATTCGGCATAAGGTGCATACCATTTGAGGTATCCATCATCACCATCAATATAGGTATATGCAGAACCAGATCCACCTGCCCACAGTTGGATGTCGCCAGTGCCAGTCTGTTTAAGTACGATGGCATCTGCACCATCAGACTGAATCTCATTACCATTGGTATCAAGATTACCAGTCAGCAGGTTATAGTCTGCCCCACGGAAGGCAGGAGTAGGAGTGGTGCTCCATTGGAGAACCTGTCCCTCAGTAATACCAGCACCGATATCAATTAGAATCTCAGTGTTGTTACCAAGACGTTCATATAGTTCATCAAAGTTAGCATTATATTTGATAGCACCGTCTCTTAGGGTATCACCTGTCCCATCATTTGCCGAAGATCCAATACCGACTAACTGCTTTGTCATGATCGTTCTTTTTTTACAGTTCTATTTATGTTGCGTCAAACGAGGTCTGAGTAGTAGAGAACTTAACCTCAGTAGATGAGAAGTCTGCATCACCCTGACCGTCACCGAATCCAGTTACGGTGAGTGTCGCAACGTCAGATGTCAGTGGTGAGTTTTGTGCAGGTGTTACACCCAGACCCAAGGGACCACGCACTTCACATCTGAATCTATATCCAGACATGTAGTTAAGTGCGGTGAACTGATAGGTCGCATCAGTTGCACCAGTAAGCACAGCAAAGGAGAATCCACCATCAGTAGATCTATACCACTGATAGGACTTGGGTCCGTCTTCTGGAATAATAGAAGCGGTAATGCTGAATGTGACTGTTTGTCCAACGTTGATGGTAACATTCTGCGGTTGCAGAGCGATCTGGATCGTTGCTGGGACAACAGTTCCACCACCACCACCTTGATCTGGGGGAGGGGGTGTAGCAGCACCATTGTTTGGTGGTTGATCTAATACCTCACGAGACGTGGTTCCCATGAGATATGGAAACACTGCTTCTAGGTTATTCTCACTGTCTAATTCAGTGGTTAGAAAGTAAGCATATGTACCATCTTGGAACTCTGGTGTAACACAGAATCTTCCATTATGGATGTCCATGTTACCAAGACCCTCAGAGTATTCCCAGTCTTGAATCAGAGACCCAGCAGGGGGGTTCTGCTGACTATCACCATAGATAGGTCTGCCTTCTATTTCTTCTGATCTAACTCGGTAAGAACTAGTTGCAAGACCTATGTCACTATCGTTGTCCCAAGGATCTGAATACAGATAAGGACCATAGATGGGAAATCCATCGAAAGCATAACCAAGAATCTTAGAGTGACCATCTGGATGTCTCATATTGTCGCCATTGTACTGAGATGATCCATAGTAGTCGTTATACGATGCCATGACGGAGTTATCCTTCCAGCATTCTAGGAAGTGAGTGTCATGGTAGTGATATTGTCCTGTGTTCTCTGGGTGACCACCACAGTTGTCATCACCAAAACTTACGGGTGAATCTTCGTAGTGGGCATTCCAGTTGAATCCTGATGGTGGGTTTCCACCTGCACCTGCTGAGGGGTTGAAAAATACGACACCATTAGCAGCCACCCCAATAGCACCGAGAGGTGTATTAGTGCGTCCATTCCTTTGATCATAATAAGTGTATGTGCCAGCATGACCAGATCTAGTAAAGTCCATGATCAGTTCCAAATACTGATCACTGGCACGCCAGAACTCACCTGCCACAGCAGTCTGCTGTGTTCCTCTATATGTAAACACTGCCTTGTGTTCATCAGGAGTGCCTTCATCAAACACAAATAGAATCTTATCACCGACTCTGATAGCAGAACCCAACAGAGTGTTGTCATCTACTGATAATGGAATCGTGATAAAGAAACCATCATGAGCAAAACTATTGTCGTCAAATGTTCTAGTAACACCAAAGGTGCCACCTCTATAATAAAAGTCGTGATTAAAATCCTGCTCAGTTACCTGATTTGGATTATTGACGTTAGGAAACGTACCGTAGAGGACGGGATCGGGAAGACCATCGCCATCTACGGTGAGCGTTCTAGTGCCAGCGTTATATTCAGCGGTTGCTGTCATTGGACTTTTTGACTATTTATTGGAAGATCTGAGTCGGGTTGAAGTTGGTGATGATAGTAGCACCAGTCTGAACTGTGAGGATCACAGAGTTGGAGTAGACAGGTGTAGCACCAGCAGCAGTGATTGCCACGCGGAATTCATCACCGTCATCTGCCTGTTCAGCAGCATTAGATGTGTAGACCGCAGTGTTCTGACCAGTAATGTTGTTCCAGTCAGTTTCGCCATACTGCTTACGCTGCCACTGATAGTTCAGAGGTGTAGTTCCAACTTGGTTATCAGAACTGTTCACAAACTGACCGACAACAGTGAACTGAGCAGTCTGACCCTGGTTCACAGTCACGTTCACAGGTTGTGTCACGATGTTGATGTAACCAGGTGTGATGACAATCGGGTTGCCCTGAGGGTCAGTACCTTCGCCAGCGTAGGTATCAAAACCTTGGTTGACAGCAGGTCCAGTCGGGGGCACGAAGTCATCATCAACAGTAGTCTCAACTGTGACAACTGGTTGTGCATAACCAATACCAGGAGTCTTCACGTCGATTCTCAGGAGACCCATCAGGGCGCGAATACGACCGTCGAAACCAGTAGAGGAAACCACGTCCACGTTCGGGCGCGAGGTATAACCATCGCCAGGTGAGGTGATGATTGCTTTTGTGATCTCACCAGACTTGATGCTGGCAAGAGCAGAAGCACCACGACCCTTGACGGTTCCTGTGTACTCAAAGGTGATCAGAGAGTTCGAGGATTCAATCAGAGCGACTTCACGTTCGTCTGCCTCACCTTCGATTTGCAGAATATCACCTGCTTCGATCGGAGGTACGACAGTTGCTGCGATCACGTCAGCGTCAGAACCGATGTAGGAGAAGGCAACAAATGTAGATCCTGCACGAGGAATCTCAGCGAAGATGATTCTAGAACCAACCAGTTCGTAACCAACACCAGGTTCCTGAATCACACCATTGAGCGAGACGATGATGTTGTTCTCAGGCAGGATAGTGTTGGACGACACACCTTCTGTCAGAGTCAGGGAGTAGAAACCACCCTGATACTTCAAGTTGAAGGACGAACGCAGAGAGTCAAACTCGAAACTGATGTCATCGAGTTGTCTCAGTTTACCCACGTAGTAACCAATGAACTCAGAACCAATAGTGGGAGGTTCAGTGAAGGAGATCGAGTCAGAGAACGCTGTGTAGGCGTAGTTTGCACCAGGAGGTTGCAGCACACCGTTGACGAACACGAGCATGTGTCCAGCAGGATCTGGGAAGTATGCTTCGCCGTTGCTGACAGTAAGTTTGAAGGATGTCTCGGTGCCATCGAAACCACGGAAGTAACGATCGCAACGACCCAGCAGACCCTTCGCCTGCGTGACACCAGCAGACCAACCATAGTCAGACTTGATAGTCAGGTTAGAGGGGAAGTCTCCATTGACATCTTCCAACCAGATGCGACCAGTGTCACCACTGATTGCCTTACCTGCGACCTTACCATAAGAGGTGTAGTTGGTAACCTGAACGCCAATGATGTCACACTGAATAATAGGGAAGTTGTTGAGGTTCTCAAACTTACCAAGACCACCAGTCAGGAGTTCATTAGGATCTGTGGTTGTAGTACCATCAGCAGCAGCACCATAGGGAGTCAGGTTAGCGATCCAGATCTTGTGGATGCTGTTGTCAGGATCGTAGATGTAATCGGTAACAACGGCGGTCCAACCAGGGATCTTAGGAGTAGAACCTGCGAGCAGATAAACCAGATCTCCCTTCTTGAAGTCGCCCTCAAAACCTTGGTCTCTCAGGACATTACCAACATCACACTCGATAACTTTCTCAGCATGTACGAACTGGTTGAGTTCGATTTGCTGGAATCCCTGAGCGGTGATGTAGGCGATATCGAGGATTCTGTCAGTGATAGAACCGTAGATGATGTCACCATCGATGAAGTCATCTTGCAGTGTCTCAATGTCGATCGTAATACGACCACCCAGGTTGCTAGTCAAAGAACCAGCAGAGTTTTCATAAGAAACGATGTCTGCCTCAGCACTATTTCCCTTGTTGAAGATAATTTCGCCGTTAGAAAATGCGCCACGATCAATGTTGACTAGCATACGATCTTCGTTAGTGCCAGTCACGACTGCTGTCTGAGCACTATCTACACCTTCCAGGATGTCAGCAGCAGTAAAGGAACCTGTGACATTCTCAACGTAGATCCAACCCTCATCCTCATTATCGCCCGTGAGGACAGAGGTTTGAAGGACTGTACCGAAGTTTGTACCAGCACCTTGGACCTGAACTCTTTCACCCACGGTGAAGCGACCAGTTGCAGTGTTGATGTAGATCTTCTGGTAGAGTTTGACGATCTCTGCTTCGTTGTTTCTAGTTCTAACAATCTCAGAAGAGGCGTTAGAAGTAGCACCCACAACCACGTCTGCGAGACCAAATGTACCGCTGATGGGGTTGTCAATGTCAGGTTGACCGTAAGTTTTGGCAGTACGAGTAATGCCTGTTCGTACGGGAAGACTCAGTTGCTGTGTGCCTGTCAGAGAAGTGTCAAGAGCGAAGTCACGGAAGCGAGCATCATGACGGATCTCCTTAGTGATCTCAAACTGTGTTGGCGTAGCATTGAGAACGTAGACATAATCTACATTAGCAAATGCAGGTTCAACGTCGCTAGATGCAATCGCGTACGTGAGAACATCACCACGAGAGTAGAAGTTAGGACGCTGAATAATGACTCTGTTCTCTCTTCTCTCGAATGCCGTTTCGATATTCGGAGTATTGATGATCAGGTCAGGATCAGTGTTCCAGTCAGTACCTTCGTCATAGAGATTCTGTTGGTTTGTAACGTGAGTATTGTTAGTCCACTGAACAGTGTTCTGAGTGGGAGGTGTGCCTCTGCTAATCGCATAATATGCGAGGTTCAGAGAACTATCAATCTTGAATTGTGTAGATTCCTTCTCATATTCATAACGATTTTCGATCGCATTTGTACCTTCGTGCGTGGGATCAAGATAAATGTCATAACCATACCACTCACCACCAACACTACGATCGTTGTAATCATCAAGAACACGCTTGCAGTATTCACTGATTCTTGTTACAAACCACAGAAGATGCTGCTTAGTAACATCAGGGAACGCGATGAAGTTACCCTCACCATCAAACCACGTATTGACGATTCTCAGGATACCATTGTTACCGCCAGTGTTCATGTCGATGAGCAACCCATTGAGTAGGGTGTCAGCGAAGGACTGTTCGGCAAGAGTTGCTGGATATGCAGTTTGCACCTCAGCGAACGACTTAGCAGAAACAGCGTGCTTGTTGAAGAGAATTCTTCTTGCAGCAGACTTGTCAGAGTTGCTGCCACCACCAAGACTGCTGGTCATCAGATCGAACAGAGTCTCAACAGCACTGGTCACGTTCTCGCAAGTGTAGAACTGATATTCGCTGTTGCCGTTGTAACCTGCGTCACGAGTAATTGTAGTCAGGTAACTAGGAGCAGGAGAGTTGGATGCAGCAGTTGTGATGGTCTGAATGATAACATCAAACAAGTTCTCGATAGTTGCTGCTTGTGATGCACATGCTTGGTTCCAGTCGCTGCCAGAGTCATAGGTGATAGAAGTATCACGCAGAACCATCTCAGGCGAATACTTGACAGGCCAGATGTTGGGCAGTGTCTTGGAGATTGTGCCATCAGTAATGCTAGCGGGCGTGGTAATTGTGTCAGTCACAATCGACATCAAAGATGTCATGGCAGCCGCTACGTCGGCACAAGGAGTTACAGTGTCAGTATCAGCAGTTACGACATACCCACCCTGGTTATAGGGGAAGAAGTCGAGATCAGCAAAATACTTCTGAGTGTAACCATGACCAGCAGTGATGGTGATCGGTTGATCTCTCATCACAGTGATGGCAAGGTCTCTTGCCTTCTCGAAGATCCAGATAGACTCAGCACTTTGAGAAGTAATATGATCGAGACTGCCATTGGTGACATAGAACTCAGCAGCACGGAACATCTTGTTGTTACCACCAAAGCGGAGGTTCCAGACCATAGCGTGCAGCACATCAGTTACGTCATGGACACAGTTGATGTTGCCGCCAGGAATAGTCAGACCTGGGAATTGTGCCAGACCCTGTGCGACTGCTTCCTCAGCAATCAGTCTGATGTTTCTCTCAATGATGTGTGAAGCATCAATGTATCTGTCGTCAGCACCGTTCTGCTCATAAGTCTCTACATCAACAGCATCGATCGAAGATGTGCCAACTCCACCAGGAGAGACAGTACCACCAGCACCACCTTCTGCCTGATAAATGTAGAGATTGTCACGTCCGAAACCATTACGCATGGTCAGGATGCAAATCTCAGCAGCAATCTTATACACGTCGATAGACGCTTCAACTTCTGACTCAATGTGCGAGATGCTGGAATCCTCAGGGTTCAGATAAAGCAGGGCAGCATCATAAACGGCAGAGTTGCCACCATATCTCAGGTCATGAATGATTGCATCGATAACACCCATCACGTCATCGATGCAGTTTTGAGCGCCACCAGGAACAACGAAGTCGAGATACTTCGACAAGTCGTTCATTGTGTAAACTGCCTCGCGAGCAATTACGTGCTTGTTAGCGTCGAGCAGGTCAGCAGCGTCGATATTTCTGTTAGAAGAAGGATCAGCGTAGTTGTAACCCTTAGTGTCAATAGTGATAGTATCATCTCTATATGCTGTGCGGGTTGTCCACTGCGCCACATAGTAATCATCATGAGTCTCAGCAGGAACACCCAGTTCAGAAGCAGTGGTGCCAAAGGTCAGCAGAGTGTTGTTGACAGCGTGGAGAACCAGTTTCTTGACGTAGTTGAAAGCGTCAAGCATTGCACCGATTTCATTTTCAACGTAGATGATATTATTATTATTGTCAAGATAGAAATCAATAACATACTGAGTGGCAGAGTTGCCACCAGTAATCAAATCGGTAATAACAGCAGGCAAGATGTACTGCTTGATATCACGCTCACACTTAGAATCGCCACCAGGAATTGTAAGGAAGTCATAGAAAGTAGTTTCCTGAGTAATCTCATTCAGGATATTTGCCGAATAGTAATCATTCAGATAACCAGTAGTCTCTTCTGCGATGTAATCGCGGTTTTTCCAAATGAGGTCACCAGCGTCACGGAATCTGTTGCCCGTGGGACCAAGGATGTCAGCGATAGTGTTAGAAAGAAGAACAATCTCATCTTGAATTGCCTGAGAAGCAGGTGCTGTGAAGTTGTTCGGAATACGAAGGATGTCAGTGTACTTAGTGCCATTGTAGGTTTCCAAGTCGCTGCTAGTAGTGGTAATGACATAGTTGATTACCTCTGCTACTTCGGTCCAAGTGAAGATCGATTGCAGCAGTTCGTTACCAACGTATGCCAGGTCACCAGTCTTAGTCAGATAACCTCTACCAGCGATAACGCTGTTGTAGTTACCACCATAACGAATGTCTTCGATGATTGCTTTGAGGATATACTCCTTAGTATCACGCAGACAGAAGTTTGTACCTTGCTGGACACCAACACCATCAGCGGTGTCACCAGGCATCACAAAGTCAGGATACTTCTCCTTCATCAGACCAACAGCGGTCTCAGCGATCCAGTCGAGGTTCAGTTCGATTGTGTCAGCACACTTACGATACTCATCACGGGAAAGGTTGATATCCTCAACAATGATGGTCTTCTCGTCATAGTCGATCTTCTTGGCAGTAGCAGAAGAGTTAGTCTGACCAGTATAGGTAGCAAGTCTCTCCTGAGTGCTCATGATGATCGGCAGTTCAAAACTGAGACCGAAACTTACATCATTGAGTCCTGTGCCACTAGGATATGTGAATCCAGGTGTGAAGGTGGCGCTGTAATCAGAGACACCCTTCTTGAAGATGATATTGTCAAGGTGTCCAACAAAATTGTTGCTACCTGCTTCGTCAGCACCAATCTTGAATGCACGTTCCAGATAAGCATTGTTGTCAGTGTAATCACCACCAACTTGTGTACCATCAACCCACACCTTAGTGATGTTGGTAGTTCTGGTAACAGCAACGTGATGCCAATCAGTGGTAGTCATGTTGTGAGTACCAGTGATTTGATCACTGCCGTTATACCACCAGTTGATAGTTCCACCGTTGAGATAGAGAACAGGAGAACCATTCTCAGTAGGACCACTGGTGCGTGTATCCCACAGATATTGCAGACCAGTCAATGTGGTGGGTTTAACCCACATTTCGATAGTGAAGTCATCAGTGCCAAACTTGTTAACGTCACTCAGAGGATGAGAGAGGTAACCGCCAGCGTCGATTCTCAGAGACTTAGTGCCAGACTTGTATTCCAGGATTGTCTGAACAGCGTTAGTGGCAGTAAGTTTGGTGTTAGTGATGTACTCTCTGTTTTGCAGAGTACCAGTGATAGAGTTGGTGAACAACCATTTCAGACCAGCGTTAGCACCTTTCAGAGAGAGGCTAGCGCCCGAAGTCGCACCAGTGATGGTGTCACCAGGCAGGAAGAATCCATTACCCAGGGGTTCCTTGTAGGATATCTTAAAGACACGCAGGTTCTCATTCTCTTGGAAGGAACCATCGCTGATAACTGACAGAGCATTGATGTTGTTCAGGTTACCTGCATTGATTGCAGTAGTGGCAATCGAGGTCAGAGTATCCAGAGCAGCCTGTACGTCAGCACAAAGGGTATCGTCGTCAAAGTTAGTACCCTGAGAGTAGTTGGGATCGTATGTATGACCTTCGCTAGAAGAGGTCAAATACGGACCAGGGTATGTAGAGGGGTCATAGACCAGTGTCAGATCTCTGTCGTACAGGAGGTTGTTGATGGCAAGTTTTGCCATGTCTCTTGCCTTGTTGAAGGCAGTGATGGATTCAGCAGTCTCACCAACCAGACCGTTGCTGATGGGAGTGCCATTAGCATCAAAGTAGAATCTAGTAAACTTGACAACACCATAGTTGCCATCACCCCTGATATCCTGAACCAAAGCATCAACAAAGTAACCGATGTCACGACGACACTTAGTCTCATTGGTGCTATATGTGCTAGGTTCAGAGAGTTCAATCAGATCAGACAAGGAACCTGCAAGCAGAACCTCAGACACGTTGTCGAACAAGGTTTGCAGGGCAGACTGAACGTCGGAGCAGTTGTTAGCACCGAAGTTATCAGTATTGCTACCAGCAGTACCATAAGGGTTCCCAGGTGAAGGATCAGCAGTGATACCAGTGCCACTAGAACCACCAGTGCTACGCTCATCATACAGATTATAAGTTTGACCACCTGCTGTGTCTGTACCAGTCAGCATGTTGGTGAGAGCATTTTTCATGTAACCGAGTGCTTGCTCGAAAGCATACTCAGTTGCCTCTGCTTCATTATTAACATACAGGAAGGTAGTACCATCCTCACTGAAATACATCTGCAAGAACTTGCGGGTGTATACAGTGCCACCTTGGAACATGTCCATGGACAGAGCATCAACAAAGTGACCGATGTCACGAATGCACTTGGTCGTAGAAGGAATAGGAAGAGTAGGATACTCAACAACCATATCGTCATAAGACTTGGCTTTGATGTATTCCTTATTACGTTGAATCAGGCGGTATGCATCAGCGTATCTGCTGAACTGGTCAGTCTGGTTGTCACCAGGATAATAGAACCCAGGATGCTGAACAGCGATTTCAGCATTAGCAAAGTCAATGATCTCTTGCTTGTTAGCAGCAATTCTGTTGGCAGCGTCATACCATCTGTTCAACGCATCAGTTACAGGATTACCATAAGTAACGGTAATAGAACGGAGAGTATCTCCTGCTGCCATCGCACCACCTGTCAGGTTCTCATACTGAATTTCAGTAGAACGAACCTCTTCAAAGTCTAGGAAGTCAGCGTTGATACGATCAGTGCTATCGAGAATCTCAGTAGGTGTAATCGTTGTCTTAGAAATGTCATCCAGAATGACGTTGGTGTTAGTTAGGGAGATCAGACGTTCAAAGATCATACCGAAGAAGGTAGAACCTTTGTTGATCGTTAGAGTATCCACAACGTCACCAACTCTGGGTTGACCGTTAATGGTCTCAGTCAGAGCACCAGGAATAATAGTATCAGGATCGCCAACAGCTGTGGTGTAGATCTGAATGGTTTCATTGACTTGGATGGGTTGTCCAGACTCAGCATCCAGAGTATTAGGATCGAGATTGAATGCCTGCTCAGTCTTGGGCAGATAATAGAGAACAGGAGGAGATGCCTCAAAGTCAACTCTTACAACCTCGCCTCTTGCGCCAGAGGTTACACCAAAGAATGTATCACCTTCAACAAAGGTGTCCCAAGCACCAGAGATAGTGGCAGGACGCTCCAAGTTGATGCTAGTGATCGGATCTCTGTAAGGAGCGATACTTGTGACACGAGCAGCAATGTTAGATGCAGCAGAGTAGAAGATGTCGTTCAGGAACAGGTTGTACTGACCCGTTTCATACTCAGCAGTACCAGAAGTCTTGGACAGAACCAGAGTGTCAGAGATGTTGCCATCGAGGTCAAGATTAGTTTCTTCGACGATAGCAGTGTCTCCATCCATGTTAGTGACAGTCTCACCAAACTCAAAGATGGTCTTGTAGTTGACACTATCAACGTTCAGGATGTTAGCGCCATAACCAGCGTTGAAGAATGTGAGGTCTTCACCACGCTCGAAGTATCCATCAGACATGTCTGTCACTTGGATGCTGTTCTCGGTCAGGTCGATAGATGTAACAGTTGCTCTCGCACCTGAGGTCTGACCAGTAATTCTGTCACCGATGAGAACTGTACCGAATGTGCCACCAATGTTTTGGAGGAACAGTTTGGTGAAGGACTTGTCAATAGAACCAACCAGAGCACTGAAACCAGTTCTACCAACGTCAACACGCTCGTTCAGAGCAAAACCAGTAGAAGAACCAGAGATGTCTACAACGTCGATGCTAGTAGCGCCAGTTGCAACAACCTTAGCAGTTGTCTCAGTTGTGAAACCAGTAATAGTGTCACCGATAGAGGGGAAGATACCAGCAATAGTGTTGAGGTTCAGTCTGGTGATCGGCATAATATCGAAGTCGATATTCCTATACACGATCTTAGAATCGGGTCTAGGTGCCTCAGAGAAGACGATGCTATTACCAACAACCTGATAAGAAGTGCCAGGAGACTGGATAACGCCATTGATAGTGACGAGCAGTTGGTTATCCTTAACGATAACCTGCTCACCTTCTACTCTAAGAGGGAACGCTTTGGTAACACCATCAAACTGAGAAGAAATATCATCAATCTTCTTAACGATAGAAGTCAGAATTTCCTCAGAGTTGGTCAGTCTCTTCTTACGGAAGAGAACTTCGGAGTTATTAAAGGTCGAGTAGATCGGTTGAGCAGCGCCAAACGAGGTGATCTCGTTAACGTTAGTGTACTCATTGATGTTTACCTGCTTGGTGAAGTCAGCAGCAACCTTACGACCAGATACGTCCTTACCACCAGTCAGTGACAGTTCACCGAACATGTTGAAACCAACAGGGTGGTTGTTTTCAAGGATCTGCTGCTTCCAACGGTTGATAGGAATCTGAGACTTGATAACGTAGGAGAAGTTCTGGTAGAAGTAGGAGTCTTGGATCTTCTGAATGATCTCAGAAGGTTTACCTACATCATCAGTAAATCTACCAGCAGTTCTAGTGATAGCGTCAATGTTCAACACGCCCTTAGCAATGTTGATGTTGTCGATGATACCAGATGCACGAGAGATAACACCCTGCACCTTACCACCAACAACAAAGTCGCCATTGGGATTGGTAATTTTCAGGATCTTAGGTTGAATCTGCCAACCATCGTTTTCGGAAACAACACCGAAAGCAGTTGCACCTTCAAAGTCTTCACCTTGGAATACTTGCTCACCTTCCAGGAAGCGAGAAGTCTCAACCACTGCTTCTGCTTGACCACCGAATACCTCAGTGAGCAGCACCTGACGACCATCACCCTGAGTCAAGAAGGTAATGAAGTTACCAGACTCAGCGTCAACTGGGGTCAGTGCAAAACGCAGTTGGTCAGATTCAAGACCATTTGCCTCTCCTGCAATGGCGTAGTAGGTCTGAGTAGAAGACAGACTGGTCAAACCAACGCTACTCGGTTTCGGCAGAACACCAACAGTAGAACCAATATCCTCAGCACGGAACTGAACCTCAGCACCAGTGGTAATACCATGAGGGAAGTTAAATTGCAAGTAGTTCAAGTCGAGGTTCACAACATAGGTGAACTCAGATTTCAGAGTAACAACAGGTTGTGAAGAGTAACCAGAACCAGGATTCTTGATCAGAATCTCAGACAGTCTGTTGTTCTTAACCACTGCTTCTGCTTCGGCACCAGTACCGCCACCACCTTGGATGATAACAGCAGGTGCAGAGGTGTAACCAGCACCAGGGTTGGTGATTGTAATCTGAGACAGAATAGAAGTATTGAAGAGTTGCAGGTTGATCGGGAATGCAATCTCAGGACGTAGGGTATAGTCATGGGAGTAACCATAACCAAACTCATTGTTTTTCAGAGTCTTGATCTTACCGACTTGCTTACCAGTAAGGAACACAGCAGCGCCAGTACCCTCAGCAGGGATCACAACCTCAATCTCACCACCAGAACCCGACAGTGTGGGTCCGAGAATGCCTGGGATAGCGTCAATGTCAATAGAACCGAAAGTATACCCTTTACCAGGATCAGTCAGAGCAACTTGACTGATGGCACCAGATCCAGTCTCTGGATCGTTTTCAACGGTGATATTACAAAGACCACCTTCACCATCACCAAGAATCGGAACCTGAGTGTATACGCCAGGTGCATACTCAGTACCAGAGGCAGTAATACGAAGTTTCTCAATCTTACGATTAGAAGAGATGTCATCAATGACTGGGAGTTTCTTATAGAATCCACCAGGAGAAATCAACTTAATAGAGTTGATAGGACCGATTGCCTTGGTAGAAGTCGTAGAATAGATCGTATTCGGGACATCTTGGTCATCCAGACCGATTTCGGCGTTTGTGAACTCAGGTTCGTACAGAAGCGGGAATCTGAACTCAGTATCACTAATAACTTCGGAAATAGTGAATCTGCCGTCAAATGGGGTCTTGATAACGTCGATGAACGAATTAGCGCCCACAGGAGACGTTACACCAGTTCTAGACGGATCGAAGTAGTAAGTAATGTTAGTAACCTCACCACCGATCGTAAACTTGACCACAGGGGTCTCAGTAGCGGAAGAAAGTCCAGGAGTACCTTCACGCTCGATTACGTTGAAAGAATATTCCAGTTTGTACTGGTTGTCTTGTGCAAACGACAGATAGTAACCAAAGTTGGAAGCATCACTCATATCGAAGATATAAGAGTGATTTCTGACCAGAAGCAGTGTGGGGTGCTTAGACGAGATCTTCACACGAGAAATAGCACCTTGTGCGAATGCAGGGTCAGCAGTTGCAGTTGCTCTCAGTTTGTAGATGAAATCTCTCGAAGAGAAGACTTCTTTAACGAAGAACGAACCATTGAACTCGGCAGTAGTGAATCCTTCAACAAAGAGGATGTCATTGGTGTTGAAGTTGTGAGGAGACAGTGCAGAACAGTAAATCAGGTCAGTTCTGTTGTCAGCAGTTCTAATGATGTCCTTATTCAAGTTTACAGTCAATCTAATCTTCTTAACGGAAGAAAGACCATTGATTTCGGCAATCTTGTCGTTAGAGTCCTCTTTGATACCAGCAGTGATACTGTTACCCAAGGAAACAACGTCACCGATGATGAAGTCAGATCCAGGGTAAGTATTGAGGATAGTTACACGATAGTCGGCAACACTGAACGGACGATAGCGAGCATAGTCAGAAAGTGGATCATATGTACTAGTGTATTGCCATGTAACGGAATTATCTGTGGCAGTGCCTGCGGTATGCGTCGGAGCGACAGTACCAGACACACCAGCAACTGTACATGTATACTTGTTTCTGCCGAAGTATACGGTGTCGTCTACATCGTAAGAACGAGTTTCTGCCCAAGGATCAGCATCAGTAGGTGTCGGCCAAGGATAGTCTGCTAGATCGACTTCAATAGCAGGAGCAGCACTAATATACTGCCAAACAACAGCACCATCAGTTACTGTACCGATTTCATGGGTCGGAGCAGTAGATCCAGAGGTTGCATTGTTAGTTGCATAGTAAAGTTTGCCATCAGACCAAACTTGGTCATTTACGACATACGCTTTACCAGATTCCCAAACATCTTGGGGACGAGCAACATCAAATGAGATTTCATCGATTGTGTTCTCTTCATTTGCATCATTTTGATACAGATCGTCATTATTGAACGTACCGTAGATCTTACCAACTTTATAGGTAGTTCCAAGACCAGGATCGTCAATAGTTCCAGCAGGAGCCTCTACGATGGTGCCATATGCTTGCACAACACCATTACTGTTGACCTGTTGCAGAATGCTACCTTTCTTAAACTTAATTGCTTGATTAAAGACGAATTCTTTAACAGCGTCGATCTTCTGATAACCAGCGTCTCTAATGTAGTATTTGGGAAGAACCAGAGGTTCAATTTTCAGTTTTCTGCCCAGAGGAGTTGGAATCGTCGAAGTCTTGGACTCATAGGTATATCTGTTCTGGACAAAGGTATAAGTGCCAGGAGCAAGAGTAGATACAACATCAGAGTAGTCAAGAATCTGCAAACCAGAAGAACCAACGTTCCAAGTTGTAATTACAGGGTTTGAGATAGTATTAACAGTATATGCAATACCATCAGTCTCGAAATCCAAAGATTCGGTATTTCTAGTTCCATCAGGTGTGAAGTTGCCTCTCTTAGAGTGAAGACGATCAAACTTGATCAGTTCCAGAGCATCATTGGTTGTCGTGATTCTATAACGCTCAGTGGGAACCACCAGAGAAGATCCACTATATACTGCTCTGGGATCAACGACAATATCGTCAATATGACCCAAGAAGGTGTTACCAATCAAAGGACCACCCTGAGCAGCACCAATGGTCAGATCATTCATTACGATGTCATTTACAGTCGTCTGAGTAGCGACTTGAACGCCATCAAAGTAACAAGAGTAGACATAAGAACCAAGAGAAGGTTCTTCCTTCACCAGAGCGATATGGTGCCAATCTTGGTCCTGCATAGCAGTCCAATAAGTAGAACCAACAGACCAAACAGTAGTTCCACCGCCACCAACGGGATTTGTTTGCAGACCGATCTTACCGAAGTTGCCACTACCAGAATTACCGTCAATAATGTACTGAACATCAGCACCGAGGTCATCGACGACTGTAATCATGTTAATGGTGGGATTATTAGTGGCATGGGTGTTATCCATGCGAACCCAGAACACTGTGGTCCACTCTTCAAGCAGATTGATGTCTTGCCAGACCAAACTGTTGGTATCTTGGAATTCAAGAGATCTAGTACCGAACTTCGCTTGTGTATCACTAGAAGCGATGTTAGCAGCGTCGAAAATGGTAATTGTGCTTACCAGGTTCTGCTTAGTGTCATCAAAGGTCGGATTTGCTTGATCTTCAAATCTATGAACGATTGTTTGGACAGGATTCTGTCTGTTGGTCGCCAGAATAACATCACCAGAGTTATCCACTGCATGAGAGTGAACTTTGAAACCAACATCGTTAGCAGACTTGGAAACATTGGTAATCTTGGAAGATTCGATGGTTCCGTCGTACTTGAATCCGAAAATAGTCGCTTGTAGGTTATTATCTTCGAGTTGGGTCTCTGTGGCGACGTTAACATTGCCAAATATGTCCAGAGTGATGCCAGCGTGCTTGATCGACTCAAATGTGGTCGAAGGAGCGATGATCTTAGCAAAATCCCACTGAGGAGTTGCAACAGTCAGTCTGATTTGATCCAAAGCGATCTTGAAGAAGGCAACACCATAATTCTTGGTGCCATTCCACATATCGCAGACAAAGAACAGATCATTGTACTCATCAAGGATAAAACGAGGTCTCTGTACATCGCCACCACTTACAGCGAGACGTTTTACATAAGACATCTCGATATTTGCACCGTCATACTCCATAACACCAAACATGAGGTCGGAGTTGTCCTGATCAATGCCACAGAAAGCAACCTGGTTGTCTCCGAGGTAGTACAGTTGATGCATCTGCTCACCTTCGGTGTCAGAAGCAAACTTACGCTTCTCTACAACATCACCTTGGTTATTGAGTTGCATGACCCAGATATCGTCTGGATCAGGGGAGTTAGTGTCGGTCCAACCGCAGATATAGACTCTTTGCTCGTCATCCAGGTAGATATCACCAGCATAGTCACGTCTGGTAGAACCAGACACACCAGCAATCTCTTTCTGGAATCTTACAAGACCTTCTGGATTGTTAGCATTGTCAAGACCAGATTCATACTTAGCGACAAGGATATCAGGGTTGTAACCAGCAGTTCCTTGGGACTCGGTTTCACCAATCAAGTAAATCAGGTGATTTTCTTCGCTGGTCTCATCAAGATACATCTTCTTCCAACGTGCAGTCTTGATAGAAGCACTAGGAAGCAGTGTTCTGTCCCAAACAACGCTACCAAGGTCATTGAACTTAGCAATGAAGGCAGAACTATCACCATTGGTCTGAGTCAGTTCACCACAGACATACAGACTACGATCAGAAGCAACAATGGAGTCAAATACTTCAAAGGTAGCACCAGTAGACTCGGAAAACTCAGTAGACCAGTAATATGTCTTCTTGAATCTCTGAGGATGGGAAACGCGGATTTCTGGGGGATTCTCAGTATCATAATTGAAACCAGAGTTGATGATATCAACCTTATCAATCTTACCAGTCGTGGTATCCAGTTTGATATCCAGTTCAACGTCTTGACCCTGAGAACTGATGATCTCATAGGTCGGAGGAATTGCCTGATTGTAACCAATACCACTTTGAGTGATAGTAATCGAATCAATGCCTGTAACAACAGACATGTAGAAACGCTTATTAGTATTCTCAGTAATAACTCTGGAATTGACGATCAGTTCGTCTTGTGCAACTAGTTCGTGCTCTGTGGTGGTTGTGATTCTACCGTAGGGGATGTCATTGATGATTTCTTTTCTATACTGCGAAATACCTGCACCTTGCACAGATTCAACCTGTGCGCTAGCGCCGAAACCATCTGTTCCTGTATTGTCAAAGAATAGTGTATCGTTAACCTGATAGGAAACACCAGGATTCTCGATAACGAAACCATCGATCTGAGCATTCTCGAATTTCGTCGTCGTCTCAACTTCGATATCGACTCGGGATTCTGTCGAAACTCTTGGGAAGTAATCATAGATTTGAAGTGCTGCTTCCTCCGTCATCGCCTGATTTGTGGCGATTTCCTCAGGAGAAATGATACCATCATTATCTATATCTTCAATCTCGAAGATAATAGTGTCACCTTCACGCTCAGTGACCAGCTGGTCGGACTGTTGGTTAGGTTGACGATCAATATCGATATCAACTTCATCATAGGGATCTCTGAAACGAGACACATCAGAGGGGATGTTCTCCTGGGTTGCTTGCTGACTCAGGTTCCAAGTATCAACCACAGAGTTGAACTGAGGTCCAATAATGTAAGGGAACACAGGAAGACCTGCTTCCGATGCATCAATAGTGATGAAGTAGGCATAAATGCCATCGGGATATTCAGGTGTCTTACAGAAACGACCGTTGTAAGGATCAAGATCGCCTTCTTGGAAAGTGTATTCGTAGTCATCAACGAACTGACCAGCAGGGTATTCGGTCAGAGAAGGTCCGTCAATACGAGCAGGGTTGGGGTTAGTATCGATATCATATACAACGTTTGCTTTCAGTTTGTAAGAAGAACGCATTCTTCTGATACCACCGCCAGCATCGGTAGGATCGATGTAACCATAAGGTCCGTAGATGGGACTTCCATCAAATGCCCAACCAATAATTGGAGAGTGGGTAATAGAAGCACCAGTCTCAGTTCCTTCTTCTTTGAACTGATTGGTCTCTGGGTCGAGAATTACGTTATCACCAACCACATAGCGGAGTTCTTTGGGATCGGATACGTGAGCATACTCACCACCATACTGGTTATTGAAACCAGTGAAAACATAACCACGAGCAATATCATACTTGGAACTCAGATCATATTCCAGGTTCTTGTTCCACTGGAACACATCTGCTTCAAATGTAGCAAGTTGACCAAC